CGGTAGAGGATTCTTTAGATTATCTATTAGATCAACTTGTTGAGTTTAGGCGTCGTAATAAGTCTATTGATGTAATCCAACAAGCTGCATCTGCAATTGAGTCTGGGGACCATAACTCCGCTATCTCAATTATGGGTAAAGGATATGCAGCTCTTATAGATGAGGGCGTAGTACTTAGCGAAGACATTGATCTTACAGATCAACCTATGGAGCGTTACAACTCCTATCTAAATGTTAAAACACGACCAAACGGTCTATTGGGTATGGCTACGGGGTTTCAAGTTATGGACCTTGCAACCGCCGGACTTCAAGGCGGTCAGTTGATTACTATTATTGCTCCACCTAAAACAGGTAAGTCGGTGCTAGCAATGCAGATGGCTGTAAACGTCCACAATGACGGCTGGGTTCCAGCATTTCAATCTTTTGAAATGAGCAACACAGAGCAAGAGCACCGCCATGACGCAATGAGAGCTCATATCTCAAATAACCGTTTGGTTCGTGGATGTCTAAAACCCGCAGAAGAAGCGCGATATCAAAAGATGCTTACAGATATGGAGACTATGCATCATTTTTATTTAACAGAGTCTATCTCAGCATATAGTGTGTCTCAGCTTTCTCTTAAGATGGAAAAACTTCGCCCAAACATTTTATTTGTAGATGGTGTTTACTTAATGACTGACGAGATATCCGGAGAACGTGGAACCCCAATTGCTCTTAGAAACATTACACAGTCATTAAAGCGTGTAGCACAGAAATTTGATATACCGGTTGTACAGACCACTCAGGTACTTAATAGCAAAGTACGGGGGGGACAGATTACTGCAGACTCAATTGCGTTTTCATCTTCATTCCATCAAGATTCAGACGTTATCTTTGCCCTTCAACGCCAAGATGAGGAAGACGATAGTTCTAGATTATTAAAAATCGTAGCAAGCCGTAATACGGGGCCAGCAGAAGTTGAGCTTCTTTGGGACTGGGAAGAGGGGAAGTTCCAAGAATATGGGGCTTAATTTTGAGTACGAGGAGTATCCTTTTAATGGAACGCAACTCTGTAATGAATCTAATTCAGATTTATTTTTTCCTGAAGAGTATGTAGACCCAAACAAACTTGCCGCAGCAAGAAGTATCTGTAATGCCTGCCCATTAGTAGCAGATTGTTTAGAGTACGCTATTTCTACTCCTTGGTTGGATGGTATTTGGGCAGCAACAACTCCTCGTCAACGTAGTCGTATGAGAAGTCAACGTAAAAAGAGGGTACAAAGTGGACATTAGGGGAGTACCAACGCACGTATGCCCATGCGGATCCGAACTGTGGAAAGTACAGACTATATTTAAAGATTATCAAGTTGCTATGTATTTTCTTGATATGGAATGCGCTCTTTGCGGAACTATAGCAACTGCGCCTACACTTGCAGATATGCCTGAAGATTATGCTCCCGAAGAGCCTTTAGAGGAAGAGGAAGATTATGAGTGGTAGAGCACAATTAGAACATTCAGATGTGGTGTTTACACGAGCACATGTTCCTGGAAAATGTAAAGGCAATACTTGTACGTTACATAACCGCAGCAATCATCCCTTGCGAGATTGGCCACAAATTTGGAACTCAACTGTGTATGCAATGGAGCGTTTATGTCCGCATGGTATTGGTCACGTCGATCCAGATGAAACAAATAAAGATATCGTAGTTAAGTTTGAGCATGAAGGAAAATGTGATGGCTGCTGCATTCCGAGATAACGAGGTTTACACCGTACTTGTAAAGCTAGGCATTGATGCATATGAGCATGGCCATGAAATATCGGGCCACTGCCCTATGCATGTTGAGAGAACGGGTAGAGAAGACATAAACCCTTCCTGGTCTGTAAATTCTGAGACAGGTGTACACAACTGTTTTTCTTGCGGATATAAGGGTTCATTACTTGGACTTATTTGCGACCTGCGTGAGTTTAAAACTTCCTACGGTTTGTCGGACTACGACGCAGCTAAAGAGTGGTTGTCTTCAAGCATCGATGTAAATCTCCCACAGTTAATTAAACAAATGGAAGAGTCAAAGCTATCCTACATTCGTCTACCGACCGTAGTTCCTATGAGCGAAGCCAGGTTAGCTGTGTTTACAGACCCACCAGAGTGGGCTTTAGAAGCCCGTCAAGTTAGTCTTGAAGATTGCAAAAAATATTCAGTAAAGTGGTCTGCTTCTTTAAATTCTTGGATTCTTCCTATAAGAGAATCTGAAACAGGGAGCCTAATGGGGTGGCAAGAAAAGGGACAATTAGAACGTCATTTTATGAATCGCCCTACCGGACTTAAAAAATCTAAATCTTTATTTGGAATAGCCGCTTGGGAAGGCGGAACTATGGTTGTAGTTGAATCCCCACTAGATGCGGTTAAGTGCGGTGGCGTAGCGCTTTGTGGAGCAACTGTTAGCGATGCTCAGTACGAGCTTATGCGTAAAGCTGAAAAGTTAATTATTGCTTTTGATAACCCTGATGTTGATCCTGCCGGGTATAAAGCTTTAGAGGATTTTAAGGTAGAGGCAAGAAAACGCGGCATAGAATACTGGGCATTTAATTATGGTGATACAAATGCCAAAGATATTGGCGATATGAGCATGAATGCTGTACGCTGGGGGATTGATAACGCCATTCATTGTGTAAAACTAGGGGGCATCTTAAAATGATTATTGGATTAACTGGATACGCACAGTCGGGAAAAGACACGGTTGCTAAAATTTTGGTAGAGGAACACGGTTTTACTAGGGTTGCTTTTGCCGATAAAATTAGAGAGTTTCTTTACGAGACTAATCCTATGTATGACACTATTGCTTTTGAACCACGTTTTGTAAAAGAATGCGTAGATAAGGTTGGTTGGGAAGAAGCTAAACAAAACCCACAGATACGTCGTCTACTACAAACTTCCGGAGTTGCTGCCCGTAAGATATTTGGGGATGATTTTTGGGTAAAGCAATCTTTAGATGGGCTTGGTTTATTTGGAGCATCTAATTATGTTATTACTGACGTTCGTTTTGAAAACGAAGCTGAGGCTATTAAAAAATATGATAATGTTCAATTGTGGAGAATCAAACGTAATGGAGTATCGGCCGTAAATGCGCACGTATCAGAGTCTCAAATGGATGGCTACCCAGTAGATCAAATCTTTACTAATAATGGGACTATTGCCGATTTAGAGGGACTTGTAAACTCTAGAATGCAAAACCTTTTGGTATGAGCTTTACAGGCACCTTATTGCCTTATCAGGTAGAGGCAGTAGAGGCTATGGTTTCTCGCAAGCGCATGCTTGTTGCCTATGATCTTGGGCTAGGTAAAACTGTCCTCACAATTGCTGCTTTGGAAGAACTTAGAGACTCCGGAGATATAACCGGTCCTGGTATAATTATCTGCTTATCTTCCCTCAAATATCAGTGGAAGCAACAGATTGAGAAATTTACAAATGGATCTGCAAACGTTGTGGTCATTGACGGAACGCCGTCAAAACGAGCACAACAATACACAGAGGCTCTCGACTGGGGGCATACACTCGTTGATTACGTCATTATTAACTACGAGCAAGTTGTTAACGACTGGAAGTGGGTTGAACAACTACCAAGAGAGTTCGTTGTCTGCGATGAAGCAACAGCAATTAAATCTTTTAAATCAAAACGAGCAAAATACGTAAAAAAATTAAAGAGTCCAGTTAAGTATGCATTGACCGGAACCCCAGTAGAGAATGGTAAGCCTGAAGAACTTTACAGCATTATGCAGTTTGTAGATGAAAAGGTTCTTGGAAGATTTGATCTTTTTGATAACACTTTTATTGTGCGTAATCGTTTTGGTGGCGTAGAGAGATACAGAAACTTACCTCTTCTAACTAAAACTTTAGGTGGAGCATCAGTACGCAAACGTCAATCCGATCCAGATGTTGCCCCATATTTACCAGAGTCTTTGCATGCGGAACCAATTTTTGTTCCTTTTGATCGAGCCGGTAAAAAACTATATACACATATTGTTCGAGACCTCGTTATAAATTTAGATGATGCGATGGATTCGTTTGGTTCTGGGTTTGATATTTTTTCTCATTACGGTCAAAGCGACCAAGGCGGGATGATGGACGAGCTTCGGGGGCTTATAATGTCTAAGATGACTTGTTTACGCTTATTATGTGATGATCCTCAATTATTGTTAAAGAGCGCGGACAAGTTTGACAACGGATCGGTAGTGGTTGACGGCACCACGTTAAACATTCCGGGTTTTTACGGTGGGTCGGGTTATGCTTCTGAGTTAAAGGCTTTGGGTTTGTTAGAAGGAATGACTTCAGGACCTAAACTTGAAGTTTTAAAACAATACATAAATGATTTTTTGTCTCAATACGATCAAAATAAAGCTGTAATCTTTTCAAGTTTTGTAGGTATGACGTCATTACTGCAGAACTCCTTGCCTTACGGCTCTGTTGTTTACACAGGTCAAATGAATGCAAAACAAAAAGAAGCAGCAAAGATAAAGTTTCAAACAGATCCCGAGTGTAGGTTGTTTATATCTTCCGATGCCGGGGGATATGGTGTAGACTTGCCTCAGGCAAACTTGTTAGTCAATTATGATCTACCTTGGAATGCCGGGTTAGCGGTTCAGCGTAATGGTAGGATTAAACGCGCTTCCAGTACTTGGGAGCGTATTGTCGTACAAGACATACTAATGGAGAACTCACTCGAGCAGCGTCAACGAGAGATGTTGTTGCAAAAGTCTGCTATAGCTAATGCTGTAATAGACGGCGAGGGTATTAATGACCAGGGTGGGGTAAACCTTACCGTGGGAACCTTGAGGGCGTTTCTACTAAATACATAGGAGAGTAATGCCGAATTCACCGAAGACACCAACCCGCACTATTCGTGTCTCAAATGAGCTTTGGAACGCTGTAAAAGAGAAGGCTGCCGCTGATAAGCGTACAGTTACAGACGTAATCATCCAGGCTCTAAAGCAATACTTGGAGCAATAGACTACATCTAAGAGTCACCTGCCAGACAACCCCCCGGATTTGACACCGGGGGGTTTTCTGTTAGTGTATGGCATACCAATCGGCACCAGAACTAAAGGAGCACCAAATGCCACAAATTGAGTCATCACCACGAAAAATTTCAGCTAACCCACTTCTTGCAAAAGTTCGAGAATACCTCACTTACAAGAAAAAGATTGATGAGCTCTCCAAATCACAGTCTGAAATTAAAAACGAATTAATGGAGGAAGTAGAAAACAACGGCGTAGAGGATGATAAAGGCCATCTATGGCTAGAGCTTCCTGAAGAAGTAGATGGCTATGTGTCTTTACAGCGTCAGCGCCGTGTATCACAAAAGCTTGACATGGATGCTGCGGTGGTTCTATTAGCTACTAAGGGCCTTGCAGATCGTTGTATTAAAGCTCTTCCAACAGTTGATGAGGATGAGGTTATGGCTTGTCTTTATGAAGGAAAGCTTTCTGAAAAAGATATTGACACAATGTTTCCTAAGACAGTTACCTGGGCGTTTGTCCCAAGCAAGAAGTAACTATGTATGAGCGCAAAGTTGGTAGAGTTTGGGTTCAATGGGGGTTCTTTACTAAAGCCTTTTCACTTGGAATACACCTTTCTACTATTCAATGTTCTCTTGATTTGATTTTATTTTGGATACAGGTAGAGTTCCCCCCATCAAAGCGAACACGTAAAAAGTGGGCAAAGAAATATGACTGATGACGTTATAGATGCGATGTTTGGAAACTTAGGTAAAACTTACCCTGGTTCTAAACAAGTGCGAAAGTCTTTAGCGCACCCTGTAAAAAAGAAAAAAGAAGACGTAGATTCCTGGGAAGAAAATTCCCAGGTTAAAAAACTGCCTAGCGGCAAAGAGGTTGAGTTATTTAGTGCTGGGGCTCTTGCCTTGGCTCTAGGTAGGCCTCTCGTAACTGTACGACTTTGGGAACGAAAAGGTTATATACCACGTGCACCCTATCGCTTAAAGTCAATTATTGTTGATGGGAAGAAAAAGCCTGGCTGGCGTATGTACAGTCGTGATATGATTCTCTCAGTAATAAACAGTTTTCAATCTCGAGGGCTTCTTGAAGCCCCCCGGATTGACTGGAATCGGCATCCCGATCTATCGGTAGAAATACTGGAGAACTGGACTAAGATTCATACTCAAGAAACTAACTAATACCTATGGCTAATGGCTAAGAAAGGCGTCTTAAATGACTCCAGATACAACAGTTCGTCAAGTTCCAAATGTAGCAAGTTACATTGGAAATTCACCGGTAGATCCAACAGTTGATGTTGAAGAAGATCTATATGTAGAAGATAGCGAAGAAGAATTTCCTGAGCGCTCTTCTGTAATTCAAACTGGTTGGGCAGCAGCAAAGAAAGCTGTGGCTGAATCAAGCCGTTCTTATACGAATGATTTTAAGTTCGAAGAGGACGTGCAACTTATTAAGTTCCTATCATCCGAACCAATGGTCTTCTTCCAGCACTGGGTAGACCGCAAAGGCAAGAAGTCCTTTATTGGTTGGGAAGGGGACCCACTAGCACGCGTTGGCAATAAGCCAGAGCGAAAGTTTGCTTTTAGCGTTGTAAACCTTTCAGATGAAACACCAACAATTCAGTTAATGACTGTTGGTATTCGTTTCTGTGGGCAACTAGAAAAGTTAAACTCAGACAAGAAGACCGGGCCATTAGACCGTCCGGATCTTTACTGGGCCGTAAGCCGTTCAGGCACAGGCACAAAAACTTCATATTCAATTCTTCCTGTTAAAGAGCGAGATCTCTCAGAGGACTGGGAAATTGACCCAGTTCAAATGTCAGGCGTTATTTCTCAAATGAAACCACTAGGAGCAGACGCATTGCGTATGTCTACTACTGCTGAACTTGAAGAAATCGCACGAGAAATTCTGGCTGGCCAGTAATCGGGGCGTTGGGGGACTCTGTTCTTACCTCCTTTGTTTCAGAGTCCCCTAACTTAACAAGTGAGGGAAATATGAATTTTATAACTAGCATCGAAGATTTAAATGATCTTGTCGAGTATTACTCTGGACAAGACGCGTTTTGCTATGACGTAGAAACTATGGGTGATCATCGAGGCGATCCCCGTAGAAACATGGTTGTGTGGATTGCTATGGCGACCCATGGTCGAGTCGATGTGATTCCTATGGGCCATCCAAATGGTGAATATCTACGTACAGAGTTTCCTTTACTTCCCTCAGCAGTGGCAAAAGCTGAGCGCGGGCAAGAACTACGCCCACAGGATTACAGCAAGGATGAAAAGAAAGCTACAAAGATTTTTGATAAACCCCCGGCTCAATTAACCCCTGCAGAAGTGTTTTTAGCTATTAAGCCTTTACTTAACAGTTCTAAGGTAAAGGTTGGTCACAACCTTAAGTTTGATTTAGAGAGCGTTACTAAATATAACAAGGGCTTACCTGCAGCCCCTTATTTTTGTACTTTAAATGCTGCGTTTATTCTTGATAATCGTAATCGTATCTCCCTTGGTCTAGACGACTGTTTAAAGCGTGAGTTTGGTTACGAGATGGTCAAAGGTGTTGGTAAAGAAATTGAGGCCTATTCTTACCAAGATGTGGGTACATATGCCGGGCTCGACGCCGAGTGGACCTGGAATTTATATTTAAAGTACAAAGATATGATTGTTGATCAAGGACTTAGTCCTATTTTTAATTTAGAGATGGACGTATTAAATGTAATCTGCCACATGGAGTTACGAGGTGCCGATATTGATGTAGACCAGCTATCTCAATTAAAGATTGATCTTGAAAAACAAATTGAAGACACAAAAGGAAAAATCTTTGGCCTTGCAAAGAGAGCTTTTAATATGAACTCCGTACCAGAAAAACAAGAAATTCTTTTTACTTTGCGTAAAGATGGTGGACGAGGACTTAAACCAAAGACAATGACCCCGGCAGGTCAAAAGCGTATGGACACAGACGCAAATTATAAACCAACATATAGAGATTATTCTGTATCAGAACCTGCTCTTTCCGTATTTAGAGGTAGAGACTCTTTGGTAGATCAGCTTCTTACCTATTCAGATTTAAATAAGCTTATGACCACTTACGTAATACCTTACTTAGGTGGAGACATTACACGCACTCTTGCGGGTAAAACAAAGATTACAACAAAAGAAAGCCTCATGTACAAAGGCCGAATCCACACAGACTTTGTACAGTACGGTGCAGATACAGGAAGATTTTCTAGCAGAAACCCAAATTTGCAGAATGTGCCCGCCCCTCATACTGCAAACGGTAAGGCTATCAGAAATCTTTTTGTAGCCCCCGAAGGCCATAAACTAGTAGTGGCGGACTACTCACAGATCGAACCTAGAGTTATTGCTTCTTTTAGTAATGACAGGGTTATGGTTGACGCCTATAAGAATGGCGAGGACATCTACACAACTATCGGTAATACGATGGGTGTAGACCGAAAGGCAGGCAAAGTCCTGGTCCTCGCCCTTGCTTATGGAGTAGGGCCAGACAAGATTGCGCGTGAGATTGGCTGTTCTCTTACAGAGGCTAGAGATTTATTAGATAACTTTGGTAAGAAGTTTCCTTCTATTGCTCGTTATAAACGTCAAGTTATTAGCGATTGTAGGCGTCAAACCCCTATACCTTATGTAACTACTTTATTAAAGCGTAGACGATATCTTCCCGATCTTCGTGCAAAAGACCAGTGGACACGGGCTAAGGCAGAACGTCAGGCATTTAATACTATGATTCAAGGATCAGCAGCAGACCTCATCAAGGTTGCGATGGTTCGAGCCCAGGCAATGATTCCTGTAGAGTCTAGCCTTATACTTACTGTTCACGATGAACTTGTAACCATTACCCCAGATCACCTTGCTGAGGAGACAATGGAAGCAATTAGAGGAGCTATGGAAGGCATTAATGTGTTGTCAATACCTTTGATTGCAGATGTTAAACTAGTGTCCCGCTGGGGAGAGGCAAAATAATGGGTTTATTTAGTCGAAAGAAAAAGAGAAGGATTACAAAGCTTATAGAAATTCGTATGCCTATTTTAATTAGGCAAATGATTTACGATTCTATATTTGATGATCCGGAGCACATAGCAGAAGCTATGGGATTGCCACCAATTTCACAAGAAGTTTCAGAAATGGAAGAACAAGCAAGCGTAGATCGTTTAGCACAGTTTGCGGCTTTAGTACCATTTTTAGAATCTCACGCAGATATCGCTGCTAGGATTGCAACTGCTGCTTATAGGATTGAAAGCATAGAAGACACTGCATTAGAAAATTTTATGGATGAAGAGCACCTAGATATGATTTTAAGTTTGTTTAGAATTGTTTCTTTATCTTCTTCGGTTTCTTCTATAGCAACTCTTATGGATTTAGGACTATTAGAGACGGAGGTACACGTCGATGAGTAATGCAGATTGGTACGCAAGAAAAATGGGCGCACAAAAACCCCAACAATCATCGCCACCATCATCCCCACCAGCACCTATGCGTTATACACCGCAACAGCGTCAAGAACCCAATGTTCCAGTTACATACGATCCTTCTGAAGATCAATTAGTTACTAGAGCTCAAAGTGCAAGAGAGTCTGACATGTGCCCAGGGTGTATGTCTGGAAATTATTTTGCCCCATTAGGGACACAACGTAAACGCTGTTATGATTGCGGATACCCAATAGTTCAACAAGGTTCCGGTTTATCAAGTTCAGGTACAGGAAATGGTACTGTTAAGGCAGCAAGACAAGTAGGGCAAGAAGGCGGATTTAACCCAACAACAATCGTAGATCGGATCGGCTAATGCCAACAATTAATTCAGACGCTCTTAAAGTTATGGCAGTTATTAACAAGAAACTTGGCGCAGGTACAGTTGTCTTTGCAGATGAAGTAAATATTCCTGAGCGAATTACTACAGGATCATTAACTTTAGATACAGTTTTAGGTGGCGGTTGGCCTATGAATCATTGGGTAGAGCTGGTAGGCGAGGCGTCCCACGGAAAGACGGCTTTAGCACTTAAGACTATTGCAGCAAATCAATCTCGTAACCCAGATTTTACAGCAGTATGGATTGCTGCAGAGCAGTTTGATTCTGGATATGCAGAGATGTGCGGTGTCGATACAGCACGCGTAATTATTGTAGAGACTAATAGTATGGAGGACGCTTTTGAATCGGTTATTCAATTTATGGAAAGTAAAGCTGTTGACATGGTTGTGGTTGATTCCCTTCCTGCCTTGGTTCCTAACGCTGAAGATGAGAAGGCTATGGATGAATTCACTGTGGGTCGTGGCGCACTTATTACCAATAAGTTCTTTAGAAAAGTATCGGGAGTTACAAAGCGACTAATGGATGGGTCAGAACGCCCTATCCTTGGAATTATGATTAACCAGTACCGCATGAAGATTGGAGTTATGCATGGGGATCCTCGAACAACCCCAGGCGGATTAGGTAAAGACTATGCCTACTCTATTCGTTGTGAGGTCAAGCGCGATGAGTGGATCGATGTAGGTACGGGTGAAAACAAGCGCCGTGTAGGTCAGACTATTCGTGTGCGAACCATTAAAAACAAGACTTTCCCCCCACAACAGACCGCTTATATGGATTTTTACTTCTCAGAAGGTGGAGAAATAGATGCCGGTGCTTACGATAGCGCCAAGGAGATCGTGGCAATGTCCCTAATTAACGGGGTGGTAGAACGTCGTGGCGGATGGATGTATTATGGTGACCGTAAGTGGCAGGGTTCTATAAACCTTCTTAACTCTATTCGTGAAGAGGTTGAGCTTAAGGACGAGCTTACTGAGGCAGTTATGAGTTCGCTTAAACACGGTTCAGCTTCTATCATTGCAGTAGATGATGAAGAGTGAGGGGCAAAAACAGTCTCTTAAGCATGAAAAGCGTTTAGAGAAATCATTAGGCGGACAGCGCAGCGCTGCCTCCGGTGCTTTTTGGTCGCGCAAAGGTGATGTTAGGACTGACGACTTACTGATTGAACACAAGTGGACTGGAAAGAAAACTGTGACAATCAAATCGGAGGTTTTAAAAAAGATTACAAAAGAAGCTATCTTAGATAGCCGTATGCCTGTATTAGGGATTCATCTCGACGGTGAGAACTATGTTATTTTGGGAGAGGAGGACTTTCTTGAACTACGTAATTCAATTCGAGGTGAATAGTTGTACGAAAAAGATACAGTATCTTGGTCTTGGCGATATGAGGCCAAGTGCAAAGGCGAAGACACAGAAATGTTCTTTCCTCCCCGAGACAAAGCTTTATACAAGCCCATAGCCGATGCCGCTAAAGCTATTTGTTATGGTCGTGATGGAAGGCCCGCATGCCCTGTAAAAGATCAGTGTTTAAAAGAGGCTATTAAAAACGATGAACTACACGGGATCTTTGGCGGTATGAGTCACAGAGAGCGCAATGCTCTTAAAAGGAAGTATACTAAACAAGGATTAACACTTGACCAATGGCTGGCTAAAAACAAGGAGTTTTAAATTGAGAGAAAAAGCAGTATCTAGTATCAAGTTAAAAAATTACTTGGAGACTAAAAAGAGAGATACTCGCTTGATGGGCGAAATTGAGCGCCACATTTTATCAAAACCTTTTGAAGAGCGCAGTCAGACTGTTCTACATCCCTCTGATATTATTAAACCTGAGTGGTGCGCTCTCGCGGCCTATCATGCTCTTAATGGAAATTACATAGAGACTCGAGAGCGGCCCACTCTTCGACTTCAATCTATTTTTGATACCGGGCACGGAGCTCACGCAAAGTGGCAGGGGTATTTACGTGAGATGGGTGTTTTATTTGGTAAATGGCATAACCATCGCACAGGAGATTACACTTGGGCTACTTCTAAAGATATTCGCGGCATAGCTTTACGCGATCTTGAGTATGAGGAAGTACCTTTGTATAGTGCTAAACACCGCATGTCAGGACACTCTGATGGTTGGGTTAAAGGTTTAGGAGAAGATTTTTTAATTGAAATTAAGACAATCGGTGCCGGAACTATACGCATAGAGGCTCCAGGGCTATTTGGCGGTAGCAATGATTTAGAGACTGCTTGGAGAAACATACGACAGCCATTCAGAACTCATCAACTTCAAGGCCAGGTATATCTACATCTTTGCCACATCATGGCTGAAGAGGGCTCTTTACCCTCGGCGCCTAAGGAAATTGTCTTCATGTACGAACTTAAGTCAAATCAAGACTATAAAGAGTTCTCTGTAACCTACGATCCTGAATTTTCAAAACCTTATTTTGAAGCCGCTTTAGACGTAGTTTGGGCAGTAGAAAACGAACGCCCACCCGTGTGTACTATTGATGCTGTGTTAGGATGTTCTCGTTGCAAGCCATTTAGGGGGGAAGATGTTAATGACATCAAATAATGTAGGTCTAAGTCAAGAAGCAATCGCTACGCTTTCTGATAGCGGTTTTAATCTGCCAAAGAAACCAAACTATGAAATTCCAAGTTTACCTCGAGATATTACTGAATTAGATGATCCCGCACTTATGGATTTATTTGTGCAATTTACTCAATGGAATGATCACGCTTCAGGCCTATTTGCCGTAGCTGTTATTGATGAGAGAGAAGCTCAGCGGGCATTAGATAATGCAGAAGCTGTTGCAATTCTTAGTAATTGGACCGGAGCAAAAGGAACCACAGTAACTTTAGTCAAAGCCACAATTGCCGCTTCTCCTGAAATTCAAAAGCTTTCAAAAGAGCTAGATACTAAGTATGCCTTTCGTAAATTAATAGAGGCTCGTATGGAAAACGTAGAACGAGACGCCGCGCTAGTTTCACGAGAACTTACTCGTAGAACCTCTGATGGGGGGATGCGCTCACGACAGCGTAAATTCACGACATGAAGTCAAAAACTTTGGTATTTGATGGTGGAGTAAAAGATAACGAAAAGGTTTACCTTGGTGTTGATCAATCTCTAACACACTACGGTGTTACCGTGATAAGTGAAGACGGTTTACGATACAAAACTTGGGTTTATTCTTCCCCTTTACGAGGTGTTGATCGTTTACGAGATATCGCCTTATTTTTTGGAGAAAACATTCTTGAGGCATATGTAATCTTGGATTCAGCTATGGAGGGGTATGCTTATTCTTCCACCATGGCACATATGGCTGGTGAGGTAGGTGCCATGACTAAGATGGAAATTGCTTGTTTTTGCTACTATGGAAAAGCAAAATACCCTTTGATTGTTTCCCCATCAATGGTAAAAAAATATATAACCGGAAAAGGCACAGGAATTAACAAGAACCAAATTCTTTTAAATGTGTTTAAAAAATGGGGGATCGAGTTTACTGATGACAACGCCGCCGACTCCTATGGGTTAGCCCGGATAGCCTCGGGCAGGGCAGACACCGCCTATGAAAAAGAAATAATTACTAAGCTAGAAGACCCAAAGTTTAGAGAAGGAGTCTATACAGGCAAGTAAATACACCTTTAGACCCTAAACGGGTATAAAACCAGCAATACTTAGTCCTGAGGGCATCACTATAAATCGAACCCAAAGGACTACAAACAGTGACAGAAGAAACAGAAGATAAACATTTACGCGTTGGAGCAGGTTCTAACGCTCAATCTGTAGGCTCGGCTATTGCCCATGCCCTTTATGAATCCCCACAAGTTAAAGTACGCGCTGTAGGCGCCTCTGCTGTAAATCAAGCCGTTAAAGCTATCGCTATTGCCAGCGGCTACGTTGCCCCTCGAGGAGTGCGATTGGCCTGCATTCCAGGTTTTACTACAGTTGACTCAAGAGACGGCCAAATTTCGGCGATTGTCTTTACAATCTTCGGTCTATAACGTATTCTTGTACTGAGATCTCAACTCAACCTTAAGGAAGTAGAAACTATGGCACGTCAGACAATGGGTAAAGAAGGAGCGAAGTTTTCTTCACCTTCAGCCTCACCCAAGGCAGGCAAACTTATGCCTAAGAAAGATTCAAAATCAATGGACCCATACGCCCAGCCAATGGGTAAAAAGGGTATGTCAGCTCCAGATAAAAATGGTGCTGCCCATACAATTAAAGCTACATATATGAAGCAAAACGAACCGGCAGCCTCTTCAACTCAGGCAAATGGTCGTATCATGAACCCCGCAATTAAAAGAAGCGTTGACAGCTTCGGCGAAGGAATGAGCACTTCTTACTAAAGTAGTGTAGGATTCTATGTAGGGCCTCTTAACCGAGGCTCTACATAAAGTCCTAGGAGGGGCAACATGTTAGACGAGCTTTATGAAGAAGCTAAAGATAAAAGCAAAATTAGTAATCATTGCGTAGTGGGTCAGTGGTCTGTTTCTTTGACTGATAGTGACAAGGCTGCGTTTAATACATCAATAAATGATGTAGACTTTTCAACTAGAAGTTTATTTAAGCTATATCAAAAAGCAGGGGCAACCTTCGGCCTAACATCTCTGCTTACGCACCGAAACGGAGAATGTGGATGTCCCTAGCAGATGAGTATGATTCTATAATTCAATCAGGTAACCAAGGTTCAGATAAAGTAAATAAAAGCATTCCGGATGCTTGGCGTCCGCGTTCTGAAATTGGAACAGATGGTGGTTTTGTAGTTTCTACCCCTCGTCCAGATGGTAATACGCCTGGCGCAGAAGACATACTTCGTGAAGCAAATTTAAATCCCGAAGAGTGGGCAGTAGTTTCTCATCGTCGTTCTCGTTGGCAAACTTTTAATGGCGATTGGTTAGAATCTTTTAGAGTTAACGTAGTCCCAGTACAAGGAAGCGTTGAAAAAGATTACGATTTAGAGCAACTACTCGATACTGTTTCTAAATGGAAACCCGGAAAAGTTACAGAGTTTAATGGAGATCTTACCGCCGTATACAGCATCGGAGATACTCAGTATGGTAAAGACGATACTCCAGCAATCATTGATCGTGTTTTACGTTCTTTAGATGAGGCTGTAGAGCATCACAAATATCTTTCAAAGAAGTACGATATAGGTCAAATAGCTTTACCTCAGCTTGGTGATTGCATTGAAGGTATGACAAGTCAAAAAGGTAAAGTAATGGGACGCCACGATATCGGGGTATCAGAGCAGGTACGTGTAGGTCGACGTATGTTGTTAGCTCAGATTAAAGCAATGGCACCTTTAGCAAATAAGATTATTGTTCCTGTAGTTCCAGGTAATCACGACGAAGTACAGCGTTTCTTAGTAGGTCGCCCAGAAGATTCATGGCAGATTGAGGTTGTTTCGCAGGTAGAAGACATCTGCAAAGAAAATGATTTTTTACGAGATCGCGTAGAGTTTAGATATCCAGCTGCAGACGACAGCACTATTGCTGTAAATCTAAGTGGTGTTTTATTTGGTATGGCTCACGGACATCAATCACGCGATATGGTCAAGTGGTGGGGTGGTCAAGCTATGGGACGTTGTGCTGTAGCAAACGCAGATATATTAAATGTTGGTCACTATCACCATTATTATGCCAAGAGCGTTGGTCCACGCTTATTTATTCAAAATCCAGCTATGGACAACGGTTCTGCTTGGTTTAGAGATAAGTCTGGTTTAGAAAGCGCCCCAGGCATAGTGTCTATGGTGCTAGGTGATGGTTTTGATCCTCGCCGAGAACTAATTGTTCTTGGTGGACATAACGATCGTTAAGCTTTAGAAGACTTTTTCTTTTCTAATATTAAATCTTCTTCTGTTAAAGACTTGCTGTCAATTTGTGAAAAAGCAGCATCAATTTCAAGTTTATCAAGCTTGCCATCATCTAGAAATGAGCGGGCAAGTCTTTCTACCACTGTAGCTACGCCAGTAATTCCGGCTACAGCAACAGCTTTGATTGTTGATATGCCGGCCAAGGCTCCAGCACCAATTACTGATAAACCTGAGGCAGCAAATACTGCAAAAATACGGGCAATTGTGTTAGTTAGTTTGTTCATCTTTTTCCTTAGGGTTACGTAGACGATATGTTGCTATCCATAAAAATACGGAGATAAGGATTGCATCTCCAACTACAGTTTTAGCACTACCAGTTAATACCAACCATGCAGCAAATAAACCTACAAAGGTCCAAATTTGGTTAGCTAAATCTTGCAAGATGCCTTTCATTAGAATCTCCTTCTTAGTTGTGAAATTCCAGAGGCAACAATTGTGGCTACTAGAATCTTTTTAGCTTTTTTACGTGTAACTGGGGACATGTCATTGCCTATGTTTGCCAAAGCAACATACGCATGGTTTAGTGATTGAATCGCAGCACCTGCACCAGGGATAGCGTCAAGCGCTGCTGGTAGTTCTACAGGTGTTTCTACGATTGGTACGGCAACGTCTGGTGCGTTAAATGTTGTTCCGCCTGGTTGTCCGATAAATGTGTCCGTAATTGTAATTGCCTCAGGTGGGATAGGTAATCCTGAACCAGGTGGTGGCGGTGGTGGGGTCAAAGTTCCATCCTCTTGAATTACCTGCGGTTGACTTTTAGTACCAAAGAACTCAATACCACCGTTTTCTACACCGGGTTTATCTTCCTGTATGTGCGGTATCAGCAGTTCCTTTGGCGCTTCTTTAGGTGTATCCTCTGGTAATTGGTTAGGGCTATTAGGTACAAGTCCATCTACAACAGGAGGTTCAGGTGCAGGAGCAGGAGCAGGTAAAGGTTCGGGAGCAGGTGCAGGTTCTGGTGCAGGCTCTGGCGCAGGCGCAGGATCTGGTGCGGGAGCAGGCTGAGGATCAGGTGCGGGTGTTGGGTCTGGCGCTGGCTCGGGCCCAGGAGCTGGCTCAGGTTGTGGGTCTGGGGCAGGTGCAGGAGCTGGGTCTGGTGCAGGGGCTGGATCGGGAGCGGGAGCGGGCTCGGTCTGAGGTTCTAGCGCAGGGGCAGGCTCAGGCTCTGGCGCAGGTTGCGGCGCAGGTTCTACAACAGGTGGCTGACTTACAGGCTCCGGCCTTGGAGCAGGATCCGGTTGAGGATTTACTGGGGCCGGGTCCACTGGTGGAGTTGTAGGCTGTGGAAGAATTGGGTCCGGAGATGGCGCCGGAGACGGCTGAGGCTTTGGAGAAGGCTGCACAGTTGGCGTTGGCGAAGGCGTTGGCAAAGGCTCGGGAGAAGAGGTAGGTGATGGAGAAGTGGTCACTGTTGCGGTATCTGATACCGATGGTTGTATTGACTCCGGTGTGGGGGATGGTGTTGTTTGCGGTGTGGGTTTTATTGAAGAGGAGGGACTAGGAGATGGCGTTGGTTGCTGTGTTGGTTCTGGGCTTGGGCTCGGGCTTGGTGTTGGGCTATTGGTCGGCGATGCCGAGGGTGAAGCGCTTGCAGAAGGACTCGGATCACTTGTTAGAGTTGGTGATTGAGTTGGCTGAGGACTTGGCTTGGGAGTGGGGGTTTGAGTTGGTTTGGGAGCCTGTTCTGGAGCAAGACGAATTTTAACTCCATCTGAAAATGCAGAGTAGATGTGGTCTGTGTCATCATCAGCCCTAACTCTAAAATCCCACATAGTTGCAGAAGGAACAATTTGATTTAATATTGCAACAGGTATATTAAATTCGGTTTTTAAAGATTGTTTATCTCCGCCATTACCTGTAGCCATACCAAAACCTGCTCCACAGCCGTTAAAATCTGTAGGGCAGTTAAAAAAAATTGCGTATCTTTCTACTTTTCCTGTTTCTGGCGCTTCCCACTGAAGCTTAACAACCCCGTTATTAACTTCTACTTGAAGATTTGTGGGTGCAGAAAGTGTCGGCTCATCACCGAAGGCTGTTGATACGATTAGTACTGGGTAGAATGCTGCGAATAGTGCGACGGATAATGCTGCGAGTAGGCGCAGTGCTTTTATCTAAGTCTCCTTCTGTCAGTACATGAGTTTAGCATTACAAGGTGTATTATTAAGGGCATATTAGTGTCACTGTACCTACAAACCCCGGAGAACTTAATGACCGCTTCTGACTGGGCAACAATTGTTTACTCTTATTTTTTTGTAACTGCCGGTATCGGGGGAGGTTTGTGGTTCGTGTTAAAGAAAGCAATCCAGCACGTAGTAGAAGAAAATAGGGCAAAAACTAAAGAAGCTATGGCAGAAGCCTCTATAGAGCTTCGACACAATGGTGGCAGCTCCCTAGTAGATGTGGTAAAGTTACAACTATTACCACTAGTCCAAGAGCTAAGAGCAGGCCAAGTAGAAATTGGTCAAACTGTTTCAAAGCTTGAAGGAAAATTTGAACAACATATTGAGGAGCACTCATGGCCAACGCAGCAACGGTTGTAGCCACAGCAAAGAAGTACGCTGATCAGGCTTACAAAGAAGGAACAAATAACGACACAGTATTTGGTATTTGGTACGGAATGAACCACCAACCTTGGTGCGCAATGTTTGTATCTAAATGCTTTGACGAAGCAGGGCTTGCGCCACTGGTGGCCGCTTCTACAAAAAAAGGTTTTGCAGCTTGCAATGCAGGCTTTGCATGGTTTCAAAAGAATAATCAAATTGTCCCAGTAGGTAAAGCGCAAGCCGGGGATATCGTATTTTTTAATTTTGATGCTGACGTCCATACAGCAGAACATGTTGGTATCGTCGTATCAAACGATGGTAAGGGGACCCTAACCACCGTAGAAGGAAACACCTCAGGCGAGTCTCATACCGGTGGTTCCCAAGCTAATGGAGACGGTGTTTTTATTCGTCACCGCGCTTACTCCTTGGTAATGGGCATTGCCCGGCCAAAATATCCTGTAGCTTAGGTGTAAGATATAGCTACCCTATCGAAAGAGGAAACATGAATTCAAAAGCACTTCAGGCACTAGTAGCTTCATATGCTCGTACCGCTGTATCAGCAGCACTTGGTATGTATATGGCTGGTCATACAGACGTTAAGTCAATTGGTATGGCAGCAGCCGGCGCAGTGGCTGGCCCATTGCTTCGCGCACTTAATCCAAAAGATGCAGCTTTTGGTATTGGCGCATCCAAGTAACATATTAATGTAAATGGCGGGAGGTAAACCCTCCCGCTTTTTGCTTTTAAGCGTAGAATTACAGCATGCCTCAATCACATCAAAACTGGCAGTACCTTGGAGCTAATGGCTACGTAGGTGCTTACACAACCACAGGCGGTGGCGGTACCCCAGTCATTCCTCGTTCCGATCTTGATTTTTTGCGGCTTGGTGTTGGTCGTACTCCCGAGGCAGAATATCCAGATGGCTACCTAGGAACTATTCGTTCTCGTCGTGACGATCGTGGTCGCGCATCATCCACATCAGATACAGTTTTAGATTCACTTAAGAATAGACAAAATCAACGTGGATACCAACGCGGTGTTCACAAGGGTGAAAGAATTGATCAAGCTCAATATTTTTGGCCTGAAGGATTAGCGCCAGATCGCAGATTAAAACAAAATCTTTATTCAGTAGAGTATGTAGATGGCGGCATTGCTATGAAAGTAAACCGCAATACCCCTAAGATGAAGTTAGCTCCAGCCCCACACCTTGTTAACGACGGTAAAGCAAACATTTCAGCTAATGTACCCGCAGAGTTTAACCCAACAGTTTCTCGCCAGTTCACTCACCTACGACCACATTGGAACTAAATGAATAGCCCAGACGGAGTATATGATCACTCTAAAGGCCGCCCAATTGTTGGTGAAACAAATGAGCAAGAAATTAGATATGACTATATTGGCCCATTTGCAACAGTTCAAGACTCTCTTATATCACGAGCGTTAAATGCTATTACAATGCCAGGTGATCGTCTTCAAGAAATTGTTAGACCAAATCTTCCACAAATACAGTTACTACCAGCTCAAATGGGGTATAGGACTCGAGCACTCGGCATTAGAGATGTTATAAATGTTAATGAAGATTTCTCACCAAATCCAGTTCGTGTAGATACCTATGGATCCGCCGGAGCCCAGGGAACAGCTCGCAACGCTCAAGGGCAAGGGTTTTGGTAATGGAGCACGAGCAGATCTACACAGAAACTATATATGGTGGGTCAAAAGAGTGCCCTGGTTGTGGCTCATCTATGACCCCAGTAGCCTCAACTTTTGCCGGGTCTACCGGTAAGTGTTCAGACTGCCGCAATCGTGGCCATGAAAAGAATCTTAAAGCCGCAATGGCAAAACCGCGGTAGTTACACAGACAATCTGCCATAATTAAGGGAAAATACAAGGATCTAAGGAAGGATTACTATGGCACGCGAGCAGTTTAACCATGAGTGGGACCCAAAAAAGAAGAAAAAAGATGAGTCCGCTAGGGACAAGAAGTACCCTCTGAATCCTGATAAGAAGGCTCCTTATAAAGGCACGCCTAATCCTAAGCCTGGTAATAATTATAACGAGCAGCATGATGTTTCTATGGGTGGAAAAAAAGAACCAAAGCATACAAACCCAGAAAAACCTAAACCTAAACCAAAAAATCCTTACAATGAAATACGCCACGCTTCTGATATGTCACATAAAAAAGATCCTCATAAAAATCCAGAAAAACCTAAAGGAACAGAAAAACCTAATCCTAAAAAAGGGTACCCTACTGATGACCTTTTCAAAAAGATGCAAGATCATAAGAAGTCTGTAAAGATTGAGCCACTTAAGAAAAAGACCACAGAGTCTGTACTTAAAGAAAAGATGGAAGCTAAAGAAAAGCTTAAGAAGAAATCTCCTAAGTCTCGTGCACGCCCAATGTTGCCAAAGACAAAGAAGAAGAAAAAATGAAAGCTAGATCTCGCAGGGAGGGGCTTCCACGTAGAGAACATGAGTCAAAGCGTAAAGCTAACCCTGTTCGTGATCACTATAAGACTATGTCTAATTATCATATTAGCCCTATGGTGTTAGAAGATATCTCTAAAGAATCTGAAAGAAAGCACCAAGAAAAAAATGATGCTGGAATGAAAAAATTAAAAGCATGGGGAGGACCAAACTCATGAGTAAACCACGTAGAGAGATGGACCCACGCCGTACAGCTAAGTCTATTCGTAATCATGAAAAGACTATGCAAGCCTATGGAAATGCTTCCGGTTGGTTAAGATTAAACAGCAAAGCTTTTGATAACAAGTACGAGACTCATGATATTGACGCTATCTACCCTTCCGTAGAACGCGGTGACCGGCCTGCCGGAGATGTTATTCACCCTAAGAATAGTAATCCTCGCAGAGACGCGGAAATGGGTGCTGTTATGAAGTCTGATAGTGAAAAGTCACGTATTGGACATACAATTGGTAAAGGCCACGTAGCTAAAGCTAGAAAAGGATAAATAATGGCAACTAACGAATCACGCTCACTAAACGAGGGCCTCAATGAAGGCTCTACAGATGGCAAGTACCGCAAGGTGCGCCCTAATACAGAGGTAGACCCTGGTATGGGCGATGAGATCGTGCGTGCAAATCGCAGTGCTCTCAATCCTTACTGGAACTATGACTACATCGACCAAGAGTCAGCTACTAAGGTGTCTCCAGGAAAGATTACGGCTACAAGCTCAACTCGTCGTATTTCAGACTCATACACTAATAAGATGGGCCCAACTCTTTAAGGAGCCGACATGGCAAAAAAGCCGGGAATAAAAAAATCCCCAGCCCTTAAAGTTGTTAAGAAAGTGGCCGGACGTTTAGACAACCTTATTATGGGGTCAACACATGATGCTCCGTCATCCCACCCTGTCCATAATAAAGATTTACTGGATCGCAAATTTAAAGATATGCAGGGCAAATAATGGCAGGCAAGTCTCAGTTAGATGGTGCTGCCAGCAAAACCTATTCAAGTTGTCACGGTACTGGTTGCGAAAGTCCTGCTCGTAAAGCTGTAATGCTTACTTCTATTGACGAACAAGGATCTGAAGCTCACATTGTCCCCCTATGTAAAAACTGTGAGACTAAAGCACATAAAAATGCTGCAAAACGCGGCCTTGCTGCGCCACAATCTACACGTTTGACAAAGCAAATGGCCCAAAACCTTCGAGGTATGGACGGAGACACTCGCCCAATTAATCCTCATAAAGCCAATAAAGAAAGACTTCAAGGCAAGCGTCCAGTTAACAGTAGTCGTAAACATCTTGTAGGACAAGCCCCTGAGTCTATGACAAAAGCTCATACAATTAAGATTAATCAACTTGACCCAGAAAGAGCTATGCCTATCAGTGCAGTAGATAGTGATACTCCAATTGGTCGTGCTTACAGAGACCGTCACATGGAGGTAGCAAAACGACGCAGAACACCTCAACAAAGAGCTGAAATTATTAATCAAGCTATTAAGGGTGTTTACGAAGGCAAGCATGAGTGAAAAAAAAGGTAAAAAATCAGCCCGTCTTGTAACTGGCGCTGTCCCTTTAAGAGTACATTTAGAAGCTTTAAAACAATCAAATGACAAGTATTTAAAAGACACCGGAAAATCCCAGTTTAATATTGATTCCGGTGAAGGTTCCGCTGGAGCTCAAACTCAAGCAGGATACGAATTAGCTAAGAAGTCTAAAGTTTATTATTTTAGAAATCCCGGCAGAAATCGATCTGAACGAGAGGCCGGCGCTGTTCAGCCTGCATACATAAAAGAAGAAAAGATGGATAAGGGCCGAGACCAGGTTGTTAGTGGAGATATTAAGATTTCTAAGCGTCGTAAAGCTTTTGAAGAGGCTATTGCACCCCGTGTTGAGAAAATTGAGCAAGAGTACTTTGCTAATAAAGCTGCCGCCGGTAAGGAAATTAAGTTTAAATAGGGGTAGATTATCCCCACAACTTATTCTGGTAGAGTAGTTCTCCTATTGAAGGAGTGCTATGAGCGATCTATTTGGAAGTGCCAAAAGCCCTGCTGATCTTGGCGGGGAGTATATTGAAGTAAAAGACGACAGCGATAAAATTCGTCTACTTTACTGCTGGGATTGTAAAACCATCGAGGAATTACCTGATTTTGAAGGAAATCCCGATGATGACATTACTCTAGAATTTGCTATTGAAAAGCATGAGTCTGCTGGAATTAAACATGCGGGTTCATTACTAAAAGTTGGAAGTGAAACTTGGGGCAAGGAAGCTGCGCGTAAGCAGATAATTAAGAGTTTACGAGATCAAGCAGGAGGCCTAGGAGGCGGACTTGCAGATATTGATCCAGAGTACTACCACACTAAATCAACCTTTGGTGAAGATGCTATGAAGTGTTACGACCTACACTTGCGCCCTGCAGGAATGTGCGCAGACTATGGTTCAGACCGCAAGAAGATCGTACCAAAGACTCAGGCAGATCGTAAAGAGTTGGGACTTCCTGTCTCAACCACTAGTATTTACCTGTGTGACTTCTGTGTAGTGAAGTCGTTCGTAGTAACAAAACAACGTAAACAAGCCGGCATGTATAACGATTAGGAGCAACAAATGACAGAAGTAACAGTAGATGACGCAACAATTGTAAATGAAGATGGAACAACTAACGATCAGAAGAGTGCATTACCAAATATTAAGTTTGGTTTTGTAGTTCTTGTAGATACAGACGGAACAATGTATATTGAACGTAACAAGGCAGCAATTGCTGGAGTAGACGTAGAACGTGACGCCACCCTAATTGAAGTTCGTCGTTATTGCCAAGAGGTTCTATTCGATCTCGCAGCACAAGCCGCTGCCGAATACACCACTCTTCGTCTATCCCCACCAGCTTCACAGGAGCCTACTAACTAAGACGTAACGACAAAAAAGGTAGATAATTAGACCATGGACAAAGACAGGCTTTTGGCTAAATTTGGTGAAGTGGTTGATATATCTCCAGGGTCAACCTCATACTTCAGCACGCCTGATGCGGGTTTAGATCCAAACCTTTTTATCGGTAATCACATAAAGCCTTGGGTTAGAAATAACATAGTCCGAATTTTATTTGATCACTTATCTCTTCAGTACTCCGGACCCAGCAAGTGGGCACATGTATGGCTTGCTGGTTCCGGTGTTTCTTACCAATGGTCTGCACACAGAGATCCTGGTGATTTAGACTGCTTGGTTGGTATTAATTATCCAGTTTTTAGACAAGCTAACTTAGAATACGCAGGTTTATCCAATGTTGAGATCGCTTCGATGTTCAATGAGGGTTTTAATGAAGACCTCTTACCAGAAACCAAAAACTGGAATGGGTATGAGCTCACCTACTACGTCAACCCTCAGTCAGATATCAAGGATATTAACCCGTACGCTGCTTACGATCTTACTGAAGATAGTTGGACGGTAGAGCCAAACCCATCAGACCACGCACCTTTTTCTCGTGCTTGGGAACAACAAGCTAATCGTGATTACAATGTTGCTATGGAATTAGTGTCTAGATATCAACTTGCTTTAGCAGATATTAAGTCTGCACCAAACGACGCTTATAGACTTAATGCTGAAAGACGTTTGATGCTAGCGGTGGACCAAGCAGTAGCAGTGTATGATGATATACATTCTGGGCGTAAAGAAGCCTTTAGCTCTACAGGTGCGGGTTATTATGATTTTCACAACTATAGGTGGCAAGCCGGTAAAAAATCTGGCGTAGTTCAAGCTTTGAAGGCAATAAAAAGTTATAAAGATGAGATTCAAAAAGAAAGTCAATTAGAACTATACGGCGTGGAACTTCCAACAGCCCGAACCCTTATTAGAAGAGTAGCGCAGAAGAAAAAATGACAGCATTGGTTTCGTTAGATGGAGTTCTACGAACCGAAGTGGGTGATCCAATACATGAGGGTCTAAAGCTTTATCGAGTTCTCCTAACAAGCTATCGAGTAGTTATAGCTACTGATGGTACGAAAGATGAGGCCGAGCATTGGCTGCGAGCTAATATGGTTGTTGGCCATGCCGATTTGCTAGACAATACCCTAGCTTATGAAGGGCAAGACCTTAGATTGAGACAGCTGCAGGTTATGCGGTCTTTGGGGGCCGTTGAGCTCTTTGTTGATGCTGATGTAGACCGTATATCTAAAGCATACGGGTCGGGAGTAACTTCCCTTATGTTTGCCGCACCTAAATTTGTTAGAACCAAGCGTCAGGTAAAGCCTTGGGATGAGTTAAAAACAGAGTTAGAGAACCAGAAAGAGCTTCGGGCAAAGCTTGCATTTGACGACCTATCCGCCCATAGATGGGAATAACGGATGGATATTGTATTTTTGGGTGGAGAAGTCCCCTCTCACCGTAAACTCTTAGAAGAAGCTGGCGTAAAGCATATTGGAGTCAATTACTGGCGCCTTGTGAAGCGAGGCCTACCCACAACTAAAGACTATTTGATCTCAGATCGCTTTGATGATGCCACACATGTATACGTGACCGCAAAGATCAATAATGAGAAAGAACTGACCAAGGAAGAGCTGGTTGAGTTTGATACCAACTTTGAAGACTGGGTTATTGTAAACAGCGACCGTATTGACATTGCTATTGAGTTTAACTCTTCTCTGGGCAAGGCATACCTTGAAGAGTCTCGAGAGACTTTTTGGACTGACTTTGGACATGACCGATTTGTCCCAATTTGGGACCACACTCAAGGACATAACGAGCTTCATCGTTTAGCAAAGAAATACCCTAATGTTGGTATTAACGGTCCGTCCATTAATGAGGATAAGGCGCTAGCTGGCGTTACACGAGCTCTTGTCACACAGTTTGGTACAAAGTTTCACGCCATAGGATTTATGAACCCAGAGAACCTACGACAGATCCCATTTACCTCTGTAAGTACCTTGGCATGGCTATCCCCAATGATGAGAGGTGAAACCATTGTCTGGGATGGTAAGAAACTTCATCGTTACCCTAAGCGCATGAAAGATCAAGCTCGTGCACGCTATAAAGCGGTCATAGAGAAGGCGGGATTAGACTATGATTTGATCCTAGCCGATGACTCCAATGAGGTAACAAAGCTTGCAATTTGGTCGTATCTACAGTTGGAGAATTCTTTGAATAATGGTTTTAACCCCTTGTTATCTGATAACAGTGAGTTTAGGGATGATCCAGGTGAAGCGGAAACAGGTGGGGTTGAACCTGATAACAGGGCTATAGACATGCGGAATAATTTAGAGACAAGAGACCCAGAAACCCTCCAACCTTTGCCGGTTTTTGGCATTTCAAGTAAGACGGTTATGGAAAAAGATGAGTTTGGGCAAACCACAATTCGGGATGTTCCGGTACTAAACAGCTCTACTGTATCGCTTCGACAGTGCAATACCTGCTTTGTGGCAAACAATTGCCCAGCCTTTAAACCCAACAACTCATGTGCTTTTAATCTCCCAATTGAGGTAAAGACTAAAGACCAATTAAAGGCTTTATTGAATACAATGATTGAAATACAAGGCTCCCGCGTTGCTTTTGCTCGATTTGCAGAAGAATTAAACGGAGGATATCCTGACCCAAATACTTCCCAAGAGATGGACCGACTCTTCAAATTGGTCAAGCAAATGAAGGAACTGGAGGAGAACAAGGAGTTTGTAAGGATGACAGTAGAGCGCCAGACCTCTGGCGGTGTAATGTCTGCCTTGTTTGGGGATAAAGCCACGACTCTTCGTGAGCTCCCAAATGATGGGTTATCTGAGACTGCGGTATCGCAGATCCTCTCAGACGGCCTTGAGTAATAGCTTCACTGTTATCAGATAATAGCAATATATACCCTTGAAATGGAGTGTCCGTGTTTTCTTTTACCCTAAGCGATGATTTTGTAGGTTCTTACCAAGATAAGAAAGTCCCTTGGGGCTATCAAGACGCGGCAGGCAACTCCGTAGGTGAGATCATTTTTCTTAGAACCTACTCTCGTCTTAAGGAAGATGGAACCAAAGAGACTTGGGTTGATGTATGCGAACGCGTCATTAACGGCATGTACTCACTACAAAAAGATCACGCTAAAACCAATCGCCTACCGTGGTCAGACACTAAAGCCGCGGCTTCAGCTAAAGAGGCTTTTGACCGCCTATTCAACCTAAAGTGGACACCGCCAGGGCGTGGACTTTGGGTTATGGGAACTCCGCTTGTAAATGTTCAAAAGAATTCAGCCGCCCTTCAAAACTGTGCTTTTGTATCTACAAACTCTATGACCAAGAACGACCCTGCTAAGCCTTTTGCTTTTCTTATGGAAGCTTCCATGCTAGGAGTTGGAGTTGGCTTTGACGATAAGGGTGCAGACAAAGAATTTTCAATTTACTCCCCAACAGAAGGAGATGCCTATGTCATCCCAGACACCAGAGAAGGATGGGTCGAATCAACCTCAGCCCTCATCAATTCCTACCTTAAGCCAGATCAGAAGCGCCCTGTCTTTGACTACTCCGTCATCCGACCAGAAGGGACTCCGATTAAAACCTTTGGAGGAACAGCAGCTGGAGCAGATCCGCTCATTAAGCTCCATGGACACATTGATAGGATTTTCAAAGATAGATCTGGACAAAAACTTACTCGCGTAGATATCGCGGACATTGGCAACCTTATTGGTGTATGTGTTGTTTCTGGTAACGTACGTCGTTCAGCAGAGCTTCTTATTGGCCGAATTGATGACCAGGAGTTCTTAGACCTAAAGAATGCTGAAAAGTTCCCTGAGCGTAACTCGTATTCTAAGAAAGCTCCAGGATGGGGTTGGATGTCTAACAACTCCGTAGAAACGTCGGTCGGCACAGATCTATCGCCCATTATTGAGGGTATCAGCCGTAACGGAGAGCCGGGCGTAATTTGGATGGATGTAACCCGTAAATACGGTCGTTTAGCGGATCCAATTAACAATAAGGACTGGCGAGCTGCTGGGTATAACCCTTGCGCTGAACAGAGCCTTGAGTCATTTGAGTGCTGTACTTTGGTTGAGACATACCTCAACCGTCATGACAGTTTAGAAGACTACAAGCGCACACTTAAGTTTGCATATCTGTACGCCAAGACGGTAACTCTTGTCCCAACTCATTGGGAAGAAACTAACGCCATTATGCAACGCAATCGTCGTATTGGAACATCCATGTCCGGTGTAGCTAACTTTGCTGACAACAAAGGTCTACCAACACTTCGTGAATGGATGGATCAGGGCTATGGAGTTTTGCAGGCATACGATAAGTCTTACTCAGAGTGGTTGGGTATTCGTGAGTCTATTAAGACCACAACAGTAAAGCCATCAGGAACAGTCTCAATCCTAGCGGGAGAATCTCCAGGAGTTCATTGGACTCCAGGAGGTAAGTATTTCCTTCGCACTATTCGTTTTGGTAACACAGACCCAATGCTTCCATTATTTAAGTTAGCCAATTACAGAGTGGAGCCGGCAAGCGAATCTCCAGATACAACAACTGTGGTGTATTTCCCAATCAAATCAGACGCTAAGCGCAGTGAAAAAGAAGTGTCTATCTATGAAAAAATGGCTCTCGCTGCAACGGCTCAGCGTTATTGGTCTGATAACTCAGTCTCTGTGACGGTATCTTTTAACCCCAAGACAGAGGCGGCTTCTATTGGGACAGCTCTTCATATGTATGATGGTCAATTAAAGACAGTCTCGTTCTTACCAATGGCTACTGGTACATACGAACAAATGCCTTATACAACTAGCAATGAAGAAGAGTACGAAGAGGGTAGAATGACCCTATTCCCAATTGACCTAAAAGGGGTTTATGAAGGAATGGCCTTTGACGCAATTGGAGAGGCTTACTGCACAACAGACGCTTGTGAGGTAAAACTAATTAGAGAGGAAAACAAGAGTGCCAACTGAGAACGAAGACTGGGATAAGATTATTGACGAGTCCGGTTTAGAAGAAGATGAGCTCGCAGAAGAGTACGAATGGGATGACGAAGACCTCGAAGAATGGGAAGAAGCATTCGACGAGGACCTAGAAGAAGAAGAAGAGGAGTAGTAGGCAGGCAAACGCAAGTGGGCAGACTACACCGCCGCCGCCAACACAAACATTATGGAAATCAACAATAAAGTATTACCTATTGTTCTCCCACTTGACCTCTTTGAAGAACTCAAGACTTACACAATGACTGAGTTCGCCAAGGAAAGAGCTAATCCAACACTTCGTACCCGTATTCCAAACACACACGGACGAGTTATATTGACGTCAAATGATCGTAGATTCAAAGACGATAAAGAACCAAACGTTATCGGAAAAGTTCACGAGTATTTACTGCCATTCGTGCGTGATCACTTCAATGATCAGACCTTATTGCCAACAAAAGGAACTGTAGGCATTTACTTTGGCCCAAGAGCAGAGTTACAGGCCCATATAGATGATGATGCTGCTGAATATTCTTTTGATATGGTTATTTATAAAGAAGAACCTTGGCCTATTCATATCGATGATAAGACATTCGATTTAGAAGAGAACCAAGGCGTGTTCTTTAGAGGCAACCATCAGTATCACGGCCGAGATGCTTTCCCGCATCCAGAATCAAATGTGTACGCCTCTGCATGGTTTTATTATTGCCCTCCGGACCATTGGTACTTTACTCATGGCCCAGAGTTCTTATATGTTAAGCGGGGAGTAGATCCGAAGATACCTTATCTTCAGTAGGATTAAAGAAAGCATACTCTTCATTTGATCGTATGCATTCAATGCAAACGACCTCATCGTCACCATCTTCGTCAGTAAAGACAAAGAAGGAATCATCTACGAAGTTACAATAATCGCAGATGCTGACGGTGGGGTCTTTTTCATATATGTAGCAAGCGTGACACATCACGCCATCAATATATTCGTCCGGATATGTAAGCGAGTTACCGCAGATACACCAGCCTTGATATTCTTTACCCTCAATCTTCAGGGTTGTACTCTGTGTCTTCATCTATCTGTTCTCCTGTGTTCATGTCCTCGAGTAGGACGATGTCTGTCCAACCATTCTCTTTATCTAGCATTGTTGCTGGGATACCATCATCGATAATCTCCTGAGCAAGAGCTCGAGCTTCCACCACATCTGTTACCTCATGAAACGGAATGTTGTAGTACTCAACTTTTTTTACTACTACTTGTATTGCCATTAGTCACCTTCTTTACTGTAGTTTTGAGTATGCCTTCTTCCTTAGGCCATAGATATGGAAGATCGTCTGGTCCAGGAAAGTCATAGTGTATTGGATCTTTGCGTTTTAAGTTTGAGCGATGGCTTCGATGAAAGTAACGATTACCTAGCCACCACGGCTTTCTATCTATACCGTCTGTAACTTGAGTACGATACTGTTGACTTAATTCAACTACTTGTTCTCTTATAGTATCCTTAAATCCTCGGTCTTCCCACTCATCACACATTGCAATAATGTATGCGCATAGTTGCCATTCGTTACCTCGCCACATTACGGCAGCGGGATGATTGCGCCAACCTTTAGTTAAACCAAGGTTAGCTTTGAGTATTTGCAGGCCTTCAACGCGTTGCTTACCGAGACGCCTATTGTCTAGGGTTTGGGCTGAGCGTTGAAAGTCTGCGTGTGGGAGAAATGTATTAACCATTTAAAATCCAGTCTTCATCAGCGCAGTCGGAGCAGAAGTATCGGACTTGTTCAAAGTCTTCATTTTCTGGTCCGTGTGCGTAGACGTATTGCTTTACATATGGGGCGATGACCCCACAAGTTGTGCATTCGTTCATGTTTCCTCCTATCCTATGCTGATGTTATCGTCTTTGGGATCAAAGCCGATTGACCGAAGATCGCGGTGGATCTCCAGAACTGTGCGTCTATCTTTAGTTCTTCCTGATGAAACTACTACTTGTCTGCCAGTGTTTGTGTTGACGACCCTAATATGGCCGCGAGATGTAAGGCTCACATCCATGCCGGATCTTTTAAGGGATGAGACTAGTTTACGCATATGCTTGTCCTTAACCTTCATTGCAAATAACATATTCATTGGGGTGGATTACTCCTTTCTTTTTATTTGGTATAGTTGTCTTACTCTTAATTAAAGAGTTTTCTCTGTCGAGAGAGAAAGGCCCGCCTACTAATATTAGGCGGGCCCCCCTTTCCCTTCTTGGACCATAGCTCAGTTGGCAGAGCAGGCGACTGTTAATCGCCAGGTCCCTGGTTCGAGCCCAGGTGGTCCAGCTAGATTACGACTCCTCGTTGGAGATATCTTTACACTCGAGTACAGTTATGTACTCACCCGGCCGAAGATCGTCCGAGTTCAAGGCAGAACGTATGAAGTTGTCATAGAACCATAAGTCCCAGTTGGATGCTGAGTCATATGGTGGATCTATTCGACCATCGTATACGTTAACTTCAAATGTTAATCGAAGTTTTATCATTGCCATGTGTGTTACTCCCCGTCGTTGTCGTTATCCTCACTTAGAGTCAACCAAGATTCGTTGAATGGCTCCAAGTGAAGCTTCATTGTCCGGAAACTTGTTGGGTACTGTACACGGTGTTTAATTTTACCGTCAATAGCCAAAGCCCATCCAGACACGTCCTCCTCATCACATGCAATGTCAAATGTATAGTGGAACATCACCTTTGGAAACTTTTTACTTAGTTGGTGATAGATACCGCTGGGTGGCGCCATAGTTGTATCGAACTTGTATGATGCAACGTGTTCGATAAACAACTTCCCGCCTGTGTTTGATAGGAACTTTTGAGTCTGAGTTTCAGACATCTCAACTTCACTACGCTCAATGTTAATGGCTTCACGTGGTGTGCACCATTTTTCCATCTTGTATGTATACTTGTCAAGTGCTTCCCACTTAGCAAGTACGCTTGGTTTGATATTTAGAGGGTTGAATGTAAGTAACTCCTCTGGTATTGGGGCTACAGCAGCAAATGAAAAGTCTGAGTCAGGTGTTGCGATGAAGCTTACAGCTTCAAGCACATCAGCTTTTGGACCAGCCATAGTCATTGTGTTGGTGCAGTCGTATTGTTTGTGTCGGCGAAGCGAGGAGGAAATGTCATTAGTCTCCTCATCTTTGCCCCTTTCAAACGCGAACTCAGCCATTAGTCATCTCCATGTTCTGCTTTGTGTTTGGATATGAGTGCTTCCTCATACTTTGTGATGCGGTCTTGCGACCAGGTGAGCATCTCAAGTAAGATGCCTTCTTTCTCAATCGTGTCCATTAACCAGGTATTCATACCGATCAATGCTTCCATCACCACAGGCTTTAGTGGTTCAGGAACACGATTTATGTCATAGTTAAGAGTTGGTTGCATGATCTCGCTAAAAGATTCAAGGTCATCCTCGTCCATAACTACACCCCCTTTTTCTTTTGTTAGTTGATTTGACCTACAGTTTGAAACTGTTGTTCATACTCAGAGATAAGATTGGGAAGGTCTGAGTAGAACTTAGCATCTAAGAACTCTTCTGCTGATTGCTCAAACAAAGAGATGTATTGGCAGATGCGTTGATAGCGACTAGGTATTTCTTTTTTACCGTCGCTTGTAACCATAAAAGCTGGCTTTATGGCATTACTTAATTGAGTAAGAGAATGACCTGATACTTCAATTGATGCTTCTCTTGGTGGGAAGTTTGGTATGTCGTGTAAGTCTATGTTTATAGTAAACATTCCATTTTCATACCAATTTTGATGCCATTGATTATCAAACCGAAGCGTGGATTCAGTAACAAGTAAATGACGAACTTTGTCCCAATTATCTCTGGCCCATTGTTCCACTCGTTTCCTGTCCCACGCATTTGCATCTGCTGCACCAAGCGCTTCATGCTCTCGCACTTGTTTGTAAGAAGCTTCAAGCCAATCTTTATTAGCAGTCAACTTCTTTACAATCTCAGTTCGTCGCACTAAAAACGGAGATGCTTCTATCTTCTTCGTGGCTGTTGCCATCTGTTTCCCCTTCCATAGGCGTGTTATTTAGAACCCAATCTTCAGGTTCCCATAGTGTTTGTATGTCAAATGCCATACCACCATCAGGATCAAGCAAGTCGCTGGCCTCCATTGTGAAGGCCAGCGCTTGATCCTCAGTCTTGAATGGACCGACTGTTTCGCCGGTTAGTACATCTTTAGCTACGTACATTACTCAAAATCCTCATTGATTAATGTTTCTAGCATATCGATGCGACGAATTGCGCTTTCCAATCCATCTGTAACAATGTCTTCACGCTTTGGTAAACCATCAAGCGCACCAACTTCGCTAAGCATTGCTGCTTTACCGATAGTCTGGAGCACGGGATGTTCCTTACGCAAAGACATGCCACGCATGAGTGCGTCTTTTGCACGCTTCATGTCATGGTGTGCACCATCAAAGAAGAACTGTGAAGCTGAGATAGCCCATAGTCCAAGTGATAGTTCGGGTGCGTCTGAGTTTGTGCTTACATCGTCAGCAAGTTGAAACCAATACTCTGGATCATACTTGGTGAAGTTTGCGTAGTCACAGAACTGAGGTTTGTAGTCAATGAGCACGATCATCTGTGCTACATCGGCTTTAACCGCATCCCGCCCTAGCGCCTTGTCCAGAATCTCTCTGAACATATTGCCTCCCTTACCTGCTTATTCTGCGCTTTTTAATAGCGCCTACAACTACCGCTTTGGCAAGTTGTAGTAGATCTTTGCCACCCTTAACTCGAGCAAACAATTCAGCACCATGATCTAGATCATAACGCGGAGGTTGTCCTGCGGCAATGGCCGCTGCGTTCATTTCTGTGAACTGGGTGTAGTCGCTGTCGCTCATGATTAAGACAAGCGTAGTAAGAACACCACGCTTAGACAGGCGCTTGATGATGTCATTGTTTTTATTACTGTCAAATACGCCGTCAGTAATAATGAACATCATCTTGTTTGCACGCTGAGACATCATAAAGTTTTTCTCAGCTTGCAGTAGTGATACGTGGGGATCAGTACCGCCGTTACCAAAGATGAACTTGTATTTAGTACGCTCAGCTTTGGTGTGTTTTGTATAGGCAACCTCATTCTTGTCATCAAAGGCATAAACTGTTACCGGGCAATCGATGCTCTCAAGAGCACGCTTGATAGTCCAGCAAGCAATAGAAGCCTTACGATCATTACGATCAGATGACATAGAACCAGAACGATCGACGAGAATTACGGCTTCGATATCAGTGCTATCGTCGCCTTCGGTCCATCGATCAAATGATTTATCTATATCCGCACCACGCATTACGCGTAGCACATTTAACTTACCAGAAACAGTCTCACGCTCCCAGCCTGGCTCAGCTTCATCTTTAAGCTTGCGTAATTCATTGGCAAACTTACGATAGTCAAGCAGAGCATCGGCAGGAACACCAGTGCTTTCAAACTTACCAAGCGGGTTATCTTCGTCCCAGTTTTCATCACCATGGACGATGATATTTTGCTTGCGCTTGATGTCTTTGATAACTTCCTTGCGGTTATAGATAGATTGGAGATTGTTGTTCATGGCTTCTTTGAGGTCTTTAGGAAGACCACCTTTGCTTTCTACATGGCCTTGACCATGTTGTGCTTTGGCTTTGTCTGTCTCATTGAAGCGTTCTTCTCGCTTAGCAAGTTGTTCATCTGCTGTGCTTGAAGTGTCATCGGCACGATCTGTACCAGGTGTATAACCAGTAGGACCATTACCTTCGCCTTCACCCTCACCTTGTCCCTCCCCTTGCGGAGCTGGTGTACCACCCTGAGGTGGCGGTGTTTGTGTTGGTTGGGCTGGTTCTTTGGCTATGTACTCAGACTCTCGCTTGCCTTGGTTGGCAGCGACTCTAGCATCTCGCTCTTGTGCTTTGCCGGGCTCTGGTCTACCTTTCTTAATTGGTAGACGCGTGTCGCAATTACCAAGACCACACATGGGTGGGATATCCATTTGGGATATAACCAACTCATGGAACTCTTTGATAAGTGCTTCAGCTCGTTTGTAGTCACGAGGAAATGCAAGTGACCGATACTCATTAGTAATACGTTGAATATCGGGGATGAGTTCTGGCTTGTAGAACAGATCTCTAAACGCCTCTCTGATCTCGACATCGATATGTCTACGACCAGCAATGAGAGGATAGTTAGTGAACGCCATATCTTCTGAACCAGTCAGCCATACTAAAGCTGCGGCTTGAAGATAGGGCATGATACTTGGATACCTAGCACAGAGTAAAGACTCGATGCGTTGATCCTCCAAGATATTAAATGCGGTATATAAGTCTTGCGCTATAACCGATTTAACTAACGTAGTTCCTTCTCGAGGAGTATAGAAGTGATGTGCTAGCTCATGATAGTTGAGACCAGATAACTGGGTCAACGTCTCCATAGTCATTTCACCTATATGCTTTTCGTTGATGTAGATATTTTCACCATCAGACCAAGTAACCGCTGGACCGTCTGGTACAACATGTACGTTGACGGGATCACCAGTGAGGATGCGGTCAGCACCCTCGTAGACCCGAGACATAGCTGAGAGTTGTAACGCTCTCAGCTGTGCCTTTTCGGTCTTGGTTACCATGTAATGAGCATCGTTCTCATCTACTTGATAAGCCATAATCTATTCCTTTTCTACTTACTTGTCTTTAGCCAAGCATCGACTTCTTCACCGATGTTTGATGCTTCAGGTTTCTGTTCTTCTGTCTCAACGAGACCGAAGTCCTCCTTGATGTTGAACTCATGGGTCATCATGACAAGAGCAACTTTTTCTTGCTCTTCTTTATCAAAGTGTGCTACGAAATTAGCAATTGCAAACTCATAGTTGAACTTGATAAACTTTTCCAACTCCATGAACATGTTGGTTGATACTGGAGTCTCAAGGTCACCCTTGGAAGCCTCAGCACGAAGCTGCTTCGCAATAACGAGAAGCGACTTGTGTGTGATGAGCTTAGACTCTACGTCATCATCGTAATCCCACGGGACCTGCAACTCAAAGCGATTACGCATCGCAAAGTTGAGTGGCGTTGTACCGGTGTAATCAGGATTCATAGTTGCAAAGATTGCAAGGTCTGGGTGTGCCTGAATGGTCTCACCATGATGATCGAGCAGGATCAAGCAGCGTCGTCCATCAAGAAGTGAATACAGAATTGTGTAGATTTTTGGCGAGATAAAGTTGAGCTCGTCAAGAATAAGAGTACCGCCGTTACGTACAACGTCAGTTACTGGACCGTCAATCCACTCGAACCCACCGCTTCCATCTGGTACATATTTACCGATGAGTTGGCTAGGTTCTAGAGCAGCATTGCCAGATACAGCAGCTAGACGACGTTTACGTGAGGCAGACCATGCAACAATAGACGTAGTCTTACCAGGGCCGGTAGGGCCGTAGATAAGCGTGGTCAATCCATTATCTAACGCGTAATCAAATAGGTCAAAGTCAAGAATGTCACCCGTAAGTTTACGGTTGACGTACTTGTTGGCTTGTTCGATTGGGGGAATCGTAGCTAATGCAATCCGAAGTTTTGAGGTTGAGACAAGCTCTGTCTCTTCGACCTCAGGGGCTGCGGATGTTTGTGTTGGCATGAATTGCGCTTCTTCTTGTGAGTCTCGTTCACGACGTAGGTCGTTAACATACTCAGTCAATGAAGGATCCACTACATTCACTCTGTTGTATAGCGCAGTGATGCGGCTTGGTACTGAACCAAACTCTTCATCTTTATCTGCTTTAGCATACGCTGCCATTGCTTTAGTAGACAACACAGGAGACCAACCGGTCTGTGATATTGCCTGCTCATCAGCAAGAGTAACTGTTATGCCAACAGGTGTAGTAGTGATGTATTCATTGCTTGAGATACTCGCAAGCAACTCAGGTAATGATGTGATGTCCCAACGATTTGATTTGCCAGGACCACCATCAGTGAGTCTTGAATAGACCTTTGTCTCATCGTTATGAGGTACGAAAAGTATTTGACGCTTCTCGTCTCCCATCGATGGTTCATAAGTCTCTACGAACATCGCTATATTCATATTGCCTTTCCCTTCTCACTGGAGAACCCCGATGGTTCTCTCAGCTAGTGTGCTATCAGGATTCGAACCTGATTACTGCACCACGCTAGCACTGAGAAAAGAGTAAGGACCGGCGCCGATATCAGACACGCCGGTCCTTACACCTATTTACTGCTTACTCAATGAAGAGGATACTTAGTTGGCATAGAAGACCCGATACTCCACGCTATAGACTAAACCGCGATGACCGATATACAGACGTCAATCGTTGAATAGCTGCTATGACTGATACTCTCTTCCGACCCTGTTTTCCAATAAAGAGCCTAGCCCTCAATAGGTTCTTCCTGTGACATCTCACCAGTTACGATATTGAGCCGTAATGGTTTGGTGATGTCCCACTCCGATAGGATGAACTTACCACCCCATGGAACTTTACCTTTCCCACCACATCTATGACAGTCTGCCTGTTCACGATGCGGGACATTTCTTGTTTCTCCTTGTTTAGTACAGTTAAGATTGATATGGAATGTTTTATTACGACTGTCAGTGACTGGTCGCCACCCATCTTGTCCTGTACACAAGAACGTGTGTCTCTTTTGTCCACTGCAATTGCCACAGCGTCTCTCTTTCAAAGGAGTTTTAGCTGAAGCAGCGGTAGATATCAACAGCTTTTGTTTACGATAGATTAGATCATTTAAGTTAGCGTAGTTAGCAACTGCCCTACGCCACGATGCTCTCATGAACATAGTTACCGGAGGAATGACAACCATTCCATTTGGTTCGTAGATAACAAGCGGGTTATCTTTTGACCAATAAGGTGCAATAGATACCTGATCATTCTCTAGTCTAAATGCGTAAAGGCTACGCTCATACAATGGGCGCTTGCCTTCTGGATCTTTACCTTCTTCGATATGTTTAATGGCTGAGTCATAGTCATACACTCTCAGCCATTGATTATGGGGAAGAAGTTGAGCTTTGTCTACCACGTATATATTCCCTTCTCTCGTCTTCTGTTAAACCACCCCACATGCCGTGGGATTGGTTGGTTCTTATTGAGAAGTCAAAGCATTCCTTTGTTACAGAGCAGGCATTGCAGATAGCTCTAGCTTTTGCTATTCTATCGGCTTTATCCCCACCCCTTTCTTGGTCTTCATAGAAGAACACGTCCGAATCAACTTCCCTACACAACCCGCGTTGTTGCCAATCCCATTGGTTCGGTCTTGGGTCTAACGGCATTGTGTTAGAAGGATATGACTCATACTTTTTCCTAGACATAATTACATCATGTCTAAGATTTGTTTAGTGATACTGATCTCTTCCTCAGTAGATAGACGAAGAGTAGTCAATAGCTTTTCTCTATGTCCATTGATATGTCCATAACCATATCCATTTGTATATAGGTTATTAGACCAATCAGCGGAACGGCTTAGTTGTGGCATTGAAGGTAGGCTTACAGTCTTATCAAAAGTAATGCTTATTCCTTTACCATAATTAAGTGTATCAATCTCACACTTGCCTTCTTTTAAAAGCTCAGCAATAGCATTAACATACTTTGTCTTTTCAGCTTCGTATGTATCTCTTGCTGTTTTAGCTTTTGCTTTAGCTTCAGCTATGCGTACAGCCTCTGCTTCTTGTTTAGTTTCAAGTTCTTTAATGAACTCTAGTCTATTCAGCTTCATGCTTTTCCCTTCTGATATGAGTAATGAGCCTTTTTACCTTAGGTCATGCTCAGGACCAAGTAGCAGTTTTAGTTATCATGCTCAGGATAATTGGTGTAGCGGAAGCGGAGATTTCGACACGCAGTGTCTCCCAATCCAAGTCGCGTACCAATACTATGAAAGAGAGATAGGTTCGCTATCCTCTTTACGGTTAGCTCGAAGAGTATCGAGCTTTGCATTAAGTGCTTCAAGATCTTTTGTCATTGCATCAAGCTCACGCTCAATAGACTCAAGATATTTGTTGATGTTCTTCATGAACTCATTCAGTTCTTCAGGGGACATAACTACCTCTTTCTCCTGTTGATGATTGATGTGAGCACGATAGTAATGCTTAGCATTACCATAATGCAAACGATTGAGTTCTCAGATATATCAAACGATACTGACATATTGATCCCTTCTATCTACCACGATGGCAGATAAGTACACCAACCTGATATCCCGAATCTATTGTCCAGACACGAGTTTTTTACGGACTCATTGTTTTGACTTCTACTTCGTTAGTAGAGACGCGTTTCGGCTACGCCTAACGCCTTCAATGCGTGTCCTCAAGCTGATCAATGCTAGATTACAAGGTCTTTTTCCAACATAGAGTTATAGTCAGTTGTGCGCCTATGCCGGGGAAAACGGCGATGTTCAACCAGGTTGATGTACTTACCTGCCATAATAATGAGGAGCAAGGCTATGGAAAAGGGAGGAACGTCACCAGCAGCTCCTCTAGCTTTTATTGCACATTCCTTCGAGTTCCGCTGGTCTACCAATATGTGGCTGGATATATCGGGGAATATAGAACCACCTAGCATCCTAGTCATAGCCTTGCTCCTGCCCTACATTCTGTCTGACGGGACAGAACCCTATTTGTGCTCTCTCATATGATTCATGAGAGTCATGTATGCAAATGAAGATCTAACCTCAATTTGTTTTTTACATACTTCACATATAACTATTTTGCTCAAGACAAGAGCCGTTTCTTGAAGTCTAATGACGCCTCTTCGATTGTCTCAAAATAGTGACCCCAATAACAGCGACCACTTTCATGATGATAAATCCATGTAACAAATGGGTGATAGGTGCTGGCAGGAGCATGACATAGGATTACATCACACTCGATATCAGCACTAACCTTGTTTGCAAGAATAGTGGCGCCTGTAGAGACACCACCATCTCCCTGTAATACTGTGCCTACCTGAATGGTAGATACTATAGGCCGGCTCATATTGCCTCAATCTCTGCTTTAGCAGCATCAAGTGCTTCTTGCTGTAATGCTAGTTCAGCAAGCTTGGCTTCTTTGAGCTTTACCTTAGCTGTGCTTAGATAAGACACCAACTCTTCAGCCTCTTGTAGACTGATAGTAATTGTCTTACCTTTCGTAACTTCAATCTTGTTAGAGTGTGGGTTGATCTCATAACTGAGAGCACTGTCACAATAACAATATGATGAACGACATTTGCACATAGGTTTATCCTCCTCTTCCTTTTCTTGATTATAGAATTGGGGCTTCTTATCACCCTCTTCTATTAGCCTGATATTACTAAGCCACATAGTTCTACGAACTACGTTGGCACCTTCTTCATTAGAGCCATAAGACCAGTAGCGGTCGTACATACCAGATTTGTTTGTATATCGGCTGGGCATTTCCATCAGCACAGCGACATCACGATTTCTAGCACCTACGGCTACTACCTTCCATTTATGTGTTGCGTACCTATCACGATTAGAGGTGACAGTATCGCCGGGGAATATTTTTGATATACCCCAGTAGTAATACCGATTCTCTTCTAACTCAGGATAGTCTTTACGAAACCGCTCTAATGTCATAGCATTTGGTAATACTCGACCCATTAGAGTCTCCTTTACTAGTCGTTACACGTCTTATTGTGTAACCTATAAAACAGCGAGTCAACTACTGGAATTTTCCACCAAATTGACCACCATTTATTGTGGTTGTACATACTGCAGATGAGACTGCTCATGCACCCTCCTTTACTTGCAATTAGAGCAATAGTTCATAACTCTTACTTCAGACGGGGCAACAGAATAGACGCGGGAACAATGAGAGCAGGTAACCTGTGTCATTGGAGTCTTAGTCTTAGGTGTAAACCCCACCTTGATAGATATATGGAACATAATGCCTCCTTCCACTCCCATAAGGAGTGGGGGATACACAAGGAAGAATACCTACACACTCATCAAAGAGTCTCAGTAGTAAGTCTTATGTATCCTCCACCTCATACGGAACAGCAGCGCAGCCTTTCGCGGGGAAAATAGGGGCGAGAGGGCGAACTCATAGTTAAAATGGCAATAAAAAAAGCCCCAGTCATATAGCAATTACACTATACAACTGGGGCTTACGTAAAAAAAGGGCGGGGGGAAACTAATCTATGGGACTATCATCTATAGAGAGAGCATAAGACTCATCTGCTACACCAGCCTCATAGCCATCCCACCATGCTGTCCTGTATGTAAAGAACCATACAAGGAAGCCTATAACTAGATCAATCAAGAGATTGAATCCATTGTAGAACATCATACCTAACCTCCTAACTAAGAGAAGGAGGCAAGGCATAGAGGCAGAGCACACTTAGTGATTTAAGCTAATAGCACCTCTACACCTGCCAACCATCTTTTCACCCTCTGAGATAGAGAGTCATAAGCCATGTTTCACGTGGAACATAGCCTATGGCAAACTACCTGATAAGAGCAGTCCGCCCCCTCTCCAGAGCTGGTTATATAGATGGAGAGAGGGCAGACCGCTTGAGCAGTGGCTTTTATTTCCTGCCGATTAGATAATGGCGCTAATCAACGCTTGGACTGCACGGAGTTGAGCCTTCTCAACATCCGAGATGTCCTGACCTAGAATTGCCTCAAGTGATGACTTGAAAGCGGGTGTTGTCTCTCCAAGAGAAGCCTTAGAAGCCTTGAGAGCCTCTGACTGAGCCTTCTTAGCAAGAGCAACCTCAGCAGCGCGTGAGGCTAGAACCTCTGCTGCATCAGCCTTACCGAGTTGAGCCTTGATTTCCTCCCAATGAATTGAGGTGAAAGCGGCAACAACATCAGCGTCAATGCCCTGAGCAATAAGAGCACCGAGATAGACAGGTCGTTGGAAGCCATTGGTGAGGAACTTCTTATCAACAGACTCAGCGTCTGTCTTGTCCCCACGATTAGTCATGGCTTCAACTACCTGAACACGGACATCGCTCAGGATAGAGTCGGGTGTATCCCCACCCATAATGGCGTCCGCAACTGCACGGCGAACCTCAGGGGCAGAGAGATTAGCATTACCAGCGTCAAAGACGCGGGTTGCTACTGATACACGGGTATCTGTCATTGTAGACATAGTATTACCTTCTAGGAGTAGGGGTATCCATACACGGTGTATGCGATAGAGCCTACGCCCGTGTGCTGTGTGGAATCGAACAGGTAAAGGGAATACCCCCCATAAGGGCACATGGCTAGTCACCAGACCAGCACGAAGGCAGGATAGAACGCGAGCACACTTGGTAATTTATGGAATAAAAAAACCACAGCGATAACGATTGCCAGAAAATAGGCATAGTTATCCTGTGGAGTGTGCGGGCTACATCATCAACCGCGTTCACATATATTCTATTCTTGTTACCATCTTGTCTTTTATGCCCCCTATGGGTTAAATGTGACTTATGTAACTTATCGCCAGGTGAGACAGGCAACCATGACTATGATTTGTGGGGCAGTGGCCTAAAAATTTTCAAGGTCGGGGGAATTTCAGGCAGTGGCTAGGAATAAATTCGCTGGGGAAGGTGTTATTGTTAGCTGTCCTGCCCGATCGGGGGGATAAAACAACTTCTCGTCTAAGGAGAGAAAGAATGCATACTCATGTCTACACACCAACACCTAATCTCAACTCTATTTATCCTGGGATCAATCGCTGGGCTATTGGATTTGATCCTCTATTTCAAACGCTGGGGCAAATTTCTCAAGCTAAAGATACGTATCCGCCATATAACGTCCGTAAAGACGGGGAAAACTACATCCTAGAGATGGCTGTGGCCGGTTTTGCCAAGGATGAGCTATCAGTTACAGTCAAGGAGCAGACTCTTACTGTCAAAGGCTCTAAGGAGGACTCAGAGGCTGAATACCTACATCAGGGAATCAGTGCTCGTGACTTCTATCGTGACTTTGCTTTGGCTGAATACGTCTCTGTCAAGTCAGCAAAGATAGTTGACGGGCTGCTGACAATCGTTCTTCTTCAAGAGTTGCCAGAGGAGAAGAAGGAAAAGATCATCACTATCAAGTGATATGCTTCGGTAATGACTGAACTTACTAATGTAGAGGGCACTATCAAGGTTTGCAGGGTCTGTAGCCCAACAGCTAAGACGCCTTGTCAGCTAGCGGCCACAATTTGTCCGTATAGAGACATTAATACTCTAGCTTAAGTCATTACCTTCCCAGATCGTCTAATGGCAGGACGGGTGCCTCTGGAGCATCTAATCGTGGTTCGAGTCCATGTCTGGGAGCAAGTTGCGATACAAAATAGTTAATGTTAGGATTTCTTCATGGCTAAACTTAATTACAACGTACTTACAGAATCTAACCTTACTGAGGCCTTTTGGTCTAAAATTGAGAAGACAGACAGCTGCTGGTTTTGGAGAGGTCGTCTTGATGATGGATATGGAAGAGCTCCCCTAGTAAAAGGAAGCCCCTCTCTCTATGGCGTCCATAGAGCTATGTTTGCTATCTTCAACGAACCCACTAAACCTGGTCTGGTAGTAGATCACATCTGTAGACAACGCGCCTGTTGCAACCCCGCCCATCTACGCCAAGTCACCATCTCAGAAAATACCAAAGGCCATATACCCAACTCATTCAAAGATATCTGCCCCAATGGCCATTTCCTCTCTGGAGATGATGCTGAGGTCTATTACAGCATGCGTAAGCCCCGCCATGGAGATGCTGAGGTCTTGCACCTTGTCTGCTCCATATGTAACTATCCTCAAGTAGCATAGATGTAAGTACCAAAATCCCCGCGAAAGGTGGCTCCATGCCAAATTATGATTACAAGTGCAGCAGCTGTGGGATGACAAGAGAGATCTACCGAGAATTTGGTGAGGACTCTGTACCGACATGTTGTCAGAGCTCTATGGACCGAGTGTGGTCTGCGACACCTACGATCTTCCGTGGCGGTGGGTGGGGAGGACAATAAAGTCCCCAACGTGCTAGGATACTCTCAACAATAACGAGAGGGTATTTGTGACTACACTTGCCGCCATTCAAGGCGATGGCTGGGCTGTAATTGGTTGCGATTCCCGCGCATCTGATGAGGATGGTCGTTATATGAATCTTGCAACATCAAAGATCATTGATAACTCCGGAGTATTGATTGCTGTCTCTGGCGCATCCCGTGGTGGAAACATTGCACAGTTTGGTTGGAAACCACCAAAACCTCGTGTCACTGAAGATTTAGATCTTTTCATGACAAAAAAGTTTATTCCCTCCCTTCGTGAAGCTTTTATTAAATCTGGCTTTGAAGGTAAGGAAGATGGAGATGCCGCCTGGCACGACTCCAATCTTCTAGTATGTGTGCGCGGCGTCATCTACCCAATCTTTAATGATTATTCTTGGGACCGTGAAGCCCGCAATGTATACTATGCCGGATCTGGTGGAGACATCGCTCTCGGCGCTTTAGAAGTTCTTGACTACCAAAAGATTAAATCACCTGCGGCCGCCGAAAAAGCTTTGCGACGTTCCATTGAAGCAGCCATCAAACACGACATCTACTCTGGTGGAGAGATTCACACTTACGTCCAAGAGGCGTAATCACAAAAGTCCCCGCGTTTCGACTAATATATTAAAGATAAACCTGAGACTATTAGCCATGGCATTAGAAAAAGATCAACTCAAACACGACAAAAAAAGAAAACATCTTATAGTCGGAGGGGTTGTTGTTCCCACATTTAGTTTTTGGGGTGGTGGCTACTACAATCAAAATGGGCTGACTATGGCTACACAGGGCGAAGAAGCCCACGAATCCGCTCAAACAGAAGCTTCAGAAAACGAGTCAGGAGAGACCAGTGCTACAACATCAGGATCAGCCGCTGCTGGAGGAGACGCCTCAGCCGGTGGAGGAGCTGGGAGCGCGATGTGACCGGTGCTCTGCTAGAGCGCTAGTCCTATGCACCCTTCCTGCGGGAAATCTATACTTCTGCATGCATCATTACAATGATTTCTCCCTTGTCCTTACAAAACAGGGCGCGGTTGCTAAACTTCTTACTTCTGATAACAGTTAGGACGTAGGGATGCCGAATAACAATCCTGGCAACAACCGTTTAGGTTGGTCAGTAAACGCCGGTAACGGATCCGGTAGAGTAATGGGCGGCATTTTTGGCGCAGCACTTGGTGCTCTTGGCGACGCTCGTCGTACACAACAGCGTCTCCATGAGTTTGATTACAAAGAAAATGCAAAGCGCGAAACATATATGCAGCGCAAAGCAGCTGATGCTGCAACTCACTCTATGCGTGTAAACACAAATGAGCAGAGTGTGCTTAAAATAGCGGACATTCATAAAGATAAACAAAATTTTAATTACAACGCATCCAACGGAAGCATTAACTATTCACAACCATCTGACTATGCTGATAAGATGCAAAAGATTGCTGAAACAAACCTTGCAGCACAGAAGCTACGTAATCAACCAAGGCCTGACGCTAAAGATGCGGAACCGGCTACTGGAACTAAAAAAGCTCGCTCAACTAAAAAAACAGAAGCAGCAGCTAATGCTGGGGATGCTTGGGCCGCACAGCCTGTTGCTTCTCGTACTACATCTAACATTACGCCTCCTGCAAGCAATGCAGCACCTAGAGTAAGAAAACCTCGCGCACCTCGTGCACCTAAGAACCCTGGACAATCCGGAGGAATGCAATAATGGCAAATCGTGTAATGAAGCAAAAGGATGAAAAAGGAAAGAAGCAAGCTCGCGATGCTAGTGAGGCACGTAAGTATGGTGTTAAAGATACAGCTTCTTATCGTAAAGAGATGCTTCATACCACTGAGCGTCCTAAGAAAAAAGACCGCGAAGCTCAAGACATTGAAGACTCGCAAAGCCGTGCTAAAGCCGTAGACTCTGTTGCCTCAAATAAAGCTAAGCTAAAGCCATTAGAAATTAAAGAAAGTGATCGTGAGCTTTCAAATAGTGCTGGGCATCAAGATGTAAAACCTGTTGTTAAAAAAACCGCTACTCGTATGCTTTCTGAGCGTGCTCTTGGAATGGGTATGGCACGTGTAGGTAAGAGTGGCGAAATTCAACCATTAGTTGGTAGAGAAGCACAAGTAGTTAAAAATGATCTTGCTGTAAATGATAAGCAGCTAACAAAAGAAGCTAATAAGCGTGCCGCAGCTCGTGATGAAAAAGTCTCTAAAGTAGACAGAACCCCAGAGCAAAAACAAGCTCGTTTAAATATGTTAGCGGGATCCGCAGAAAAGAAAAAAGCAGCAGCAGCAGCTAAACCTGTAGGTAGCCTTCCAGAGGCGCAAACAGATCGCCCATCAACCAGGCCACTTACAGTTAAACAAGTTAACGGCAAAAGAATTGTTACCGGTGGAGCGCAAATAATTCCTGGTGAAGGTAATGCGGGTATTCTTAATCCTGGAAATGTGGCCCGTACCGCTGGTACTGTATCCCAGGGTAAACGTCGACGCATTGAGCGTAAAGCTGCATATAACGCAAAAAAATCTGGAGCTACTAAGGGTTACACCGAGGCATCTAAGTTTGGTTCTAGAACTTCTGAAGCAATCAATGCAAAAAATGAAGCAACTAGCATTAAGCTTGATACAAGTGCACGTACTCGTGCCGCAAGAAAAGATGCTAACAAAGAAGCACTTAAAAACAGCATTCTTAAAAAAGCAGAGAAAATGCCAGAAGGCGCAGCAAAATCTGCAGCAATTCGTTCTGGTGAATCTATTATTCAACCACCAAAGGTTAACGGTAAGCGTGGGGGCATGACTGAGGTCAGCTCACGTCCTGATGAAAGAGATATTACAAAGGTTAATACTCGTCCTCGTCCAGTAGGTCAGGGCAGATTAACTGATGTAGTTGATTCAATGGGTGAAAAGCGTGATGCTCACGGTAAGTCTACGGGAGAAAAAGAACGCCTAAAGATGAGCCAACAAGGCGAAGTTAGCGTTCAACCAGCTAAAGCTAAAGCAACTCCTCTTGGCGTACTTGCAAGCCATGAAGATCGACTACACAGAATTACAAAAGACTTTCAAGTGCCTGCTGGAAATAAAAGCCACGATATCGAGCCTGTACATCTTCGCAGCTATTTAAAGTCTAAAGCGGAATCTTCTGGAGTTCGTTATAACGAACAAGATATGGTTGGTGCTGTATTTCACGCTAAACATAATAGTCCTGAAAAATATGCGTCTATCCATAAAGAAGCTCTTGCTCATAGAACTAAACGTATTGGTCAGATGACAGAGCAGCGCGAAACTGCTGCTGCAAAGGCTAAGCAGACACGTGCTATGACAGCGGCTGATCGTGGAGGTAAGCGTCAAGCCTCTAAGGCAAAGCGCGTTGTATCTAACGTTCAAAACCGCTTTACAGAGGTGCCTAATGGCGGCAAGGAAGCGTAACCAGCGCCCTGCAGCTGGTGAGCTAGCCAAGAAAACAACAAACCTTGGTGATGTTAAATGGCATAAGGACGAGCAAAAGCATAGCTGGACCTGCGATAACTGTGGGGAAACCATAAAAGCTGACCCATCTATGCACAATAGCCGCCTTAATCTAAGTCAGTTTGCAAAAGAAAATCACACAAACGTTATCTGGGGCAAAGCAATGGACCATGTTCGTAGAAACTGTGGGCCAGAGCCACGTCCCGCACCTAGAAAAGATCTTGACTAATGGCAACTAAAAAGAAAGCCGTTGCTGGTGGGAAAGTCTACAAAGGGTCTGCTCAAAATGGTGGTCGTGAGATTGTTGTCAAACACTATAAAAAAGACGGTAAGTGGCATACCACCTCTACCAATGCTGCTCGTGAGCAGTATGAAAAAGAACACGGCAAAATTAAGTCTAAAAATAAGACTGTAGACCATAAGAATAACAAGCACAGCGATAATAAGAGTAGTAACCTACAGATATTGGATAAAGGCGCTAATACCGCCAAAGAGAACAAACGACGAGCTGGTAAGAAGGGTACGAAGTGAATACTAATCCTTCCTCTAATGTGCGTAAGCGCGATGATGATATTCCAGAAAATGGGGATTGGGCAGCTCTAGAAGCTCAGGCTCGTAAAGATATGAAGGCAAGTAAAGATTCTATTGAAAGACGTAGAACAACTGATGAGGAATACTAATGGCTAAGAAAAAAGAAGTTTGGGATACTCCGGATCCAAAGAAAAAAAGCAAACCTTTATCTTCAAAGAAGAAATCTGCAGCTAAAGCACGCGCTAAAGCAGCGGGCCGCCCTTACCCTAATCTTATTGACAACATGGCGGCTGCTAAAAAGAAGAAGGCCAAGTAATGCCTAAAACTGCTGCTTGGACTCGCAAAGAAGGCAAGAACCCTAATGGTGGGTTAAATGCTAAAGGACGCGCATCAGCTAAAGCTGAAGGCCATAATTTAAAACCCCCTGTAAAAAAAGCTGAGGCTGCTAAGTCAAAGAAGTCTGCTGCTCGTCGTAAGTCTTATTGTGCCAGATCTGCCGGCCAAGCTAAGATGTTTCCAAAGGCCGCTAAAGACCCAAATAGCCGCTTAAATAAAGCAAGACGTGCTTGGGATTGCTAGATAAACTTATCTGGTCCCTACGCGCATGGGATTGTTAAACCCCCCTCTATATAGAAAAGGTAAATAATGGCCACAAATAACCTAGGTAACTTGCTTGATTCATCAGGCAACGTAGCCGTAGATTTCGTATGGGGTAACTTTGCCCCTCAGCCTAACGACGAACGCACAGATGGAACTGCTGTTGAGAAGGTTGCAAACAATGCAGCTCAGAACAAGAGCTGGTCTGGCTACTCTGTAAAGCCAAGTGCACGTCTAGATTTCACGCTCGACAGCCACGCTATTCAAGAAGCGGGTTGGTCAAACTACCCTTCATTCATTGCTGCTACAGGAAAGTTCAACATTACCCAGGTTTCTGGCGATGGAACAACCGTTCGCTTTGAGTCATACAACACCCTAGCAGATGGGGATGTCGTTACTATCACAGGATGCGACACATTCAACCTCTCATCAGCTACAGTTGCTAAGGCTACACGTGATTACTTCACAGTAACCAATTCAACAACAGGTTCCCTTATCAACATCAACAACGGTATCGTACAGCTTTCAAATGCTCTTTCAGCAGCTGACGGCGCATTTGTATCCGGAACTGCCTATGTTCGTGTTCCAAATGTTGTTGGCCTTACAACAACAGCGGCTCAAGATGCCCTTGCTGACGCAGAACTCACAGTTACAACAGCTTCTGGCGTAACTCCAGCTATCTCTAACGTAGTCCTTACAAGCAACGTAGCAACAATTACTACAGCAGCCGCACACGGATTTGCAGTAGGCGACCTTGTCACAGTTGCGGCCGTTACAGCTACAACAATTAACGCAACACTTGCTCCAATCACAGCGGTTACCTCAACAACCTTCTCATATGCTAAGACAGCAACAAACGTTGTTTCAGCAGCAGATACAGGTACAGCAAAGGTTCCTGCACGTTTCAGCACAATCAAGACTCAGTCTATTGCTGCAGGCGCTGCCTCAACAGCGATTGGTGCTGCAATTACAATCACACCTTACGCAGCCTCATAATCTCAACACAAACAAAAAGCCCCCAGCTAATAACTGGGGGCTTTTTACTTTGTTTATTATCCGGGAAATTTAGATAACCAGATTGTCACAGCTGGTTCTGAAGAAGACCCGTCGTATGCGTTAGGGCCTACGCCCCAAGATCCGAAGTCATCCCCATGGGAGCTCATATAGTATGCGGCTTGAGCATTTGTAACTGGGTCGAACAGTTCGGCATCTTTAGTGATACCAAACTTTGCTCTTCGTTCTGATCCTAGGCTTCCTCGCATGTTAATTTGAAAAAGCCCATAAGAATCGTCGCCAGTTGATGCGTTTCCATTATGGGATAGGGGGTGGCCGTGTGATTCTTTCATAACCACAGCCCAGGCCGTTCTTAGAGACTTTCCTGAAAAACCTACTAACTTAAGTAGATCTATCAGTTGGGTATCTGAGAGGCTTGTTGCTCCCCGATATTGGTCTAAGCCTGTCTTTACTTGTGTAGTTGCGGTTGATCCGTCATTAACGGGACCTGCCGGTTCTGCCGCTAAAGCCGATTGACTTAGGGGAAGTAAAACCGTTAAAGCTAATATGCTTACTTTACGTTTTCCATTAAAATTCACACTATCTCCTAGGCTAGAGGACCAATCCTGACCATTCTATAACTGTCACTTATAGACTAGCAATTCGGCCTATTTCTACCGAATTCGGTTGCAATCCTTTTCGTTACATAGATGCGTGATGGCCCAGTTGCCTGGGCCATGGATAAACCCTAGCAGTAGTTACAGGGGGTCTGCAACCGTTATTAGGGTGTAAACTTATATTTCTTTGAAAGGATTAATACATGGCAAACCCTGCTAAGAAACCAGAACCAACGGTTGATCCAGTGATTAGTGTAACAAAATGTGATATGTGCGACAAAGCCGCGGACTTTAAGGTCAGCAACCCTAGCGCAAGAGATCAAAACGTATGTAAGGCCCATTTGCCTTGGATCTACAATATTAACTTTTTACCTGAAAACGTATCAGCACTTAACTCAGCTAACCAAATCTATGCATCCGCACTTAAAGAAAAAGCATCACGATCTGAAGGAGGTTATAGAGTAGATGAGAGTGGAGAGAATTCAGACCAAGCAAGCACATCCGGTACCGAGCAAGGTGACAGCCCCAAGGGGACCTTTCCCGCCGGAGATACTGGCGGAAACTAGAATAACCCACGACTACGCTCGTCAAGATGACAGCGGTGGTCAAGACCTTCCTTTAGGAAGCACTGCCCAAAACGATTTTAAACCTACAAGATGGTTTAGCTGCAATGATTGTAAAGTTATCGTATCAGAGGCACAACTAGAGACACATACCTGCGGAGACTAATAAATGGCGGATTCAAGAGCAGATAGGGCGGGAAGATTAGCTCGTCACGCCTTAAATCGTTTCTCTGCAAATGATTCTCAACAAGTAGATGCAATACTTAGTCAAGAAGTTCAAAATCAAGTTAGAAAACAAAGGGCCTCATACAATGAAGCCGCTACTTTATTTGGAACAACTGAACCCGGGTACACAACAAATGTGATTGATTCTAGGTATGACACCCGACAATACTATGGTGATGGGGCGGATATCATTGAGCCCGACCTCAATGATTTACATGCACCGGTAGATTTTTCAGGCAAAGATGTGCAGGCACCTACCACTACGGGAAAAATTGATCGTCCAAGAACATTTGCAGCAGCTTTTGATGAAAATAGGTCTATTTTAACTATCGTATTTAGTACCGGAGTTATATACAACTACTATGATGTTGATAGAGACGAATGGGAAGGGTTTAAGGGGACAATATCAAAGTGGGAATACATCCGCGATGTTCTTGACCCAAAACCTAGAGGATACGCAAGTACCTCAGATGTGCCACCATTGTTGCAAGCTTATGCGGCTAGGGCTTACAGAACAAGTCAAATTGCTAAATATCTAAATAAAGGGAAGTAATGGCACGGACACACGACATTGGGTATACATATTGGCATACAATAGTTTACGGATTAAGGCCAAAAGAATTGTTTGAAAGGGCTGAAAGTCAAGAGATTGAGCGACCTTTTCGTAAAGGACGTGGAATAGCTATTAGACTTCCGTTTACAAGACTAGGTTTAGTAATTGGTAGATGGAAAGATACTCATTTTGATGAAGGTCAAGCCTTAACTTACGCGGTCAATGGTCGCGGGTTAACTACAAACGAGGTAGACTGGGACTACATAAGATATGGGGCAAAGAATGAATCTACGGTTCAAGAAGCGTAAATCAATAAAACGTGAGGTATCTCGTGTCCAAAAACGTATTCAACTACTTCCGGACCGAGACATAGTAGCTTGGGCTGAAAGCTCTATTTATGACATTGCCAGAAATTTATCTGCTTGGCAAAAGAAACAAGATCAGTTTTACTTGAATGAAGCCACCTTGGCTGCCGAGGTCTTATATGAGGCACTTGAGACCGTAAAGAGGAGAACTGATGCGTGATGACTTTGAATTTAATGACGTTGAGCAAGAAGACGATGAAGAATTTGATATTGAATCAATTCTAGAATATGGGGAGGACGATGATGAAGAAGAAGACGAAAATCTTGCTATTGATGATGGTGATGATGATCCTGACGGTTTTACTCCCCTACACGAAGAAGATCTTGAGAACCAAGATGATGAAATGGATGAGCTTTCTAGAGAATTCGTTGCATCACTTGTAGAAAAAATTATGTCTTTCATGAAGCTCCTTGTGGGCCATGATCTACACCCATATCAAAAACCTTTAGCCCGTAGAATTATAGAATCCGTTATTATTAACGATGGTGAAGAGATAACCGCTCTTGCATCCCGTCAGTCAGGTAAATCAGAGACTGTCGCAGATACTGTGGCAACTTTAATGGTAATTCTCCCAAGACTAGCAAAAATGTATCCAGACCTACTGGGTAAGTTTCAAGACGGTATCTGGGTTGGTATGTTTGCTCCAGTTCAAGCACAGGCAGAAACTCTTTACTCTAGAACTGTATCTCGCTTAACTAGCGAGCACGCACTGGAGATTTTGGGTGACCCTGAAATTGACGATGTTACTGCTAAGTCCCCGGGAGTAACAAGAAACATTAAACTAAAGCATTCTGGTTCTAGTTTAATGATGATGACAGCTAACCCTAGAGCTAAAATTGAATCTAAGTCATTTCACTTAATGATTATTGATGAGTGTCAAGAAGCCGATGACTTTATTGTTTCTAAGTCTATTGCCCCTATGGGTGCGTACTACAACGCAACCATGGTAAAGACGGGAACACCTACAACGCATAAAAACAACTTCTATAGAGCAATCTCCCTTAACAAAAGAAGACAGGTGGGTAGAAATGGAAAACAAAATCATTTTCAATGGGACTGGAAAGACGTTGCAAAATTTAACCCAAACTACGAAAAGTTCATTCGTAAAGAGATGTTACGAGTTGGTGAAGAATCGGATGAGTTTCAACTTTCATACAACTGTAAATGGTTGTTGGAGAGAGGGATGTTCGTCACATCCTCGATTATGGACGACCTCGGAGATACAAGCCAGGAGATTCAGAAAAGCTACCACGTCTCGCCAGTCGTGGTCGGCATTGACCCGGCACGAAAGATGGACTCAACAGTAGTAACTGTTGTTTGGGTTGACTGGGATAGGCCAGATGAGTTTGGTTACTACGACCACAGAATTTTAAACTGGCTTGAAATCCAAGGCGATGACTGGGAAGAACAGTATTTTCAGATTGTAAACTTTTTAGGTAACTATGACGTCTATGCCGTAGCTATTGACGCCAATGGTGTTGGTGACGCTGTAGCGCAGCGACTTAAGATGCTTCTACCTAGAGCTGAGGTAATCTCAATTACATCTAGCCCCACTGAGCAATCAAAGCGGTGGAAGCACCTTCAGGCTCTTATTCAACGTCAATTGATCTCTTGGCCAGCTCACGCCAAAACACGGCGCCTGCGTACTTGGAAGCGGTTCTATCAACAGATGACTGATGCCGAAGTTCAATACAAAGGACCTAACTTTTTAGTTGCTGCCCCTGAAGAAGCCCATGCGCACGATGACTTTGTGGACTCATTGTCACTAGCTTGCGCTTTAACCCAAGAACTAGTAATGCCTACTGTAGAGGTTAGCTCCTCTCCGTTCTTTAAATAAGCTGCGTTTAGCACAAAAAATACACCGAATGGCATCAGAATTACACCTGAGGCCCTCAATCTCAACCCTATAGGAGAAAACAAATGGCAATTGCACCAATCCCAGGATCACCTGAGCGAGTAGGCGCTACCTACGAACGCAAGATGTCCCCTGCAACACCAGGTCTTCGCGGACCACTTCGCTTTGAAGAAGGCGTAGCAACAGACACAGACGTTCCAAATGAATTCCAAACAGGAATCAACCAAGGCTACGATGTAGCGCCAAGTCGTCCTAACCATAACTTGGCAGTACATACAAAGTCAGCAGAAGAAACAATGGGCGAGCGTGCTCACGTTGGTTCAGCTGCATGGGTAGAAGCACCTACTTATATTTCTGAATATGAGTCAGGTAACTTTTCAGATTACGCGGAAGCGTCATTTGAGGAAGTTAACCGCAGTGGATCACGTTACCAGCGCCCTAACCCAGCACGAGTTAACGACTAAATAAGATACACTAAGGCGGTACCCGGTCTTGTACCCCTTCTCCGAGACCGGGCACCCCTTTCTTATTAGGAGATTAAATGGCTGATAAAGTTCCAATGAACGAACAGCTTTGGAATAGCCTTATGCGTCAAGCTAAGGCTAAATATCCAATTAAAAATCCTAATGCAAAAACAAGTTTTCCAATTAATGAGTGGGTGTCAAAAGAATACGCAAGACAAGGTGGGCAGTACGTTGAGTCTAAATCTCAAGTGCCACTTAAAATGAGAGATCAAAAAGCTCGTGAAGAGACGAAGAAAAAAGCAAAAATTTCAAAAGCAAAACGAGACAAGAAAAGGGCGGGGTTAATCTAATATGAGTGTTGATTTTAGCCCACCGTCGTATAGAGCGGCATCCTCTGATTTAACTATTTCTATTTCCCCACTTGGTCTTGTAGAGCTTGCAGATGAAGAGTTTGAAGTACACGGCCCTAGACTAAATAGATACTCTCTTAACTGGGCAATGTACCTTGGTCACCACTGGCCATATCGTCGTGAAGTTGGCGAAGCACAGATGGTGTACAACTATTACCGAGCTTTTTCAGATTACTTAATTAACTTCACTTTTGGTCGCGGAGCATCATTCCGTAGTCCACATGCAACAGAGGCAATTGTTCCGGATATCCTAAAACGTGTTTGGGAAATTGACAACGACAAAGGCGGAGTTCTTTGGGAGATGGGTCAACAGGGCGGAGTCTCTGGGGACTGTTTTGTTAAGGTAGCTTATGAAGAACCTTTTGTAGATCCTGTTGGCCGTAAACATCCCGGTAAGGTTAGAATCCTCCCACTAAACGCATCTTTTTGTTTTCCAGAGTTTCACCCCCACGATCGCTCACGCCTTATCCGGTTTAAGCTAAAGTATCGTTTCTGGGGAACTTCCCTAGAGGGCACTCGTCAGGTATATACATATACCGAAATCCTCACAGATGAACGAATTGAAGAATATATTAACGATGAGCTAATTGACTCTAGACCAAACCCAATTGGGTTAGTACCTATTATTCATATACCAAATGTAAGAATCTCAGGCTCCCCATGGGGTCTTTCTGATTGTCACGACGTAATTGTGCTTAACCGTCAATATAACGAAGTAGCTACCGACATAGCAGACATCATTAACTACCATGCGGCGCCCGTTACAGTAATTACCGGCGCTAAGGCCTCGTCCCTAGAAAAGGGACCTAAAAAGGTCTGGGGCGGTCTTCCTAAAGACGCCCAAGTCTTTAATCTAGAGGGCGGCGGTGCCGGGCTTACTGGCGCCATGCAATATCTAGAAACAGTAAAACGTTCTATGCATGAGATGATCGGTATTCCTGAATCGGCTTTGGGCCAAATTCAACCTATCTCAAATACTTCTGGAACAGCGCTTGCTATTCAATTCCAACCATTGATGAATCGTTATCAGCAAAAGTTGGTTCAATATTCAGAGGGTCTTCGTAGAATTAATGAGCTAGTTCTTATGACCATCGGCTTAAAAGAGCCGGAGATGTTCGTATACAACCCCATGTTTAACGGGCCGATAGCCAAGGATCAGCTTACACAACTAGACCCTAATGACCCACAAACATATCAGTCTGTGGTTCATTTTCCACAACCACTTCCCCTTGACAAGCTTATTGTTCTTAATGAAATTCAGAGTAAGATGCAGCTTAACCTTGAAAGCCGTAAGGGTGCTCTACGTACCCTTGGCGAGGAATTCCCAGCTGAGAAGCTTGAAGAAATTCGTATAGAGCTTATAGAGGATGCTAAATCAGATGGCGCCCTTAACTTACTTCGATCACAGATTAATGCAGCAATTGCATCATTAACCGGAATCCTTCCAAAGGATGGCGGAGAGATGCCTCCAGGCGCAGAGCCTGGTGATGGTACCGGCCCAGGACCTTCTGGTCAGCCAGGAGTTATGACTCCTTTTGAGGCCGCAACTATCGACGAGATGACTTCCGAACTAGTAACCAAGGCATATGGAACAACGATTCCAAAAAACCGTGGGGTAGATACGGAAGAGAACAAATACCCAGGTAATGGCTAATAAGTAGTTTAGCCTGACAAAAACCCTTGTATTTGCGACGCTATACACCACCTAAATCAATCCGCAGGTCATCGTGGCACTAATTCGGACAACGACCTCTTACACCTAAGGAACAATTATGTCAGAAGAAACATCTGTTGTTGATTCTCCTGTAGCTATGGAAGCTTTTCAAGCTGAAGTTAATGCAGCAGTTGAAAACACACAAAACGTTACACCCATTCAACCACAGTCTAATAAATCTTATACTGAGATGGATATACAGCGGGCGCGTGAGCAAGAGAAATCTAAGCTCTACCCTACTATCGATTCACTCAAAGAAGAGGTAAATCTTCTTAAGAAAGACCGTGAAGAACGACTCGCTTTAGCGGAGTTATCTAAAGCCGAGCAAGAAGCTGAAAACCGTAAAAAGGCCGAAGCTGAGATGGATGTCCGCCAACTCCTTGAAAATAAGGAAAAAGAATGGGCGGAAAAATTAGAAGCCGAACGCTCAGAGCGCGAAAAGGCATTCCTACTTTTAGATCGTGAGCGTCAGTATTCAGAACTTACTGAGTACCGTAATGCACGACTTCAACAAGAGCAAGACAATATTCTTCCTGAATTGCTTGATCTTATTACTGGTAACAACCAAGATGAGATTGAAGCCAGCATTTCAGGGCTCAAGGAGCGATCATCTCGTATCCTTGATTCAGCGCAAGCTGCTACCCAGAGCTTGCGTCGAGAGATGACAGGGACAAGAACTACTTTGCCCCCAACCCTGGAAAATAACTCGGATCAACAACAGTTTACAGCGGACCAAATTGCCGCTATGTCGGTTGCTGACTATGCAAAATACCGTTCAAAGCTACTTCCAAATGTAGGTGCGAATGGCAAGGGAATCTTCGGGTAAGAAAAAGCAATTCAACTTCAATTAATTAATTAACTAAGGAGTAAAACCGACATGGCATCAGCCGTAACAGGTACCGGCAATCTAGCCGCTGCCCCAACAGCGTATTCTGGCGCTAACAGCCAGCTTACACAAGCAATTCAGACCATCTGGTCTAAGGAAATTCTATTCCAGTCAATGCCAATTCTACGCTTCGAGCAGTTCGCTGTTAAGAAGACAGAACTTGGAGTTGCACCTGGTCTCCAGATCAACTTCATGCGTTATAACAACCTCGGATTTGCATCTTCACTCGTTGAAGGTGTCCGTATGTCAACAAACGCATTGACAGCACAGCAGTTCTCAATCACTGTTGCTGAGCACGGATACGCAATCGCAGTATCAGAGCTCCTACTTAACGCATCATTTGATGACGTTATGGCATCAGCTTCACGTCTTCTTGGACGTAACATGGCTCTCTACCTTGATGGCCAGGCTCGTGACACACTTATGGCAGCATCTTCTGTCATCTACGGCTATGACCGTACAGGTGTTTCAGGAACTAACTCATGGTACGACGCAGGAACAGCAGCAACATCACGTGCAGAGCTCACAGGTACTTCATACCTAACAACAGCAACCGTTAAGGACGCAGTTGAGACTCTAGCAACCAAGAACATCCCTCGCCTAGGTGAGACATATGTTGCTTTCGTTCACCCTCACCAATCTCGTCGTCTTCGTGACAACGCAGAATTCATCGAAGTTACAAAGTACGCAGCTCCAGGTAACTTCATGCTCGGTGAAATCGGTCGTCTATACGACACAGTATTCATTGAAACAACACAGGTACAGAAGGTAACTAACGGAGCTGGCTCAGGCTACTCTGCAGATACTAACGTAGCTGCATCATCAATCGTTTACCCAACTGGTGGAGGATACACAACACCAGTAACAAAGACAGGTAATGGTAACAAGGATCGTTACTCAGCTATCTTTATTGGTGACAACGCATTTGGTCACGCTATCTCTCTTCCAGTCGAACTCCGCGATGGCGGTATTCTTGACTTCGGTCGTGAGCATGCGCTTGCTTGGTACGCTATCTACGGTCTCGGTCTTATTACTGACCAGTCTGTATTGATCGCAGAAACCAACTAATTTAAGTAAGGGGAGGCTGGGCTTTAAAATCCAGCCTCCCAACACAAACAATCCAAGGAGAATAATAATCGTGGCAAAAGCAAAAGTAACAGACGTAACAGGCCGTCAGCGTGAAGAACAGATCAAGGCTAACGCCGAAGAGATCCAAAAACGCGCTTCAGAAATGTCAATGGCTTCTATGGAAGCCCAGGCAAAACTAGACACAGAAGTCGTCGACTTAACAGTTGAGGGCAAAGCAACAGTAATTGATGAAGTAGAAGATCTGGGAGTAGACCTCGCAGATGACACAGCCGTCATTCGTGTTGCAGAAGACCTAGATTTCGTAACAATCGGCGTAGGAAATCATTTTTCTTTTAAAGCCGGACAGAAGTACAAAGTTGCAAAGCACGTAGCAGTACATTTGCAGGAAAAGGGTTACTTGTACGACCGTCTATAACCTGCTACACATCTAGATCGCCCAACTCCGACGACTGCCCTCTTGTCGGGGTTGGGCCCTTTATTTTAGGCAGACTATCTTCTTGTATTGCAGGATGATAAGCCCATAGCTATCTGGAGGATTAAGTGGCAACGATTCAAGTTCTTTCTAATCGGCTTAGAGCTGAGATCGGCGACTTAGGAAGATCGTTTACTGAAACATTTACCGGTGATGGGGTTACTAAAAGATTTCAACTCCCTTACGCTCCAGTAAATGGAAGAAGTCTAAGAGTTACAGTAAATGGTTCTGACCAATCCCCAACAACTTCAGTAGAAGAAGTTAACGGTCTATTTGAGTTAAGCATTATCCCATCTAACAATGCCGTCATCAGTGTTTCCGGCGTTGCTTATAAGTATTTTACCGACACTGAAATTCAATACTACATTAGCCAAGCTTTCTATGAGCATGCCCATACAGCCACAGATAGCAATGGAAGCCTAAATACCCTAGCTAGCATGCCCTTTGTAGAAGAATATCCGCTAGTAACTCTTGCCACCTCTATGGCACTTTATACGCTGGCTACCGACGCCTCTTTTGATATTGACATTGCCTCGCCTGATGGGGTCACTATCCCCCGTTCACAGCGATATCGCCAACTAATGGAGATGGTACAAAGCAGAAAAGAACAATATAAAGAACTTTGTTCAATGCTGGGTGTCGGTATGTTTAGGATCGAAGTGCAGACTCTTCGCAGAATTAGCCGACGCACAAACCGTTATGTACCTGTTTATCGTCCTCAAGAACTTGATGACGGATCCCTCCCAATTAGAGTTTCATTACCTATGCCTACTTATGGGGACATGACTCCTCCGGGACCCGCGGAACCTAAAGATCTATTTGTTGTTGCCGGAGATAGTTTTTCTAAATCATTTGTTTTTGATCATGATCTTACTACCTACACACCAGCGGCCCAATTACGTTTATTTCCCGAAATTCCGGCGGATCAAGTTGGCCCACTGCTTCTTGCAAACTTTACCATTACAAAGTCAGCTTCAGTTGTGGGGGGCACCTTAAACACCCTAACGCTATACTTAAGCGGTACAGCTACAACAGACTTGCCACGCACATGCTACTGGGATCTTCAGATGACTAATAACTCGGACGGAACTGTTAAGACATACGTGTCTGGCAAGTTCTTTACTAAACCTCAAGTTACTACCACCCAAGGAAATTAATGGCTAACACACCTAATTTAATCGGAATGCCGGATGATGCAAGTAATGATCCTTCGGTCTATCTCCTTGGAATAAATAACTCTAACGGAGCTACTGGCCCAACAGGAACACAAGGTCCACAAGGACCAACAGGACCTACAGGTTCTAAAGGCGCAACCGGTGCTACCGGTGTAGGCGCAACCGGTGCAACTGGTCCATCTGGACCATCAGGTCCAACAGGTTCTACAGGTCCGCAAGGAAATGTAGGTCCAACAGGTAATACTGGTCCTACCGGTATTCAAGGAAATATTGGAGCAACAGGCCCTACAGGTGCCGCGTCAACAGTTCCAGGTCCTACAGGTTCACAAGGCTCTACTGGCCCAACAGGTCAACAAGGGCCGACAGGGCCGACAGGATCTAAGGGTGATACTGGTTCAATCGGTGCTACCGGTTCTACTGGCGCAACTGGTCCTATTGGGCCACTCGGAGCAACAGGTACTCAAGGTCCCACAGGACCAACTGGCTCTACAGGTGCAACAGGTTTGCAGGGTGTTACTGGACCCTCTGGCCCAACAGGCGGACAAGGAATTCAAGGATCAACTGGTCCTTCAGGAGCTACAGGTGTAGCTGGTCCACAAGGAAATACAGGACCTACAGGTTCTAAAGGCGACACAGGTCCACAAGGCGTAACAGGTCCACAAGGTCCTTGGGGCGTAACTGGACCTACAGGTTCACAAGGTACCCAAGGTTTACAGGGTAATACTGGTCCTACTGGTGCCACTGGTGGTCAAGGTCAAATTGGACCAACAGGTGTAACGGGACCAACAGGCGCTACTGGTGCTGCATCAACAGTGCCTGGCCCAACTGGTGCACAGGGACCAACAGGTCCACAAGGTATTTCAATCAAATACCAAGGAACACTTGGTAGCGTTGGAGCACTTCAATCTATTACAGGCCAAACTATAAATGATGCATACATCATTGGTAAAGATCTTTGGGTTTGGGAAGGCAACACTTGGGATAACGTAGGTGCAATTGTTGGTCCAACTGGTCCTATTGGTTTAACTGGTCCTACTGGAGCTACGGGCTCCACTGGTGCCGCATCTACCGTTGCTGGGCCAACAGGATCAACAGGACCTACTGGTTCTGTGGGACCAACAGGTTCTACTGGTCCGCAAGGTACCCAAGGTATTCAAGGTGCAACCGGATCTACTGGCGCAACAGGATCTACTGGTCCTACTGGCGCCGCTAGCACAATCCCAGGACCAACGGGATCAACTGGCGCTACCGGTGCCGGACTTAACGTACTCGGCACATACTCAACTCTTTCAGCGCTTCAAGCTGCGCGCCCAACAGGCACTGCTGGTGATGCATATATTGTTGCAGGCAGTTTATATGTTTGGAATGGTTCTGCATGGACACTTGGTGGAAACATTCAAGGACCAACAGGCGGTACCGGTGCAACGGGAGCAACAGGATCAACAGGTGCAACAGGTTCTACTGGATCAACTGGCTCTAAAGGTGATACTGGTCCAGGTAAATTTACATTTGCAACAACCCCACCATCTAACCCTGTACTCGGAGATCATTGGATTGAAGATGCAACGGGAATTGAATATACATGGAGCACAGATGGCGTAAGTACTTTTTGGGTAGAGCTTGTTCCTACAGGTTATTTAGGACCTACTGGCCCACAAGGTCCTACCGGAGCAGCCTCTACAATACCTGGCCCTACAGGTCCGACAGGTAATACCGGTGCTACAGGAGCAACAGGCGCCAGCGTTACTGGCCCACAAGGACCTACAGGTTCTACTGGCGCAACAGGGGCAACCGGCTCAACGGGGTCTATCGGCGCTACAGGTCCAGGATCTACATACACAATTTCTTATCCTTCCGGGTCTTATATTGTTACAACTGACGACACAGCCACCTCGTTCTATATGGCCTCAAATACTTCGGTAAACTTTCAGTTGCCGGCTAATATATCTTCACCTATACCTATTGGGTCAACAGTAACAGTTACTCAGTATGGTCTAGGTCAGGTGACTATCTCCGCCTATTTAGGTACAGCATCTATTGTCTCTAATGCATCTACAGCAAATTCTCCTAAGCTTAGGGCGCAATTTTCTTCAGCAACATGCGTAAAAATTGGATTAGATTCGTGGCATGTAATTGGAGACATAATTTAATGAGGAGCGCGCTGTACATAGCTTCTCAATCCTCACGCCACACAGGGGTTGTCTATAGACCAGTTAATATGATCCCTACTCCCGTGAGTAACTTTCAAGTTAGGGTTGTATTAACACCTTCCAACTTTAACTACTCCAAAGCAAGGAGTGATGGAAGAGACATTAGGTTTTACGAAAATACCAACTTCTCATCACCATTACCTATGTGGTTAGAGTCTTGGAACTATAATGGAAATTCTGCAATATGGGTAAAGGTCGCGTCACAAAGTAAATCCCTTATGTACATGACCTATGGCAGCTCTTCTTTAACCTCCATATCTAATATTGATACCGTTATGGAAAATGGTATGCAGTTTGGTTACTTTGCAAGTACCGTACAGGGAGCCGGAGTTGGGGCTTTTAATAGCCTTCAATTTTCTGGTATAGACCCTGTTATGAGCACTGATTGGGGTTCCGGCACAGTATCTATTAACGGGTTGGGAAGCCTAGCTGACTATGTCTCAATAAGATGGCGTGGATGGGTGAAGCCTTATGAGTCCGGAAACCATACATTTTATTTCACAACAGATGATGGAAGCCGAATGTACATAGGCCCAGATTCCTCATATAATTCAAACCCAGCTTGGACAATAAATAGCTGGATTGATCAAGGTCCAACAGAATATTCAGGAACCGTGTCTATAACCGACGGTGTTCCGAGGTATATGCAAAAAGAGTGGTTTGAAACTGGTGGTGGTGCAACGGCCTTGACTGGATGGGCAACCCCTAGCGTACTTAAAGTATACCCAATTACATCTGGTTACTTAAAGGCACCAAAATATGACTCTTCTTATTCAGATTCTTTTGGTTATTCCGCAACCGTTGGTTCAGAAATTACTATCTAAGAGAGCGTAAGGTAAAAAATAAATGGCAATTAGTTTCCCAGCGTCCCCAACGCTTAATCAAGTCTATACATACGGTAATCGTAGTTGGAAGTGGACAGGTACAGCTTGGGTTTCACAAAGCGTATCTACAGCCCCAACAGGTCCAACAGGCCCAACTGGAGCAACTGGATCTGCATCTACAGTTCCTGGACCACAGGGACCAACTGGTGCGACAGGATCTACCGGAGCAACAGGCGCCACGGGAGCTGCATCTACAGTTGCGGGACCGACAGGTTCAACGGGACCAACGGGTGCTCAAGGGTATAGTATTGTCAACTTAGACGGTGGATTTCCAGATAGTACGTATGGTGGAATCACAGCAGTAGATCTTGGAGGAGTTAGCTGATGGCAGTTCAATTTCAGTTTAGACGCGGTACAGCCTCTCAGTGGACCGCAGCTAACACAATTCTTGCATCTGGTGAGCTTGGACTAGAATCCGACACAAACAAATTTAAGATTGGTAACGGCACTTCCGGCTGGAATGCGCTATCATATGCCTCAGGTACTGCAGGTGCAAATGGAGCTACAGGAGCTACCGGAGCAACTGGAGCATCAGTAACTGGAGCTACAGGAGCTACAGGGGCCACCGGTTCAGTTGGAGCCACAGGTCCTGCGGGAACTCCCGGTGATTCAAATCTAAACAAAAAAGTAATTGATGATGCATTTCTTGGAACTAACTTTTACTTCAACAAGCAGTTTTTAACATCAACTGTTGCTCAAACTACTATTTCACCGATTACGTTAATCTAGGAAGGACGTTAAGTGTCAAGAAACGTATTATTGGAGTTGGATTATACATTCAACCCAAACACCTATACCCTGGTAGTTCGCAGATGGATTCCTCAGGAACGCATCATGCTTATTACAAACGTAACTCGAAACGTAGTTTATTATAATTTTTCTGACCCTACAAAATCATTAACATCTGTAACTAAACTTGATGTTGGTGATGGGCTTCTACATACTCAAATCGTATTAAATCCAGCTTCATTTGCCGGAACAACCAATCTTTCTACAGATAAAATCCAAGTTTATATTGATGAACCTGCTCAAGTATTTGTTCCAGAAGAAACATTTACAGATGCCGCTCAAAAGCAGCGAGTAACAACCCCACAATCTTTAATTGATACTGACTTTGAGTACTCAATTCAACCTTCTAAATGGGAAACAATCTTTCTTGTAAATAACTACCCATCATACTTCCCTAAGCCTAACGGCGGTAACGCTATTACAGCAACCTCTATTTTAGGCGACGGAGATTCACCACGTTCTCTAATTACAGTAACTTCATCTCTTCCGCATGGTTTTGTTGCAGGTAATATCGTAAACGTTCAAGAAACTCTAAATTATCGTGTAGAAGGAACTTTCCTTATCACTTCCGCACCTACAGTGTATTCTTTTACATACCGCGCACGCGGCGTTGTATCTGGTGAGCAGATTTATCAAGGACTTACTACAGTTTATGGTGGAGACGTTTATGACGGTTCCCATATTCCTGGAGGTAACTATGCCGGTCTTGGATCAATCCCAGGAGTACCAAACACTTTAGATACAACTTGGACGGTTTCTACAGACGCGGCTTCTCCATCAAACATTACTCTTACATTTAAATACCCACACGGTATGCTTCCAGGACAGTCCTTAACAATTGCTGGTACAAACAGCTTTGATGGTGACTTTATTATTCACACAGTCCCTAACATGAACCAGCTTATATTCCAAGCAACCAGATATCTACCTTCTGTTTCTAATGCTGGTGGTACGGGTCGTATTATTGCTAAATCAGATGGATACGTAATTCACCGACCATACGATGCCGGTGTTGCTATTACCACTTACAACAACGTTCCAGGACTTCAGACTATTCGTCAAACTCGACGTTATTTTCGCTACCAAGCCGGTAAGGGTATGCAGTTCTCTACGGGAGCTAAGTTAACCCCTACATTTAACCTTGATAGCATTTCTGCTAGCACTGGTGTTTCCGGACAAACCGCAGTAGTGACTGTAACCACTATGGAAGACCATGGAATGCAGCCTGGCGCTACAATATTTATGGAAAACATCCAGGTAAATAATACCGCTCAATACAATCCTTATAATGGTACTTTTGTAGTCGCTTCTGTTTTAAACTCAAATATTTTTACATACAACGTAACTCTTACACAAAACCTTCCTACAGTTGACCTTACCCCAAATGGACAGAGTTCTTATGCTCACTGCTCCGCTTGGGTTGGCGCAGAAACTCGTGCGGGAATGTTTGATGAGCAAAACGGTTTTTACTTCTCATACAACGGCGCAGTACTTGCAGTTAACCGTCGTCACTCAGAAAAAGTTTTATCTGGTCGTATTAACTTAGTACAAAACTCGCCGCTAGTAACAGGTACAGGAACTCAGTTCCGTAAGCAACTTACTGTCGGTAACAAGATTGTTATTAAGGGGTCTTCTTACCTTATTACAGCTATTTCTTCAGATACTCAACTCTATATTGCTCCTGCTTTTAAGGGACTTTCTTCTACAGGTCAACGTGCAACAGTAACTCAAAACATTCAGTACGCACAGTCTGCTTGGAATATTGATAAGTGTGACGGTACCGGCCCTTCTGGCTATGTACTTGATGTTAAAAAAATGCAGATGATCTACATTGACTACTCATGGTACGGTGCTGGAACAATTCGTTTTGGTGTTCGTGGACCACGAGGTACAATCATTTATGTACACCGCATTGTTAACTCTAACGTTAACCAGTTGGCTTACCAAAAGTCTGGTAACTTACCTGCTCGTTATGAAGTAGATAACGCCCCTATTACATTCTCTCGCATGACTGCGGGACCGGCAGGTACTAGCGGATCTCAGCTAGCCCCAAATGATTTATTAATATATGCGGACAACGTAACTAACTGGCCGTCTTCAGGTTACCTATCAGTTAAAGATGATACTAATATTGAGCTTGTTCAGTACAGCAGTATTGGTTCGTATAACTCAGCGGCGCTTGGTTATCCAATTACCCTTACAGGTCGTCGACAGTCAATCAGCTTGATCTACCCAGATCAACCATTCTCGTTTAAAGCTGGAACAAGTACTTCAGTAATCTTTACCCCTGATTCATCCCTTACAGGTGTCGGTGGTTCTGCTCAAGTAGCTCTTCAACCTATGACTCAAACTTGTGCTCCTATCATCCAACACTGGGGATCCTCAGTGGTTATGGATGGAGGTTTTCAAACAGACTTACTTCCAATCTTTACAGGCGGTATGACAAAGTACCAAACAATTGCGGCAGGTATTACTCGTCCGCTTCTAGCTATTCGCCCAGCACCTTCTGTAGACAACGCAATCGCTAGAAACTTTGGTATTCGTGAACTTATTAACCGCATGGCTTTGAACCTTCAGTCTATTGGAGTTCAGACAAACGGCTCATACCGTATTGACGTTATCCTAAACCCTTCATACCTTTCCTATAGCAACTACTCAGCAGCAACGCTTGCTGTAAGCCGTACATCAGTATCAGGAACCTCGGGTAACCCATTCTTTACTGTTAACGACACAGGTACTATCAACATCGCTGGTGTAACTGGTCTTGGTATTGGTATGTTTGTTACTGGTACGGGTATTCAAACCGGTACATATATCACCAACATCCAAGGTAACCTGGTAACTATCAGCACTAACCTAACCGCTAACTGCACCGGTAGCTACAGCTTTACCCCTACCTCAGGATTTACAGGCCTTCCAAACGACTGGACCCGAGATCCTGTAGGACAGTCTTCTTTGGCTCAGGTTCTTTACTTTGATAATTCAGGTTCTGGACAAGGAAACATCCAGTCTGCTACAGGCATTATTACCGGTGGTGATTCGATCTTCTCATTCTTCACTGAAAATGGTGGTGGTGCGTCAAACTTTAACTCCTCAATTTACTCACTTGTAGGCGCTAAAGATATCGGAAACTCCTATATGTCTGGAAATGGTAACCAATCTACCCCTGGTTTCCCTAATGGCCCGGATGTTATCGTTATTCAGGCTACCAACATTGGTTCCGCTTCCTCACAGGTGTCTGCTCGTATCTCTTGGACAGAGGCACAGGCTTAATGTTAGTTAGAGAATCCAACAACCCTAAATCTGCTATACTTCGAAAAACCTTGGAAAGTAGGTAATCCACAATGGCAAACTACGCCTCACTGAGTACCCAGATCACTCAGCTGACATCAGATATGACCACCAGTCTTACAGGTGGAACATACACATCTCAAGACTACGCGTACTACGCTAATGCGTTGTCAACCTTGGGAACAATGCTTGGGGTCAATGACATTGTGGCCGCTACATCTAACCAGGTCACTTTAGTAACAACGGCAGGAACCACTCAAACTGGTCTTGTCAATACTGCTGGTACCACTCAGGTATCTGCGGTTAACTCCGCTGGAAGCACACAGCTTACAGCGATTAATACAGCTGCAAACAACCTAACCATTCTAGCATACATGGGAGTACTAGCCTAATGGCAACAACAGTAACGCTTATTCGCCGTGGTACCGCTGGTACTACTGACGCAGGTTATACCATCACTGGTGTAACTAACGCAATTATCACAAACGTAATCTTGTCTAACAAGACATCTAATACACGCTACGCAACAGTAACTGTTGGTGGCTACTCATTCTGTACCGCACTGCAGATCCCTGCAAACGGTACCGTAAATTTTGACGCACGCCTTGTTGCAAACAACAACGACGTAGTCGTTGTTACAGCAGATCAAGCAGCTGCAGTAGACTTTTTCATCTCTGGCGTTTATAACTCCTAATAACTAAGGAACAGGTAACTACATATGGCAATCTCCGCATATAAAGACGTAATTGTCTTCCCGAATGATAACTCGGGTCGTGTCAACATCAAAGAGCAGGCATTTACTGCCAGTGGTACCTGGACCGCACCATCCGGCGTTACAGCTGCACAGATTATTCTAGTAGGTGCCGGTGGAGGCGGCGGCGGTGGGTCAACCAACGTTGCTGGCGGCGGCGGTGGAGGTGGACAGGTAACTGTCATCAACTACCCTGTTACTCCCGGTACTGCATATCAGGTTAACATCGGTGCGGGTGGACTTGGTGGACAGAGCTCTATCACCTCTGCTACTGACGTTCTTTCTACTCTTCCTGGCGCAAATGGTGGTACAACATCATTTGGTTCAACAACCGTTTGGAACTACCTAACTAACCCAGACTTCGATTACAACACTCTTGGTTGGGATCCTGAAGTTACATTCCGCTTTGTTACTGGTGTATCTGGTGCTTCAACAGTCCAGGTATTTCCTAACGCCGCTGGTCTTATCAACGGTATGTATGTTCTTGGTACAAACCTTGGATCAAACACACAGATTACGGCTATCTCAGGTAACATTCTTACTCTTTCAGTAATTAACGCTGGTGCAGTAAACACTGTTGTTCGTTTTGATGGTGGTAACTCACAGCTAGCTCCAGCTAACACAACCGTTAACGCTATCAGCGCTCCTGGTGTAGATGCTATTACGGGTGTTAACACATTTGCTGTTAACTCTGCAGGATCTCCTTATACCAACACAATGACTGGTACAACACAGCCACAGATTCTTTCAAACAACTTGATGCCTGCGCGTCTAGCTCAGCTTGAAGATCCTCAGTTGGTATCTGGTACATACATTAGCTCCCAGGGTACAAACGCTGCAACAATCTCTATTACAGCAGCTGGTTTGCCTGCAAAGATCAACAACGAAATGATTGGTGCGGTAACAACTACAGCATCAGCAACTAACGGTGCAACAACAATTACTGTAACTAACGCGTTTGGTATCTATGCAAACATGTTTATTACAGCACCATCAGGTATTGCTACAGGTACTTATGTACTTGCAGTTAATGGTACTTCTATCACACTAAGCACAGGTACAACAGGTGTTCTTTCAGGATCAACTGTTTACTTCTCATACAACCCATCTTTGGGACTTAACGCACTCCTTGCAACAACAGGTGCTGCCGTATCTACAGCTAACCCATCATGGTTGCTATTCTCAACATTAACCAATACCAGCACAACAGGTTCTTCATCTTATGTTGGTGGTTACCAGGGTATTCCTTGGATTCCAGGTCAGACATACACAGTTTCTGCGTACGTCTCCTCTAACCTTAATATCTCAACTTCTACGCCAATCCTCTTCCAGCTTCGTTCTGCTGGTTGGTCTTACATGGCTGCGGTTAACGTCAACTACCTCGGTGGTACAGGTACATACACACCTAATACCAACACAATTGATGCCGGTACAACTAACGGATTCTTCGTTCGCCAGTCTACAGCAGCAGCAATGACAGGCTACGGCGCATCAATTACCTCAACTGCTACAGGTTCAAGTGGATCTACGCAGTTTGTAGTTACTAACGCAGCGGGTGTTTATGTTGGTATGCAGATCACAGCAGTTGGTGTGACTGTAGGTACAACTGTAACCTCTATCACAGGCTCAACAGGTTCACAGACAGTAACAATGTCTGCGGTATCTACAGCGGCCCTAACTAACACCTCAGTAACATTCTCAATGCCTTCAGGTGTTCAGGTACTTGGTTCTACAGTAACTACTGGTCAAACAGGATGGCGCCGTATCTACGCCACCATCACCACACCATCTATCTCAGCAACAAGTGCTACCGCAACAAACAATATCTATGGTTTAGGTTCTACACCACAGTTCATTTACCCAGCTATCGTTCTACAACAGGCTAACACCTCGTTCTGGTTCGATAACCTACAGGTTGAGCTTGGATCAGTACCTACAACATGGCAGCCACCTGTTTACCAGCAGATTCCATCACTTTCTGTTCAGTCTAACGCAAACAACTCTACAGATCTTGAATCAGCTCACCGACCAGTTCGTATCACAGCTAACTCAACATACTCAGGCTCAATGTACGTAACTGCACTCGGTACGACTCCTTACTACCAGCCAGTAACAGCATTCATCGAATGGATGGATGTGGATTACAACGTACTTTCACGTTCAACTGGTTCTAACAACTTCTTGCCACTACTTCCTCAGCAGACAGCGACAGTACAGGCACCAAATACAACTTACCCAGTTCGTATCGGTGTTTCTGCTACAGCCCCTGCAACTGCAGTCTTTGCTCGCCTAGGGTTCTCTGTATATCAGGGTACAAAGGGTGCAACAACAGCTATTCAGTACAACATGTTCTATCCGGTTCTTGAACTTGGATCAAACGTCTTTACACAGCCAAAGCGTCCAGACGGTATTAACTACTTCTGGGCAGGTCAGCCAGGTGCATCAGCACTTATCAGCTCATGGGCTCTTGCTGCAGAAGGTGGTGGAGGTGGAGGTACTTACAACTCTGCTAACACACACTGGCAGTACGGCCTTGAAGGCGGTAACAACGGCGGACACGCAGCTAACAACTCTTATTCTACCCTCACCCTTGCAGGTGGCGGTGGAGGCTCATTCTCAGTGGGTATGCCAGGACAGGCTTGGGGTCAGACAACCAACGCGTCTACATCCTCACAGGTTGGTACCAACACAGGATCAACTGCAGGTATCTATAGCCACACATTCCCAGTTCGTGGAAACCTTGGCGGATTCTCGCATATAGATAACGGCGGTAACGCATCATACCTTTCAGCTCAAGGTGGAGACGGTGGCCTTGGCCAGCTTATCTCTGGTTTGACTTCTGGTTCACCTCTTGGCCTCACCCTTGGTGGTGGCGGTGGTGGAGCTGGTTGGGGATCATCTTCAGCATCACTTACATACCCAGGCCGTGGAAACGGTGGCGGTGGTAAGGGCGGCGGAACATATATCGCTGACGAATACAACAACCAGTACTACTTTGCTCGTGGCCTTGATGCTACACCTAACACCGGTGGTGGCGGAGGTGGTGGCGGTTCTCTACAGAACAACTCACCATTTGCACTTATCACACATACAGCCGCAGCAAATACTATTAACTTCGAAAACTGGAATCAGGATAACTACAAGATGGTGGGATTGTATAACGCAACCCCTATCCAGTCTTCTGGTGCAGCCATTGCTGCTGGTACCTATGGTATGCAGGTAACGATTGGTGACAATGGTTCAGCTAAGGTTGTAACTGCTTGGCAGGAATTCCCAATCCTTCCTCGTACAGTTCTCTACTTCCCAGTTGTAGCGTTCCAACTAGCAACAGCACCTCAGGGTGTTACAAACGCTACTCTCTTCCCAGGATTGTCAAAGCGTGTTCGCCCAACAGTTCGTTGGAAGGATGCAACTAACACAATCATCCGTGAAGATCGCCCAGCATATGATGCAATCTTTACAGCACTATCAACAACTACCTACCTTGGACCTACAGCAGGTTACGCACAGTCTGGTGGTTGGGCAACATTAGCGGCTCCTGCAAACGCTTACTTCTTCGACCTAACATATGAATTCGATTACTTTGATGGTGGTGACGTTGTTTACGTAGACAACGCGGCAGCTGCTGTCCAGTACCTTGGATACATTGGTCAAGGCGGTAACGGTGCTGACGGTTATGCTATCGTTCGTTACTTCGACAAGACTTCACTCTAAGGAGAGCATATAAATGGCTAATTACGCATTACTATCAAACGGTAAGGTTATCAATCACCTTATCGCGGCATCAGTGGCCGACCTAGGTGAGCAGGCGTCTATCTACGACGTTGTCGATATCACTAACGTCTACCCACAGCCTTCTACAAATTGGACACTTGAAGGTGGTGTATGGTTCCCACCGCGCACTATTGACAAAACTAAATCTGACTGGAATGGTGTTGGATTTAACGATCCAGCCATTACAGTAGAACTTATCCAGGCTGCTCTCGAAGCACCTAAGGATGACTCTAAGAAATCATCTAAGAAGGAAGACTAACTAAATGTCAGTTACATCTGTACCCGGGGTACTTGTTCAAGGACAAGATGCCGCTATTAGTAGTGCCCAGTTATCTCGGGTACAGGTGTTTCCAAACTGCTCAGGAACTTTTAACGTAAACCCAACCGATGGTGGGTTTGTTCAGCTAAACTCTATAGCAGCGGATTCAACAATTAACTTTATTGGTATCCCAAACCAACCAACTGTATGGTACGTAGAGGTTTCAAATAGAGGAACTAAAAACGTAACATTTAACGGAGTAACTTGGGATGGAGGATCTGCCCCATCTATTGTTAGCTCCGGACGTACTACTCTTATCTTTACTTCGTTTTTTGGTAACTCAATTAACGGAGCTTTGTTTCACGCTAATCTAGCTTCCTAAGGAGTATCGTGCCTTTTTCATCTTACCCTGATATTTATCGTGCGGGTACTTCTGCGTACAATACTGCCGTTGCTTTGTCTACAAAAAGCATTTTTGCAACACCTAGCTCAAATCAGACGGTTAATCCGTTGGCAACACCATACGTAAAGGTGAATAGACCCTCTACTGTTATTACACTTAATTTTGATATTGCTTCAAGTTTTGTTGGCCCTCAGGCGTATATTCCACTAAGAAACGTCACATACACAACATCTTCTCAAGTTATTGGGGCTATTTGGACTGTAGAGTACGTGCCTAATACTTCAGGACAAATCCTTAACTTTGCAATCACATCCCCAGCTTCCGGAACCTCTATTGTATGGGATGGCGGATCAGCTCCGTCTGGACCAACAACATATGCGGTTTACCAGTTCTACACTCTTGATGGACTTAACGTTAAAGCAAAGGTATTGGTGAACTACTAATGGGTCTTACAACATATCCTCAGCCATTTCAAAAAAGTGCACAGGCATATATTAATGCGGGAATCACCTATAACGGAGCTAGCGGCCAGCTTCTTGCAACAGGCTTTATAGGCTCTACTCAGTCCCTTGGCTCATATCAAGCAGGCGGTTATGTATATGCTTCAATTCCAACAGGACAGACAACAACCCTTTCTTGGTCAGCGCCTTCCAGTACAGCTTATGGCTCTACCTGGTACGCTGAGATTTACGTCCCCACACTTGCCGTAAGCACTACGGTAGCTGCAGCTATCTCAGCTTTAACTACTGATACGCTTGCAGCATCTGGAAGCACAGTCATTAATATTTCAAGCGCTGTCGGAATTACAACCGGTTTGATTGTAACTGGCCCGGGAATTGCAGCAGCCACTACAGTTTCTGCTGTTGGTGTTAACCAGGTAACGTTATCAAACGCCATTACCCGTGACGTATTTAAGGGAACAGCATTTACATTTACACCAACTAATGCTACTTGGCCGAGCGGAGCCACGGCTTTGCCTTTAACAAACGCCGCTAATATTGTTACTGTAGCTGGTAGTGGAACAAACGCTACTTGCACAGGTCTTGCGGCAAGCACATATGTAACTTCTGTATCAAACAGCGTAGTTACTCTATCTGCAGCCACAACTGGCTCTATTGCCGCTGGAACAGCTTTTACATCTACACCTGCTATTACTTGGTCAGGTATCTCATGGCACAACAACGTAACTCCTACACAAGCTATTGGTGGTCGCAGTATCTATCTATTCACTGCTCCCGGAGATGGGTCGCTTATTTACGGACGCCAAATCATGGCTAACTTAGCTGGAGCTGGGCTCTAATAAACTAAGCGGGGGCGCATGAAAGTAGCAGTATACGCAATTGCTCTTAACGAAGAGCAGTTTGTTAAACGTTGGTATGAATCAGCTATAGAAGCTGACTATCTCCTTATAGCTGACACCGGATCTACAGATAATACGGTAGAGTTAGCTAAGTCACTAGGAATTGTGTGCCACACAATTAGTGTAAAGCCTTGGAGGTTTGATGATGCTCGCAATGCTAGCCTGTCTCTTATACCCAGTGATATTGATTATTGCATTGCTCTTGATCTAGATGAAACTCTAGTTCCTGGTTGGCGCCAACATTTAGAGGTTGCCAACACAAACAAATGGACTCGTCCACGATACCTATTTACTACAAGCTGGAATCCTGACGGATCACCAGGCATGCAGTTCAGCGGTTTTAGAATCCACGCTCGCAACGGTTACCGTTGGGTATATCCAATACATGAAATGCCGGAACCCTACAGAATCGAAGAGACTACCGGATGGGTAGATCTACAGATCGAACACCATCCCGATGATTATAAATCTCGTGGGCAGTACTTGCCCCTACTACAAGAGGCCGCTAAAGAAAACCCAGATGATGATAGGTGCGCTTTTTACTACGCACGTGAACTTTACTTTTACCAGCTCTATGAAGATGCTGCGGAAGAATTTAAACGCCACCTATCATTACCTAAAGCTTGGTGGGTAGCTCAGCGCGCAGCTTCCTACAGATACCTTGGAGAATGCGATCCAGACAACGCAGTTACCTGGTGGACAAAAGGATACCAAGAAGACCCCGTTCGTAGAGAGTGTGCGGTAAAGCTTACCGAGTATTACTACAAAAAAGAAGACTGGGTTATGTGTAGAGAGTGGGCTAAGAAAGCTCTAGACATAGAAACTAAAAGCTTAGACTATTTCTGTGAGCCTTGGGCCTGGGGATCTTTACCAAACGATTACCTAGCTATAGCCTCCTACAACCTGGGGGAGTACGAAACTGCCCTAGAACAGGGTAGAATTGCCTATAGTTTAGACCCGACTAATGAGCGCTTAGCCGTTAATATTAGTCATTACACCGAAAAACTATAGGAGTATAAATGGCTACAGCCAACTATTCGATTCTAGGTCAGGCGCAACCAGTAGGGTCAAATATTGATCTATTTGCTTGTCCCGCTGCTACTCAGGCGGTCCTATCAACAATCGTAGTAAGTAACACTACCGCTACCTCAGCTACAGCTACAGTATATGTACGCAAGGCTACCGGTACCTCTCCGGCGGCGGCTGGAACAAATAACGCTATTATGTACGCAGCGCCAATCTCAGCAAACAGTCTTCAAACCCTAACGATTGGCATCACATTGGGTGCCTATGATACTATTACTGTATCTTCCGGAACGTCCGGAGCTATTACATTTCACGCATTCGGAACAACGGTGGCATAATGTCAAAACGACAATTTCCAGAACCTTCTGCAACTGACTACGTATTAGAGTCAACATCTAACATCAAGGAAGACCGCACTGCTACAAAAGTGGTTTCTCCTACAACTGTTACTACCGGCGCTCTTCGTAACATCTATGCTTCCACTAATGCGCCCGTTGCTAGCGATGGCGCTGATGGAGACATCTGGCTTAAGTACGTGTAAGCAATGGCTGAGTACATCAAGCAGGGCGGTACTTGGAAGCAAGTATCCGATGATACTACATCTAGCACAGTAGCTTACATTAAGGTAGGTGGTGTTTGGCGCGGAGTAAACGCGCAGTACATTAAAGTAGCGGGAACTTGGCGAGCAGTTTCTGCGTTTGCGGCAACATATACAGTCCCTAACGTTGTAGGTTTAGATCTAGCCTCAGCACAGGCCATTATCACCAGTTCAGGAAACGCGGTAGGTTCTACATCAACTACTGCTTCTGGAGCGACTTCTGGAAACAACGGACAAGTTCAATCACAGTCCGTAGCTGCAGGCACGTATAGCTCTGCTCAAACCATTAACCTAGTAACATATGCGTACTCTGCACCGATTATTAATCAGATTATTTCTGTAGGTGTTATTGCTACCCCTGCACAGCAAGACTCTATATCTAGCTATGATACCGCTGGCTACATCGGAGATACGTTACATATTTATGGTAATTTTACTAAGAGCATTACTAACATTACTGTTGGCGGTACGTATGTAAGCTACAGTCAAACCTCGTCGAGTATATCTTGGACTATGCCAAGTATTTCTGCTGGTTCTTACAGCGTCCAGGTCTTCGATGGTCAAGTACCTCTTTTATCTGCTTTTACGGTAACTAACTACGGTACACGCCCATCAATTCAGATTGCTTTTAATCCTATTCAGATCCAGGTACCTCAGATTCAGATTGCGTTTAATCCTATTCAGATTAACTTTAATCCCATCCAGATCCAGGTACCTAATGTTAACTTTGTTACTGTTTTAGTTGGTGCAACAACAATTATTCAAATTAGATCTTCACAAGTTCAAAATATCTTCTACCACTCCTACTATATTAGCCCTTACTACGGTGTACGAGTAAGCTGTATTCACGGAGATACCTTTATGAAAGTATATGAGGGAGACACGATTACAACTAAAAAGGCTAGAGATATTGAGCCTGGCGATGAGTTAGTTGGTGTGGTGTTTAAGGAACTTGACCCTAGTGTTAAGGTAAATACCTATGACTGGCAGGCCACAAGCCTTACCTACGATACTCTTGAAAAGACTACTGTTGTTAAAGTTGAGCCGTCAGTCCATGAACGCTTCATGTACTTTAACGATGACGAGACTTCAGTATTTTCTATGTCAGAGCCTATGCTTGTAGGGCGAAACGGTCAATACGAGTTCTTTGCTTCTGGTATGATTCTGGAAGGCGATACTCTTTACAAGCTTAAATCAGACCACTCTGGTTATGAAGAGGTACTCGTAGAAAAGATTACATTTACTAGAGGAGAGGATGACGGGTTTAATTTCCACTGCGAACCTGATCACGTTATCGTAGCTGGGGATTACATCGTTCACAATAAGTAATGACATACTCAAGGGCAGAAGAGTTACTACCGGGTGTTAAAGCCTATTACGATGTTTGGCCAGAGTCCCAGGACTTCATAAAAAAACTAGAGCTTGACTCTGAAAAAGGTCTTGCTTGGGTTCCTGCAGCTATAAATAAAGAGGGCAAAGGCCCAGTAGTAGACACCCAAATTAGGGTTTTAGATGTCCTTAGCATAACTAGGTTTGAATCTGGGTTGAATACTGATAGGCCTTTAGTTGAGGCGGCTTACGACGCTTACACAAAACTGTCTTCAAACTTAGACCCAATTGTTGATGAGTATGTTAAAGAGTTCAGCGTAGCGGTGACCTCCAAAGAGCCTTACCAAATACTTAGGTATAAGGAGAGTAACTTCTTTAGATATCACGTAGATGACTCCCCAAATAGGCCTAGACGATTGTCCTATTGCTATTATGTAAATGACGATTACGAGGGCGGTGAGCTTCACTTTGGAAAATTTGATAAGACCATTAAACCCGAAGCCGGGCAGCTAGTCGTATTTCCATCCAACTATCTGTATGCTCATGCCGCTAGACCAATACTAAACGGAACAAAATATGTGGTGTCATCATGGTGGAATTAACTTTTGTGTCTATAGACGGGGTGCCCAGCCCCGAACCTGATAGAACGAGCACTACCCTTCCTAAATGGTACAGGGAGGCTTCACGGTATTTTGAGGGCACTAAGAACTCTACTTTTAAGAACTGCATGGCTTTTTTTGATGCCATGAGTGCGGGGTACGTACTTATTACTCCTTGCGATATTACTGTTATACAGAAAGAGGGCAAGCCTATAATTGAGCTTGATTCCCGGTTTCAAACCTTCATATCTTCTCGTGCCCCTATGGACCAATTTCATGCACCAGAGGGCTACCATAAAGAGCATTATGCGTTCTTAATGCAGTGGGGGATATCAACCCCGCCAGGTTATAGCAGCCTATGCATTTCGCCCTTAAACCGTTTTGATCTCCCATTTATAGTCACTAACGGGATTATAGACAGCGACAACTTATCTACCCCCGGGAACGTACCCTTCTTCATCAGAGAGGGTTACGAGGGTGTGATTCCTGCGGGAACCCCCTACCTCCAAGTAATCCCTTTTAAGAGGGAGGAGTGGAACGCTAAGTCAGTAAGGGAAGTTGATTTACTAAACTTAAGGAAGTACAATAAGATCGGATTTAAACTTCGAGGCGTGGTTAGCAACTACTACCGAGAAAACTACTGGGTTAAAAAAATCTACAGGAAGAGGGCTCAATGATTATCCAGATTATCGGTCTGCCAGGATCTGGTAAGACTACTTTAGCTACCGCACTTAAAGAGCGCATCAACGCAGTTCATTTAAACGCGGATTACGTACGCTCCACCATTAACTCTGATTTGGGTTTTGCCCCAGAGGATCGTGTAGAACATGCACGCCGTATGGGGGAAATGGCACGTATGCTGTCCGGCCAGGACCTAGATGTAGTCGTAGACTTTATATGCCCAACACAAACAACACGAGAAGCTTTTGGTAAGGCTGACATAGTTGTATGGATGGATACCCTTAAGGAAGGGCGCTTTGAAGATACAAACAAACTATGGGAAACCCCTACATCCTTTGACTATAAGTTTGAGACATTTGATGCAGATGCTAATGTCAACAATATTATCTTTACATCCAACCTTCATGACTGGAAGGCGCCAACAACCCTAATGCTTGGTCGCTATCAACCATGGCATGAAGGGCACCACGCCCTATACCATGAGGCTAAGAACCGTACACAACAGGTAATGCTTGGGGTACGCAACACTCAAGGTACCAGCCCTAAAGACCCATTAAGCTTTGATGAAGTAAAGGGCTATATATCAGCTGATCCTGCTATGAATGGGGCCATGGTTATCAAGATGCCTAATATTACAAACATCGTATACGGCAGAGATGTTGGGTATAAGATCGAACAAGTTAAGTTAGGAGATGAAATTGAAGCCATTAGTGCTACTCAAAAACGTAAAGAAATGGGTATCTAGCCTGCTTGACCTTATGTCGTTAGGGGCGGGACAATGAACGTAACCCATTCAAGATCTTTTACTAAAGCCGTTACTTGGCGACTTACTGGAACTTTTGACACCTTTATTCTTTCATATGTAATTACTGGAAAAGCTAAGCTCGCTTTAGCAATTTCAGGGATGGAGATATTTACCAAAATATTTCTTTATTACGTACATGAACGCGTTTGGAACAAAGTTCAGTGGGGAAGAGATGAAGTTTAAGTCTTTTTATCATTTGCATGCCCCAAAGACTGGGGGTAGGTTTGTACTCAATAATGTCCTGCACCTTCTGTATTCGCACATGGAGGCTGCAGGCATTGAGGTTATTAACAATGTTCCTATTGAGCATCCTGGTGCACACAGCGCTTGGCTCCCACAAATTAATGACGATACCTACGTATTCTCTACATTCAGGGACCCAGTAACACATTCCTGTAGCCTGTTTTTTCATATGGTGGCGATGGAGGATGCACCACAGTTTTTTCCAAACCCCCCTGTATTTACACCTAAACTTTTAAATTCAAGATACCTTGTAAACTACATGACAGCTGGTGGGTTTAATGGGTATTTGATGAGCAATTTTCAGTCTAAAAACTTTTTGTATGATCGCCCCTTTTTTGGTGGGCCCATTGAAAAAGATATAGACCCGGCAATTAAAGACGATGTTTTGATGCAAAGAATTCGCAGAACAAACCTCCTTTTACGCATGGAGCAGATACCCCAAAACCCAGAAGTTTTAGCTGCCAAGCTGATAGACGACCTGGAACTACCTATTACTATCGAGCAGTTTAAACAAGATTATGCAGCTAAGCTGGATTTTCTTACAGTCCTAAACCCCCTGCTTATAGTAAAAGAAAACGCAGATTTGGCTCGTTCTTTGACCGAAAAGGATCTGGAAACCATTAAACCTTATATAGCTGTTGATCAGGGTATATACTCTGACGATAGTGTATTTTATACATTTGATCAGGAGAACTAAATGGAAGTCAGTACGCATTGTAACGGGAATGTAAAGATCATCCAGGGTTTCTTCACTAAAGAAGAAGCTGCTGAGCTGTCATCTTGGTTTGACACTTTTCCATTCGAAGACTTAGAGGTAAGCTCTGTTAAGTTTTGGGGTAAGAAGCAGTTCCATCACAGCCTTCAACATGACCCTAAATGGGCTCCGATTTTTGCTCCAGTAAAGCACATCACCGACACAATTGATGAGCGTATTAGACAAGCCCTCGACTTAGTGCAGCCCGGCCAAACCTGGCATGCATGGCCTACTGCCTTCATTAAAATGTACCCTGGATCTAACCCAAATGATTATGATGCAGATAAAATGGAGATGTTTTATCACATGGATAATCAAGCGCATATGGCTACCTTGATTACCTGGGGTGGGGTTATGTATCTCAACGAAGACTACGAGGGTGGCGAAATTAGATACCCAGTTTATGATTTTGAATACAAGCCTGTTGCAGGTAGCATGGTTTTGCACAGCGGTTTTACGGTTCACGGAGTAAAGAAAGTTACAAAGGGTAATCGTTACGGATTGACTTCTTTAATTAGCCGAGACGGGCACTGGAATAATGGCTGCTTACCTACACCTACAGGTAAACCTGAAGGACCTTCATATATCTACCCTATGGGTTATTGGGGTCGCCGTGTTGGTGACGACCGTGTTGATCCCGGAGCGGATATCAAGATTTTACGTCCAGATGGAACTACCCGACCATATTGCGATAACCCATCAGTAGGCATCGACCTATGGAATAAAAAGTATATGAGGACGTATAGTTAATGCGCGGAGAACGCAGAATCGGTAGATTTAATATCCCTAATGAAAGGTCCTCTATTATTGCTGGGACTTCTTCTGAGCTTGTTCGTACGGTAGGGAACTCTGTTCAATGGTATATCTATAACTCAGTGGCTACTGTTGTAGACCCTATTTACGATGTTGGTAGTTCAGCTGGTGGACGTGTGTGGTACGACCCTTTGACTATCCCAGTAATTAAAGCGGTTGTTTATCAGGGTGCTTCTATGCAGAATGACCGTGGTTTTTATAATACAGATATCTTGCGAATCACCATGAATATGGACGTTATTGAGGGGGCTACCAACCTGTACGGTATGGAGGCTGAAACCTCACATCACTTTAAGGACATACTAACTAACCCCGATCATTTTCTTCGGGATAGGGTTGTATTTAGAAATGAAGTATTTAGTCCGGACCGTATTCAAGGAATGGGCCTTGTAAATAACAGGTACACCGTTTTATCCGTTGACTGTGTTCAGGTCAACTCTGAAGAAATGGTCAATGACAGCCAGTTCCAGTACTTTGCAAACTGGAATGCCACAGATGAGCCGGTCAATTAAATGGCTAAAATCAAGGTTACTGGCAAGGTCCACGTCGTAAAGAAGAATAAAAAAGGTGAGGTTATAGTTGACCATGCCGGTAAAAATGACCCTAAATGGGATAAGATTAACCTAACTAAGGTAGCTGGGGCTAAGACTATTAAGTCTGGGGTGAAGGCAACTAAGGCCTACCACAAGACCCACCCGCATAAAAAGACAGGATCAAAATGACAGAAGAGATTATTTCAACAGAGGGTGCGACTGTATCTGATGACGCAGTTGTTCACTTTGATATTACCCCGGGTGTAGACTACCCACTAGAAAACCCAAAACTTGAAGATATCGTAGCTTCTGAAGAATCTGAAGAAGCCCTAGAAAAGGACGAAGAATAATGTGCGCTACATGTGGTTGCGGCAAGAAAACCGCTAAGAAAGCAGCTAAGAAGGCTCCTGCAAAGAAAATGACAGGTAAGCAAAGCAAGCTTGATATGAACAAAAACGGCAAGTTAGATGGTGCTGACTTTGCAATGCTACGAAAGAAGAAGAAGTAATGTGCGCTAAGTGTGGCTGTGGCTGTAAAGCCGGTAAGCCAGTAAAAGGTTGCAAATGTACCTGCCCTACATGCGCAGGGGCTAAAGATAAGAAGCAAGATGCCAAGGTAATGAAGGGCATGTCTTCTAAAGAAAAGTCTTCTTTTGAAAAAGCTGACAAGAAGATGGACAAAAAGAAGCCATCTGCTAAGGCAGATATGAAGATGGACAAGGCTTTAGCTAAAAAGATTAAAAAGAAGGCCAAGAAGAAGTAACGACTTAGCCCCCGAAAGGGGGCTTTTTCGTTTACCCTTATACCTGACGCCGGAGAAATCCGGAACCCTGCTGTTTTACCTTGCGCCTTCCTATGGAGGAATTATGATCTTTTTAGTCAACCGGTTGAATCGGGCTGAGTCCGAAGCCGACCGTGAAGAGTTTGTTCGAGGAATTGCTAATCTAAATAAAGATGGCAATCGTAAAGTCGCAGTGGGATTTGTCGCTGGATATTTACTCTCGAAAGCTCTTCGCAAAAATGGCTAGAATCCATCGCAAAGCAGCTTCTCGACTTCACTCTGAAATTGTAACCAGAGCTAAACAACACACAACAGACATGCGCTATGAAGCGCATTCTTCCGGCTGGCCTGCCCACCTAGTTGCCGCCCTAAACGTTAGAGTTACACCTGAGGGTCACTACAAAGTTCAGTACCCTAAAGATTTAGAACATGAAATCCTTACCTTAGAGTATGGTACTGAAGATGTTCCCCCATCTCCGGTAATGCGAAACTACTTTACTAAAGTAGGTAACTAATGCCATTTATTTTAAACGAAGAGGCTGCTCTCAAAGTCCTGCTTTCTGGCATGACTGTTGCTGACGCTGGATCTCAATCCCGACCTGTAGGCGTATTTTATGGGCAACCCGATAAAGAAATTCGTCAACAAAACTATCCCTATATCACTATCGATTTGATCAATATATCTGAAGCTACAGAACGTGTTCAATCAGGAACAGTGGTAGTTCCTTATGAGCCAGAAGGTTGGGATGGCGTATCCAGCTTGCGTACCCCTTACCCAATGCCAATAAATTTAGATTATCAAATCACAACTTTTTCTCGTCAACCACGACATGATAGACAGATTCTGGCTCAGCTTCTTAGTATAGGAAGACTGCCAGTTAGATTTGGTGCCCTAACAATCCCTCAAGATAACACAAATCGAAGAGTGGAGAATCTTGGGTTTTCCAAAAGAGACACAACTGAAGCGGACAAACGTCTTTTCATGAACGTCTTTTCAATAAGAATCGCTTCTGAAATCTTCAGAACCGAATTCAATACAAAGGACTATATTGTCCAAACAAGAAATATTGGTGTCAAAACCGATACAGGATCTACACCCGTAAATCCAAACACCGACCTATATCATCTGTTACAAACGCAACAAGCACAAATCGTATAAAACTCGGATCCACAAGAAAACAACCTAACTAATTAAGGAGAAAACCTAATGGCTACAACATACAGTAGACCAGGCGTCTTTATCCAAGAAGTGGAACTTCCACAGACGATTGACCTCTCTGACAATACCAATGCTATTGGTGCGTTTGTCGGTGCTTTGGCTAAAGGTCCTACGAACGTTCCAGTTCTTATTTCTTCTTGGCAGCAGTTTGTCAAGATTTTTGGAGGACTCCAAGACGCATACCCAACAACCTGGGCAGCCTATAACTTTTTTGCTAATGGCGGCCATGACCTCTACATCCAGCGTGTAACAGGTTCAGGATCAGCTGCTGCTTCAGTAATGCTTACTGATTCCTCATCTTCACACATTAACACTATTCTTGTACAAGCTGCAAGTAAGGGTTCATGGGGAAATAGCCTTGCTGTTTCAGTAAATGCTGCCGGCTCATCTACTAAGTTTGGTATTTCAGTTTATGGTTCACCAACCATTGCTGGTAATGCTACCTCAAACTTGCTAGAAACCTACACAGATTTGAGCATGGATAAGACAGACCCACGATACTTTGTATCTGTCATCAATACTCAGTCCTCATTTATTGGTGTATTTGATCAGAACTCAGCATCTGCTGCGCCTACAAATATGCCTACAAGTGGATCTACACTCTACGCGCTAGGTTCAACAGCTGCGGGTGCGGACGGCTCAACACCAACACGTACTAACTACAACACAGCTTTGTCAAGCTTTGATCCAGTACAGAACCCACTAGTAATGTACAACCCAGATGCTCCATACCTTTACAACACATCTACAGGTAGCGGAACAGATCGTACTAATTCCATTGGAATTCTTAGCGACCTTGTTACCTACTGCCAGGGACGTGGTGATGGATTTGCTGTTCTCGATACCCCTCAGGGACTATCAGCTTCAGAAGCTCAGACATATGCAAATGACGTAGACGCTGCTTTTGCCGCATCATCTGATGGTGGCGTTTGTGCAGTTTACTACCCATGGCTTTTAATTCCAGACACCCTAAAAGCTACACCAGGAGTGACACGTCTACAGGCTCCAGGAGCTTCGGTAGTGGGTCAGTACCTAGCTACAGATGCAGCTCGTGGCGTATTCAAGACACCAGCAGGATTGACAAACCGAGTGAACTTAGCAGTAGCTACAGACCACCAGTTTACAAACGCTGAGCTTGATTCTCTCAACACTTCTTCAAACCCAGTTAACGTTATCCGCCAGGTTCCTGGTGCCGGTATCTGTATCATGGGTGGACGTACACTAAAGGCTACACCTGGCGGACGTTACATCAACGTACGTCGCTCTCTAACATACATTGAAAAAGAAGTTAAAGATCTAACATCTTTTGCTATCTTTGAAAACAATGATGCTAATCTATGGAATCGTATTGGCGTTGCCATTGGCACCTTCTTGGGTACCTACTGGCAGCAAGGCGGCTTGCGTGGAAACAAGCCAACTGATGCTTACTACGTACGATGCGACGCAAGCAATAACTCTATGGCTGACATTATGAGCGGTAAAGTTAATATTGAAATTGGCGTTGCTCTCGAATATCCGGCCGAATTTGTGATCATCAAGATCGGTCAACTTACTGGAAACGCTACGGCATAAGGAGATATGAATAATGCCACTATCAATTGATAACATCAAGAGAGGTTTAACTACGGATCCAATCCGTACGTTTAAATTCTTGGTAACAATCACACCTAATACCGACGACGGTAAGTGGGATGTCGCTAAGTGGAACCAGATGGGCTTTGTATCTCTATCGGGACTAAGCGTCTCAACAGAGCCTATTGCGTACCGCGAAGGTGGATATAACACTAACGTGCACCAGATTCCTGGTCAGTCGTCTTTCACACCTATCACTTTGTCTCATGGACAAATGCTAGGACAGACCCAGAATCAGGCGTGGATGAAGCGCCTATTCTCAATCCTAACTCCGGGTGCTACTTCAGGTGTTGGTGCGGACTTCCGTTGCACCGTTGACATTGCTGTACTAAGCCACCCAAACCCAGCTGGAGCTACAGGTGCTGGACAAGCTACCTCAGCAACAGACCAGGGGCAGCACGTAGCTATGCGCTTCCGAGTGTATAATGCTTGGATTGCTAACCTTGGTTACAGCAACTTAGATGCAGGACAAAGCACACTCATGGTTGAAGAAATGACCCTCGTTCACGAAGGTTTTGACGTAATCATGGCTAAGGACTACACAACAAGCGCAGCTAACTTCACAAACTAATAATAGAAATAGGTATACAAGATGGCAACTGAAACAACGATTAGCGCGGCGGATTCGCCAGCTATGGCTAATAAACTAGTTGAAGATGCTCTTTCCGATCAGACGGTGGAGTCAACCGAGAAACCCCCGGTTGCCTCTCCCTCTGACGGTGAAGTTACTCTACCTGGTGGTCTTGATGATCCTTTTGAAGGTTTAATCAAGACTGCCAGAGTACGAGAGCTTACCGGAGCAGATGAAGAAATTATTGCAAGAATTACGGACCCTGGCAAATCTTTGCTCACCATTCTAGAGCGTGGAGTTGAATCTATTGGTGATAAGTCTATGGATAAAGAAACTCTAGACAGCCTACTAGCTGGTGACAGAGAGATGCTTCTCTTGGCTATTCGCAAGGTAACCTTTGGAGAAGAAACCCAGGTTGGGCCTGGGCTATGCCCAAGCTGTTCAGAAGAGCAGACATTTACTATCAATCTAACTGACGATGTTGAGGTTAAGCAGCTCGACGAATCAGATCGCCACTTTACTGTAAAGAGTAAAGTAGGGGATATTGAGGTATCTCTGCCAAACGGAAGTGTGCAGAAAGCATTGGTAAATGCTTCAAACAAGAACTCTGCTGAACTAGATACTATTATTTTAAACGGATGTGTAACATCCATTAATGGCCTTCCGGTCCTAAATACTAAGGTAATTAAAGACCTTGGAATCAAGGATCGTAGAGCTATACTTAAGGCAATATCAGACCGCAACCCAGGTCCACAACTCGGAGCAATTAAGAAGAACTGCAGTTCCTGCGGGTCGGAGGTCCCGCTTCCGCTCACCTTGGCGGAACTATTTCAAGAGTGAGTTAAGTTATGAATTCTTAATTGAATCATACGAATTACTCTCGAAGGCCTACCCAGGCTGGACATTGCAGGACATAAGATCGTTCTCTTTCCGTGAGAGAACAATGTGGATACTACGTATTAGGTAAAGGCGGTGATAACCCTTGGCAATTAACAATATGTTTTCTGCGGCAGATGATGACGTAGAAGGTATCGGAACCACGTTCGATCGTGAGTTCGAAAAAGCTTATAAGATTCTTAAGCAGATGCATGTCGAAACTAAAGGCATGAAAGAAGATGCTGAGGGTGCCGCTGGAGCCTACGCTGGAAAACAAGTAGGCGGAGGCAAACTTGGCCTAGGTACAATGCCTTTGCGGTCTGCTCTTGGACAATTCAGTAGGGGTCAATTAGCTGTAGGCGGAGCTATGGCAGCTGGATCTGTAGCCATGAGCATGGCTCCAAACACCATGTCAGCGGTTGCCCAAAGGATGTATGCGGACTCCGTAGCGGGTCTTAGTGGTATGAAGGCAAGCCAGGTAATTAGCCAGTCTAATCGCCTTGTAAACGGCGCTACAAGCGCTGGTGGGCCTACTGCAGCAGCTGCTAATCTTTTCTATCAGGGCGGTTACTCTGCAGGCTCTCTCAGCTCAAGGAACATTATGTCAAGCCTTGGTGGTCTTAGCGCCATCACTGGTGGAACAAATGAGCAGGTAGCTTCAAGCCTTGCAAGCATTAATGGTATGGGATTCCTTCGTGGTGGCGTTCGTATCCGCGACAATAACGGTAACCTATTACCAATTAATCAAATTGTCAACTCAGTCTATACCGTGCTTTATGGTGGACGTAAAGTTACCGAACAACAAGCTGCAATGCTTCTTAACCCTAACTCAAAGGGTTATCAGACACTTATGATGTTAACAGGTGGTGACACTAACCTGATGAACACCATCGCTATGGCTGTAATTACTCGTGCGCGTAAGGGAAGCAACCTTACAAAGAAAGACTTGGGAAGCGCTAACCAAGCATTAAATGTTATGGGTGTTGAAGGTAATAGCCCAATTAGATCTAATTTTAAATTTGCCGCTTCAGAAAATAATGCCCTAGCTGCTACTCAAGCTGGGTTGGTTAACGGGTATAACGTATCTTTAAATACTGTAGCGGCGCTTAACAATGGGTTTGCTGAACTTGCTAAAACTCTAAGCCCAGTTACATATGGACTTATGAGTCTTAAAGGCGCTCTTCAAACATTTCCACAAGCTGGAAATATGGGCGGAACTCTTTCTGGCATTGGCTCAATGATTAGTGGTATGGGTGGCCAAGTTTTACAAACCGCAATGATGGGTAAGGTACTGGGTGTCGGTCGTTTTGCTACCTCAGGCGCAACAGCATTAGAAGGAGCGGCGGCTACGGGTGTTGCCGCAAACGCAGCTAAAGGTGCCAAAAACTTTAAACTAGGTCGTGCAGGAAAACTTGGTGGTGGAGCATTAGTTGCAAGCATTGCTCAAGCCCTTATTAACTCTCTACCCGGAGTTAAAAATCATCAAAATAGCGGAATTGTTAAAGCTGGAAACTTTGCGGCAAATGTGGGTAAAGATGCGTTAACTGGAGCTGCAATTGGAGCATTAATTCCAGTATTGGGTGAAACCGGTATCTCAGAGGCTATTGGAGCTACATTAGGAACCGGCTATGGGATTGTTTCGCAATTGTTTGGCGGTAAAGGTGGAGGCTCTGATGGTAGCGGTGGAAACAACAATACCGGTAGCTCATCTGGATCTTCTGGTGGATTAGGTATGCCTGTTCCTAGGGGAACACCTATTTCATCACCTTATGGTAATCGTCCTGGAGGACACGGCGTTAAGCCTGGATTCCACCCCGGCATTGATTACGCAACACGAGTAGGTACTCCAGTCCAAGCTATGGCTGATGGTGTTGTAACTAAAGTTGGAAATGAAAAAGCTGGTTGGGGTAATTATGTTCTTATTAACCACGGCTCTGTATCAACCCGTTATGCACACCTTAGCCAAATCTCTGTAAAGCAGGGGCAGACTGTTAAGCGTGGACAAGTAATTGGTAAGTCTGGCGGTCTTAAAGGTGCAGCTGGTTCGGGTAATTCTACTGGTCCGCATCTTCACGCAGAAGTTTTAAAGGGAAATAAAACCGTAAACCCTCAAGGTTTCTTTGGAAAAGTTGGCGGATTCTTAGGAAACCTATTTAAAGATGGCATTAATATGGCCAAGAATGTTGCCGGATTCCTTACTGGTGGAAATACGCATAATGAAATAACTAATCCTTTTCATAATACTCAAAGTATGACTGGAAAAACCATAGGAACGCTTAGTAGCTCCAGCCTTACATCTATCTTAAATGGTGATTTAAATAGGGGTAAGTCTGTTGGGTATTCTGATATTGAGAATTGGTTTGGATCTAAGAAACGATCTATGTATCTAAACCACAACCAAGATTCTTTAATTAACAACTCTTATAACGCTGGTAAAGATGAGGTTGCCGGCCGAATGGCTGGCGGAAGCCGTAAGGGAATGATTGAGGTTCTCCGCAGAGCCGGGTTCTCAGGCAAGGCATTAGACACAGCTTTTGCCGTGGCAATGGCTGAATCTGGTGGTCGTATGGATCGACCAGGTGACGTTGGCATTCAAACCAAAAAATGGGGGCCAAGTTACGGTATGTTTCAAATTCGTTCTTTAAAGCATTGGCAAGATTACAACGAGCCTTACCGTGACGGCAAGCGCTTAACTGATGCCGACTTCAATGCTAAATCTGCATTTACTATTTCTAAGGGGGGGACTAACTGGAAGCCATGGTCTACTTATCAAAACGGATCCTTCTTAAAATACATTGATGATGCTCACCGAGCTGAGGCAGGTCAAGGTGGTGGCAGTGGAATGCCTATGGACATCAACACAAACAATCCTAACTCTAAGCACCACATAACAAATGTAAAGGTTGAGATGAAAGTGCATATCGAAAGGTCAAGCATTGCTGAGGCTGAGCAGATGTTCCAGCATTTTGCTAAGCGTCTTGAGCACGGTCTAGCTAAGAATGTGGTGATGACTTACTAATGGCACTTACATACTACTATAATGAGTTTCTTCAACAAAAGTTAAATGGATCTTACGTGACCGTAACTTCCGCCAATGTTAATATAAACTTAAATGAAATTGACAACTCAAGCTCAAACGTATCAAAGACTTCTCTTCTCTATGTAATTAAAGCATATGAACTTGACTCTACAACGGGGCGTAGTCGACAGTTATCTGGAGATGAAGTAAAGGTAACTGTTGGAAGTACTTGGGTAGGGTATTTTTCTAAAGTAGGTACTGTAAACAACCAGTACTTTACTGCTGCAACAAATCCTGGAGCGGGTTGGAGCATACTTGTAGCAAGCAAGCAAAATGTAGTTAAGCCTAGCTTTGTAGTCAAACTAAAATCTGATGACTCCACAATACCCTATCAGGCCATTACACAGGCTAACTGGGATGCCTTAGGCGTCGGTATGCAAGCTAACGGCACTATTTTATCTACACCACCAACTTCTCCTCAAACATTTACTGTAACTAAAGCTCAAACAGTTCCAGCAATTCCTCAGGGATTGATCACCCTTTTAAATCCTACTGGAGGAAGTGACTTATCCTACATTCAGTGGGATCCGGTAAACAAGTATTATGTGGGTATTCAACAAACCTATGTAGCTAAGACTAAGATTACAACCTATACCGCCACATATTGGAACCCTGGAAGTAGTGGTACACAGCTAAAAAACTTAACTAGAATTGTTGGTACAAACGCTTCTGGAAAACTTGCTGCTCAAAATATTCTAATTGATGCCCTTAATGGTGCGAAAAATACATCAACAAAAGTTCCTCAATTAGGCGCGGGAACTGCGCCTAAGGTTCAAAGCGTTGCGGCCCCAACAGAGGATAAAGCTAGGTTTAACCCGGTAAGCCACATAAGTACACGCGGTTATTCAAGAGGTTTAAAACTTGAAGTTTTACAAAGAACTCAACTACCCTACAGTGCTAATTCTGACCTGCCTGGTTCTATATCTCAACAATTTCAACGAGCAAATGTAGATCCATCTGCATACGTGGGTAGGCTTGGAAAGATTATTCAAGATCCAAATACGGCCACTTTAGTTAACACTAAAGATCCAAAGTCTTTATGGGGATTTAGATATACCTATAACCCAACCACAGTCCAATATTCCGTTCAAGGAAATACTTCTGTCGACTGGACACTGGGCAGTAACGATCCTGCCGCATTATTGGCAGGAAATATGCAAGTTACTTTTCAACTATACCTAAATCGAATTGCTGACATGACACAGCTTAAAACAAACAAGAGCAAAGGTTATGTGCCCGCCCTATCTGATACCGAAGTTCAGGGGCTTTTAAATCGAGGAACTGAATACGACTTAGAATTTTTGTATAGAGTGTGTAACGGTGATCCAGACGAAACTTTAGGTAAAAACCCTATGCTTAGTTATAACGGAAGTAGCGCTGATATTGGTATTTTAAAACAAGTGCCTGTTTGGCTACATATAAATGATAATATGAAATTATTTGGTTCTATAACAAATATAAACGTAAATCACGCCATGTTTACTTTGGATATGATTCCTATTTTAACTACAATTGATATTACGTTTACTCGTTACCCAGCTATATTTAATGTAGCCGATTCAAGCAAGGGTGCTGGAGCGGGCTTTGCCGCAGCATCTGGTGGGTATTTAGTAGCAAACTTTGCTAAATTTGTTGGCGGAACGTCTACAACTGCTGGTGGGGGAACTACAGGAGGTAATCCCTAATGCCTATTGAGAGAGTTTCACGTTATAACGACGGCACCTTAGCTCAGATCGAATACGCCCATACCGGGACCTATCAAATCACGGTGTACCGTAAATGGCCTGAGTATTTTGAAAAAACTTTTTTTACCTACACCTGGATATATGGGGACGCCCTACCCCTATTAGCTGACCGTTATTGCGGAGGAGCAAAATATTGGTGGGAAATTATGGATATTAACCCCGAAATTACTGACCCATTAAACATTGCTCCTGGAACAGTCATAAGGATTCCTTATGGCCAATAATTCAATTCCTACAGTTCCGCGCCCGTTTGTATGGGCTTCCAATGTTATTGGAGCTAATTTTTACGTAACTTTGCCAAAAACACCTAAGTTAGAGCTACTTGCTTTGGGTATGGAGATATATCAAAAACAAATGGAACATGATTTTGCAATTATTCACCTTAAGGGTAAGCCTTATAAGTTAGAAACACAAATTCACTACAACGACCCTATAGTTATAACCTACCAATCAGGTAAAACTAAGTCTACATTTAATGGTTATGTTAATGCGGTAAGACAAGTTAATACCGTTAAAGGCACCAGTGAAACCATTATTGAGGTTATTGGGGCGTCCTCTGTTTTAAAAGAAACCGCTCAAAAAGTATACACAAAAGCTACTGCAGACCAGGTAGTTTCTCAAATTTGTTCAAAGTTTAGCCTATCAGCTGTAGTTCAAAGAGACGCCAGAGTACGAAATGCTATTGTGCACAGTGGGCAAAGCCACTGGCAATTGTTACGATCTCTTGCTCTTCAAACCGGCCACGCCCTTCGTTGTGAAAATACTAATTTAACCTTTGTTTCTAAGGACAAAATAACCCTTACTAAAAAAGCATCTGCCCCGTATTTTGTCTATATCGATAATCCTAATGGCGGTGTTGTTTCCGAAGCATTGAGAAACTTGGGCAGTATACTTAATTTTAGCCCTATTATTTCTGATGGTTCTCCAGAAACTCATTCAAATGTTGATAGGGTTATTACCGGAAGAACTACCTCTAATAGCAATGCTAAAGGTAAGGCAATTAAGACAACCCACTCAAAAGCTGCTAAAGGCAAAGGTAAATCTTCTCAAAAACCGTCTAAGGGTGCCGTAAAACCTAGTAAGGATTTCTTTAAGAAAAAATGAGTTCTTTTTCTAAACCAAATCCAAAACCAACCTTTAAAAAACACTATCCTTTTGAGGTAGCTTCAAGCACCAATGACGCAAAACTTATTGCCGAAGCTCAGAATAAAAACCATAAATATCAGTATATGGCTGAAGTTACCGTGGTTGGGGATGCGTCAATTAGGCCTTATGACCCGATATACTTAGATAACTTACCAAATGGTTTGTCAGGATACTGGACAGTCATATCTGTAGTTCACAGGTTTGGTGGAAAACCTGGATATTACATGTTAGATCTGGTAGTGGGTACAGATAAAGTTGGAGAAACCAGCAATAATGCACCTAAAGCCACGCCGTACAGGGATGTAGAGGGTGAGCTTAACGGGCAAAGCCTCAGTGTAGGGGATTCTGTTCTAGAAGAATTTAGTTTGTCTCCGAACGAGTCAGACCTTCCAGAACCTGTAAGTAACCTTACGGAACCAAAAGTTACTCCTAGAGCAAGCTCTTTTCCAAACCCAACAAAAGATCCCTATGGTCTTGGAGCACCTAATTTTTCTCAAGTAAAGCGCACGGTAACCTGGAAAGCAAAGAAAGGAACTAAGGTAATTCAATGACCAACAATGAAATTGATTACGGTATAGATCCTCTTGGTCGTCACCGGTTTTGGGGCATTTACTCCGGAAAAGTTGTAGATATTAAAGATCCTCTTAAAAAAAGTAGGATTAAAGTGACGGTAGACCAACCTTTTGGTACTTCTAAAACTAATTGGGCTGAAGCTTGCCTTCCTATTACGTCCAACTCAAATCATCCTGATCATGAGGAGCACACTGCTGCGGATATAGCTGCTCTACTAACTACCTCTTCTAAACAGATTACAGATTCCCGAGGGGACACGGCAACAGTCCCAGCCTTGACTATCGTAGCTAAAAACTCCAATACGCTAGACCATGCCCACAAAACAACTTACAGTTCTTCCGAGAAATGGAACGATTCTCAAGAGACTAACACGACAGATGAGCATACACCCCATAGAATTATCCCTAGAGTTGGTCAAGAAGTTTGGATTATGTTTATATCTGGAGACCCTGAATACCCTGTCTGGATTGGAGTAAGGCCTTGAGTTACATCTCTTACCCATTTACCCTAGACGCTATTGGAGTTTTAGGCACTACAGATCTAGTGTCTAAAATCTATGAAGACAGACTACTTACACTACTTTCTACCCAAGTTGGTCAAAGACCTATGCGACCAACCTACGGGATAGATCTATCTCGGGCATTCTTTGAAAACGAGTATATTGTTGATGGCGGAAACGTAACAACATTTAAAAAAGCCGTAACTGAAGCCATTAGAAACGCGGCTCAAACTTGGCTCCCAGACATAACAATTGATGATGTAATTGTAGGTAACCCTAGTATTGACGGTATAGCTTCTCTTGAGATTCTTATTACTGTGCCTGGAAGCATATCTACAAGCTTAAATACAACCACAGCCATATTTGGCAATGACGGAACTATAACGAGGCAATAATGAGCGAAATTCAAATCGATTACACTTCAAGAGACTACGAGTCGCTTAAAGCTGACATGATTTCTTTGGTCAGCTATACAACAGGTAAGAACTGGGTACCTAACGATGCTTCTGACCTAGGTAACGTTCTTCTTGAGGCATTTGCCATGATGGGCGACATCATGTCTTATTACACAGACCGTGTAGCTAATGAGACGACAGTCACAACCGCTGTGCAGACAGATACGTTGCTTGGTTTTGCGTCCCTGTACGGATTTAAAGCATCAGGACCTATGCCAGCATCTGTAGACGTTCAGTTTACAAATATTAGTAATCAAACTATCGATTTGCCTTCAGGAACTCAAGTTATGGCCCCGTTAACTTACGGGCCTTACTCTCAAGCTTACTTTGAAACAAATACCGGATATACCGCTATTCAGCCAAATCAAACAATCACAATTACATGTACTGAAGGTAAAACAGTAAATACTGACCGAGAAGACTACATTGATGCCGTTTACCATCAAGCTCTTCCTTCAAATATTGGTACTTCTGACGGCTCGGCTTCTCAACAGATTAAGATCATTGATACAGATATTATCGATGACTCATTAACCGTGTATGTGGGTCAAGGAATTGCCTTTGCTCCATGGAAATATGTGGATACTTTGTTAGAATACGGCCCAACAGACCTAGTATTTACCACACAGCAAAACTCTGACGCAACCCTGACAGTTATATTTGGTGATGGCGTAAACGGATCTATTCCACCAAGCGGTCAGCTCATCAGTGCGTTGTACAAAAACAGCGTTGGAACTTATGGAAATATTATTTCAGGAGCTATTTCTGAAGTATCTTTTATTCCAGGAAACATTGATCCAGAAGCAGTTACCTGGTTTACCGTAACAAACCCATCTGCTGCAATCGGCGGTGCGGATGCAGATAATGTCTCTCAACTTAGAAAAAAGATTAAGTCTGCAATTATTTCTCGTCGTAGAGCAGTAACCTTAGCGGATTACCAATACCTATCTGAGCAGGTTACTGGGGTTGGTCGTGCTAATGCTGCCGCGGGTGTCTATAGCCTTGTAAACGTATATATGCAGCCTCAAGATGATGGAACTACTACCCCAGGGTTGGTGTCTGGAATTGCTACAAATTCATGGAACAACCTAGCTGCTAAAGTTAATACTTACCTTGCAGATAAAGTGCAGGTAGGTGTAACAGTAAACGTTCTTCCACCGGCTTATGTTCCTATTTACTTAACCGTAAATGTAACAATCAACAACACATATAGACAAAATGTAGTTAAGCTATCTGTCTTTAAATCTATGCTTGATTCTGCTACCGGATTGTTTTCCTACACAAACAATAAATTTGGAAGATCAATTCCTTTATCGTCTGTAATTGCAGCGTTATCAAACATTGACGGTGTAGCCTCAGTAGATGTAACCCAGTTTAATACTGATGCAACTGCTACAGCTGTTTCAGTTAACTTGAGCCCAAATCAAATTCCATACCTACTAGCAGCTAATTTAAATATAAATATTAGCGGCGGAATTAACCTATAGGAGAAAAAATGACAGCTACGTTCCCCTCATCCGTCCGTAATTTTACCGCAAAGGTAGATATTCAAGACACAATCCTTGCGGATCACGTAAACTCACTACAAGACGAAGTTCGTGCTGTAGAAACAACCATTGGCACTTCGCCCTTAACTTCTGTATATACAGGTACTTTTTCTCAAACAGCTACTTGGCCGACTCTTAGTGCAAGACTTGCAAATATTGAATATGGGCTTGTAAATGGAACAGGATCTGGAACGGCTTATGTAGGCATTAGTGGGGGGTCTACAGTTACGGCTAGTGCCGGATTAGTTGGCTTAACCCTTCAAAATGTTTCTGGTAACTTGAGCAACATTATAAGTACAAAGACCAGCGCGGGCGCTATTGGCTTTAACGTAGACTATAATGGTATTCCTAAAGTAGGAACATACAACGTTCTTTATGTAAACAGCTCAGACTACACAACTCTTGCAGCAACAACAGCTACAGCTTTAAGTACTGCTAACGCAGCTTCTGCTGCAGCAACGGCTGCTGCGGCACAAGTTTCAGCTTCTATTCATCCTTTCTTATTGTCAGGAATGTAGGATTTAAAAAATGGCAAAGTATGGTGCCGGAGTATATGGAGTATCCATATATGGCGAAAGACAGGTTAGCTACACCTATTACTCATCGGGTATTAGGTCGCTTTCCTATACCTTTGGAACGGTATCTCTTTATTGGAACTCTATTACAGCTGATCCTGTAGACCCAACCCCTACTCACTGGCGTTTAATTAAAAGCTACAGCGGAACCCCAGATAATCCTCTTGACGGTGAGCTTTTAGATGGCGATACGTACGCCAGATTTAGAAACACCTACATTGATTTTGCGGCAGGCACGGAAAATAAGCAAGTCAACTACTCTATTTGGCTTTTTAATGGGGTTAAGTGGGCTTATTGCGGAGACACCAGTGCGATTGTTGTTAAGCAGACTAATACGTTTGAGCTTGTAGCAAAATGGTTGCCAAAAGCTTGGTTAAACTCAGCTAACGGCATTGGTGAGGCTTTGGGTGAATATGACGCCTCAGACCTAACTAAAACCCTCTCTGCTTATACTTTTGAGTATGATAAATTTAAAGCTGAGCTAGATATTCTTCAAAAGAGCTCGTCTCTTTATACTGTTCATAATAGCCTTCTTCCAGCTCAAATGGATCAACTTGGTTTTAACTATGAACCTGCTTTGGGTGACACCTACCACAGAGCTTTATATAAAGCTGGAAATGTTATTAATAACATTAAGGGAACAGCAAAGTCAGTAAATGCTTATGTAACGGGCTTAACACACTTAGGAACACAGGTAACTACTGGTCATAACCTAATGCTTGACTATAACGACTCTTCGTTTGAAGAATCCGTAGGTCGTTGGGTTGTTAGCGCAGGAACGCTTACGGCTAGAAAATACCAAACATCAGCTGCTGATATTGGGGTTGCTGTATCTGCTCCCGTACCTTACGTATATGACACACTCTATCCTTACAGAGCTCTTGGCTATGCTACCTGGGTAATACCTTCCGCAACCCTTACTGCAACAACTTCTCTTCCTGACAGTACATTTGCTGCAAACCTATATGGGATACCTGTAACAGAAAAAACAAGATATCTATTTACTGGTTGGGTAAAAGCTTTAGGAACAGGCGCATCTATAAGCGTTCAGCTTAAATGGTATGACAGTAATGGAATATACCTAAGCTCTAATACGGTTTCTGCATCACAACCTATCACCACTACTTGGGCAGAGTTTACCTCTAAGTCTGATTCTGGTCGAAACGGCCAACTAGCACCAGCTAATGCGGTATTTGCCACAGTTACTGCCACAGTAACTAAAACTTCTCCCGCTGTAACTATTCTTTTTGACCTATTTCAGCTTGCTGAAGCATCCTTAAGCCTTGAGTATGAAGATGCACGCCGTGTTCGTGTATACCTTCAGGGAGAACGTGAAAACTTACTTTCTAACCCATCATTTGAGCAGGGTATTACCGGATGGACAGCTTCAAACAACGGATCTTTTGCTCAAGATCCTACGGTTTATAGTACGGCTATTTTTAACGGAGCTTGTTTGGGAGAACTTACAGTTCTTGGATCCGGAACAGCGTATGTTACTTCAGACTGGTTCCCAGTAACGCCGGGGCAAAACTATACATTCAGTGCATATGTGTCCAGTGAATACCAAAACTTTGGTCGTGCAATCCCTAGAATGGAATTCTCAAATAGAGAGTCTGTAGACCTTCAAACACGTATTTTAACTGATGCCGATGGACAATATTACGATAATACTGCGTATTACGTAGATGGTAATAGCACTTTCTTAAACCCGCCAGCTACAACCTACCCAATTACATCTGCGTCTAAAAACTCTGCAGGAACAACTATTACATATACATCTGTAGGCCATAACCTATCTGTGGGAGAAGCTGTAACTATTACCGGTCTAACACCCGCTGCTTACAATATTGTCGGTGCTTTTGTTGCAAGTATTCCTACCGCGGACACCTTTACGGTACAGAGACAAGCTGCTCCAACAGACTTTACAAACCTTTATTTTGGTAAGACTATAACCCCAATTACTGTTGCTTTTACGTCTGCTACAAACGGCCTTGCAACTGTAGTAGATCAGTATTTAGTTGGAACTCCCCCTCAATATGTGGCTCAATTACGTCGAATAAGCGTTACAGGTATTGCACCTCAATATACTCGTGACTCTGGAACACCTATGGCTAAGGTTTCTTTGTATTTTCCTGATGCTTGGGCTGGTGCTGGGGTTAATGCGGCAAACTTCCCACCAACTGTTTGGATTGATGGTCTTCAATTCTTACCTAGTACAACTGTTCAACCATTTTTTGATGGTGATGGTGCCCCTGCCCCAACAAATCCTGTAGTAGATTATTTTTATAGTTCTGACGATACCTTTTGGGAAACCAAAAACGTATATAACCTGGTACAAAACCCAAGCTTTGAAACAGCTTCTAACTGGAATATTACTGGCGGTACTTTTGTAATCAACTCTGCAACAGATAACGCTAGCGGTGGCAGAGTTGTAGTAAAAGACGGTAACTATGGTTTAGTAACGTTTAATGAAACTTTTGGTCCTAGATACGGTTCTGGAATGGGTCAAATAAACTACAACCCATTTGGTCCATCAGGATTTACATTAACTACAACTATCTACCTTCCTTCACCAGCTATTGGTGGTGAAGATATGGTTGTATCTGCCTATATTCGTGGAGCAGAGGGTATTTATACAATTGGTACTAGTGGTTCCGGCAAGACAACATCAACAAGAACTGAAGTAGTTCAACACGACCAGTATCAGTGGATGAGAATTCACGACGTTCGTCAGCTTCTCCAAGGTGAGACGTCCTTTACTATGTCAATTGCTTTTGTACCCCCTACTGGGTTTAACTACACACTAGCCCCTACAAGCGCTGTTTATATCGATGGTGCTCAAGCCGAATACGGACGTATTGCTGGTAAATTTGTTAATCCCTCAGATCCTGGGGTAGGAACACTTCCAAACCCATCAAATCCTTCCACCAACATTTATGTAGCTCAGATTGAGAGTGCCCACGGAGGCAAGAGTTCTTATATCTTTAATTATGGCGTTAAGATGTCTAGACTTAAAAACTCTTTGTCTTTAGTTATGCCTCATGAGGCTACATGGTGTGTAAAGCCGGGAACACCTACATTAGACTACCCTGATCTAGATAAGTCTTTGATTCCATCAGCTTCTTTTGAAAAGAATTTGGGAACTTGGACAGGAGTGTATTCTACTCTAAACAGGGTTATTTCTAAGGGAACTCTTGCGGGAGATTTTGCAACCCATGGCGCTGCTTATTGCCTAGTTACAACAGCTGGAAGTTCTCAAAATAAAACATTCGGAATTACTACCGCACAAATACCTGTGTTTGGTGGAAATGGCTATTACAGCTCTATTGCTTTGCGCCCTGCTAACTCAAGCTCATACGGAACGTACAAGCTTCGTGTTGACTACTACAGCGCGGGCGGTGCTGTAATTCCAGTTTATTATGGGCTTGTAGGCACTAACTATGTTTATAGCAACATCACTACTGTATTTACTGGGACTTACTCAGATGTTACAGATACATACCGACAAAAGGTAGTAACAATTTCCCACTTAGATAGGTGGGCATTTATGAACCTGGTTATGCCTGCGTACTCTACCCAGGGCGCTTCTTACGCGATTTTGACAGTAACCTTTACACCTGCTACATTTAATTCTTCACAAGCCTTCCATCTGGATAGGGTTGTATTTAGACAATAGAGGTTTCTATGACCATTCTTATAGTTTCTGCTTTTGCGGTTGCGGCCTTGCTTACAGCTGTAGAGAGTTTGGTAATATCTCTTAATAAGTGGCGGGGTCTTGTAGCCCTAGCTTTAGGAATCCCTAGTTGCATTCTTATGGGATGTGGTTTACGCTTCCTACCAGTTTATTCCCTAGCAGTGACATTCCTCAGTTTGACAATGTCCCTATTAGTAGAGCAGACTTTCACCGGAATCTCA